AGGAATAACAAAGTGGAGTGTAAGGTGGTGCCGTTTTAACCGTTCTTTATCGTGTGAGATTACAATGCCAGGGCAATGAGATGGCTATGCCTAGCAATGCCTAAAACATAGTATATAATGCGTGTCAAAAAAAATTGGCGACAGGTGTTTGTTTGGTTGACTTTTAATAGATAAGGGTGTATAATAACAGTACTGATAAATTCAGAGGATTTAACGATGCGTGAAAACATATTAGCAATTTTATTCATACCCATTATACTCTTGTTTCTGATAGGGTTTTATATCTTAGTGGGATTGGGATGGCTTATCATATTATTGATTGGCTTGACAAGAATGGCGATTAGATACTTCAAGGGAGTTGACTTCGGATTTGACAGAGATTTTGGTATTAAGAATAGGAGAAAGAAGTGATTTCATATGAAATGTTTTTGATTATATGTGGGTGTATTTTAGGTGGTAATCTAGTGTGGTTGTTCTTGCAAAAATTTGGCGTCGGAAAGGAAAAGACTTAAAAAATTAAACTGTATAATATAGATACAAATGGAATAGATACCAAGAGGAAAGAATGTATGAAAGGTTTTAATTTAGAAGACTTAATTATGGAATGTTGGCAGGTTACATCTGATATCAAAGTTGTCTATGAGGAATATTTAGATTCTCCGACACCTATGTCTGAAGATGAGTTGTCTAATATATTAATTGGCATGGAATATATGTATCAGAGGAAGTTTGAACGGCTGTTTAGAGAGTATGAGGCTGTCTGTCATCATGGTGGTATATTCTTAGATAAAGAAGATGTTACCGCAATAAAAAGACCTCAATATGACTAGAGCAATGGAAACAATGATAGTAATGTCAGTGACCTTTATGCTGGTTGTATGGACTTTACTGTTGCTTTTTGTGGGATATAAATTAAATAGTGAAATTAAATACTTGAGTGATACAACATATTATCATAGTCAGGTATTAAATGTAATACAAGCAGATTTAGAACCCATTAGTCAATTTAAAGGATTAACTAAGTATAGAACCTTCTCGTGCAAGGTAGGTGATGGACAAATATATTATGACTAAAGACCAATATATACAAATTAGAACAAAGGTTCCCATTGATAGTGATGGTACCGTATTTAAAGAATTTAATGCAAATGAGAAGTTCAGAAGACAAGATATTTCTATTATGCTGAAACTATTACCTCTCATTGAGAAGTATAAGTTGGATTTCTTGCCTAAGATTGTAGAATATAATGATAAAGGTTATAGATATGAATTTGTTGAAGGTAAAACGATAAAAGAACAAGTTGATGGCGGTATGAAAGTAAGCCAGAAGATGATACTAGAAATGAAGATAGCAATGGATTATATTTGGAAAGAGTTCTATGATATATCGATGGAAAACAGATATAATCCTCTTTTTCGTGGTAATGGATTTTTATATCATGGAGACCCATGGTTAGGTAATGCAATATGGAATGATGATACGAGAGAACTTAAATTTATTGATTTAGATAGTTTGTCAATAGCAGAATTTGTTCCAATGACTCAATTAAATAATATGTTCTTTCAGCATTTAGAAACACTACTTATGACCCAGGATAATAATAAATCGACATTAGGAACATGGATATAAAAGAATTTCAACCGAATGATAGGTTGGATAATGAGGGGAGAGGAGTTTATACGTTTCTCTATATGAGCCGTAGCCATCTCCCCTCGAATAAAAGGAGCAGATATGAGTAAAGAAGAACAAATGCGAGAATTACTAGTTTTTATAATTCAAACGTTAGATAGTGAATTTAATCACAAAGTACAAGATAAAGATAATCCAATAGGATTAATTAGACATAAAGTTGACAGAGTTTTAAATCATTCAGACAGGAGTTGATATGGAATATAATTGGGCGGAAATAGAAGAAAAACACGAGGAGAATATGAAAAGTATTCGTGAATCATTTGTTAGTATTCAAAGAAGTTATCATATAATGATGGGATTAATCGTTTTATATGTCGGCATTCAAATAGGAGTGATGCTATGACAAAAGATTGGTACTTATCTGGAGTAATTAAAACAGGCGAACCCTTTTTAGTCGAAGATAATGTTAAATTAAGAAAGACTGCTGATATTGAGGGCAATATTGGTAAAATAATTCGTGTGGGAACTATGAACGATGTAGATTTTGATTACGACATCGGTCCATTAATCTCAATTGATGATGTGAGTTTAGTTATTAGGTCATTACAATCAGGTGATTTAAAGGCTTATGATTTAAATTGCACTAATTCAGGTTTATATAAAGGTAAATTAGAAATAGTATGAAATATAAAAAATTAGAATGTATGATGTGTGGTTGGATTTATGACGAAGCCGTAGGTGACCCAGATTCTGGTCTTGAACCAGGAACACTTTGGGCAAATGTACCAGATGATTGGTTTTGTCCTGATTGTGGTGCTAGTAAAGAAGATTTTGAGATGGTGGAAGTGTGATTAAAATAACTGAACAAAAAGTACTTGGTGATATCGGCGAGAAGATTGTCAGTAATTATATGAGTAAGATTGGACGAACAGTAGAAATGTCCACTGACCCATTCGATAGTGAAAAAGATATGATAGTAAATGGAAAGAACTTAGAAGTAAAAACTCAAGTACCCTATTGTTTAGATAAATCATTTACAATTAGAAGAAATCAATTAAATAAATGTTTAAATGCTGACTACTTTGTAATCGTACAAGCACCTTGTGAGTATTTAAATGAAGCCGCAATATGGAAAGTGAAGAAAGGCTTTACATATAATACAGTTAAATTAAAAGGTGGCGGTGAAAGACTTGCTATACCCATGAACCAACCTAATGTAATAAAGAAGATGGATATAGTTGGCGAAGATAAAGCATTGTTGAGAAAATACTCAACAGATTTTGGAGGATAAAATATGACATGGTTAGAAAAGACTGTTATTCCAACAGTTGCATTTAAAGTAAGGGTTGAAAGTGATTTGGGACAACCAAATGCTTGTGAAATAAACCCATCAATATGGGGAGAAATATCTACTGATGAAATCTTCTCAAATAAAAAAGTGGTAGTGTTTAGTTTACCAGGAGCATTTACGCCCACCTGTTCAACGCATCAACTACCTGGATTTGAAGAAAACGCACAGAAGTTTTATGACAAGGGAGTAGATGATATCTATTGTTGTTCGGTAAATGATTCATTTGTTATGAATGCGTGGCGTGATGCTAATAATCTTAAGAATGTTAAAGTATTACCAGATGGTAACGGTTTATTTACTACAGAAATGGGTATGTTAACTGATATGTCCGCTGTAGGCTTTAATATGCGTAGTAAACGTTACGCAATGATTGTTGATGATGGTTTAATTACAAAAATGTTTATTGAACCCGATAGTACACCTGAAGATTTAGACCCATACGGCGAAACAACACCAGAGAATGTACTTAAGGAACTATAATGATGGATTTAATAATGATTATTGGAGTATTGGGATTAACATTCGGCGGAGGTGTGTGGTATGGTGCGAATACATACGGAAGATATAAGCATACCGAAGAAGGAAGTAGAGCCCAATCAAGAGCAACAGTAAACAATGACAAGTAAAAAGTTTGGATGTCCTTGCGGACGTTCACCGACTGGTAAGTGCATAGGTTGGCATAGACTTACTGACGTAGGTTTTATAGATATGTATGCAAGATATCAAAAAATACCAGAAAATAAAAGAACTGAATTCTTAAAAGACAATAAAGTACCCAAAAAAAAGGAGAAACTATAATGCTTAAAGCGTTATTTAATCAAGGCTATTCGAAGAAGTTTATGGAACGAATAGAATTTAGAAGAAAAGAATACTATGAGAAACGTAGGATTCAAACTATACGTGACAATGCTATGAAGATGGCTCATAATTGGAAATATGAATATCCAGATGGTACTCCATTGGAATATATTCGTGATGATATTATTGAATGTTGGGAAAGAAACTCTAAGGTTGGTATCTTTAGTGGTATTGATGAGAAACAAAACATTCCAGTAGACAGACAGAAAGGAGACGAAAATGAGTAAAAAAGAACCATCGTTAGATGAAGCCTTTAATGCAATAGTTGAAGGATTAAAAATTCTTACAAAAGTAGCGGTTGCACCATTATCAGATGCGATTGAGGGTGGAAATCGTGATAAACCTAAGAAAGAAAAAAAGAAACCTAAGAAGAAGAAATTATGATAGAGTGGCTATTAATATTAGTATTCATTGGTGCAGATAATCCAAAGATTATGACTATTCCTATAGAATCATATGAAACAGAAGAAATATGTCAAACACAATTGGAAGAATTAACAAGAGTAGCCCAAGATGATACAGGACAAGCCGCATTGGTTTGTTTATTAGACGCAAGACCAGAACCAATTGATGCAGATGATATTAATCCAGATGAGATAGATTTTTTAGGTCCAGAAGACAGTTTAATAATAGCAAAATTAGGAGCATAATATGAAAAAAACATTTACTGATTATTTTCTTGAGATGTGTATAGCAATCTCCATAGGGCTTTTCACTTTAGCCGCTTTACATTCCTTTGTCTTATAAATACAATATACACAACAAACATTTAATGTCGTATGCCGAATGGGTAGAACGATATAAAGGAAAACAAATAGACGAAGTTATCTTAGAAGACCATAAAGTTTATCTTAGACAATTCAAAGCATGGCAAATAGGTAACATAGAGAGGGTTTAAGATGAAAAAAGGCAAGGTCCTACAAAAACTTATAGTATTGGGGACTAGTCATGTCAATGATATTCATGGTACATTTAAAGAGATTTGCCATCATCCAGATTATGTAAGAGGACATTATGCTGAAACAAAATCAGAAAGATGGACCCAACGTTTAGAAAACAAATTGAATGAAAGACCAGACGAAACATGGATTGTAGAAAACTGTGGTATGGGTGGACACGGAATATCAACGTATCATCATAGAATTATGAATTGTCTTGAGAAGGACCCAGACATTGATTTAACTTTTTTAATTGAAATCCCTTGTAGTAATAGAATAACCGCAACATATGAAACTCCTTCATATAAGTTCTTTAAAACATTTTTAAAAAAAGATTACTTTAATGGACGTGATTGGCAAGACTTGCCATCTAATGAATTTTATAATAATTCTATACCAATCAATATGGATATTCGAGATAAAGATTTTTGGAAGATAACGAGTGAGAAGTTCAAAGCAAGAGAGATGAAACTTTCACCATCTTTTAAGGAAGACTATATTGGATTTCAAAATGTTATGAATTCACTAAACAGTGTAGTGCCAGAGGAAGAAATTTTATTATGTTGTATGTCTATACATGGTTATTTAACAAACTTAGGATATAATGTTTGTTGGTTTAACATAGATTACGGCCCACATGTTCCTCCTATTGTCTTAAAAAATAAAAGAGTAAAAGAGTTTTTAAAAGTAATTCCTTATAAGAAACCTTTATCTTCAAATTTATTAGCAAAACAATTTAACAGAGGCAAAAAATTAAATTTAAATCAGTCACTATGTTTTGACGGTGTTCATCTAAACAAAGAAATTTGGTATTGGCTTGTTGAAAATTATTTTGTAAAATTAATATGAATAAAATTCACATATTTTCTACCGCTAGAAGTGGTACACATTATCTAGAATCATTAATTAGTGGTATGCGAGGCATACCTATTGTACCGTCTCCGTTTGAAGAACGTGATGATGAAAACAGTCCAGGTTCGCAAGAATTAATTGATAATATAAATGAATTTAGTGCAATAGACTCTATGGTGTTTAAGACGCATCCAAATTGGCTTTATCCAATTGATACGTCAGTTAAACAATTCAAATACTGTAATGTGCCAAATGATGATATGTTGCCATTAGTTCAACAATTCACACAAGTGGCTGATTACACAATAGGACTAATTAGATTAAACATAGTAGAGGTTGCGTTGAGTTTTGCGTTAGCATTTCATAATTGGCGTCTTGACCCAAGTGAAATTGGCTCGTTTCGTCCACCCTATAAGAATACTACTGTTACTATACCAATGGATGATTTCGTAGAATACTGCTATAAAGTTCTCGCCATATACGAAGTAATGTTTGCACAGAAAGATATACAATGTGATAAAATTATATATTACGAAGACTTGGCATTTGATTCAACAGACGCAAGGTTGACTGGACTTGCTCCTATTCATGATATTAAATCTAGTGTGAAGCAGGCTAAATCTAAGAAAATTACTATAGCGAACTACGATGAGTTGTATGAGTATGCAATCAAATTTTATTCAACACATCAATGGTCCATGAAGATTACTGATGGAGTTATCACAGACATAAATAATTTCACTAACTTAATAAAGAAAAGATAATGATTAAAATACTAATATGTGGATTACCTGGAAGTGGTAAAACAACACTAGCAAAACCTATAGCAGAAGGACTTGGTGCTTATTGGCTAAATGCTGATGTAGTAAGAAGTGACTATAACGATTTCGATTTCAGCAAAGAAGGTAGAATGCGACAAGCAGACAGAATGAAGTTCTTAGCCGATGTTGTAGTCAAAGCAGGACAAACTGTAGTTGCTGATTTCATTTGTCCTACAAAAGAAACAAGAAAAGAGTTTGATGCAGACTTCACTGTATGGATGGATACAATTAAGAAAGGAAGATTCGATGATACTAATGCAATGTTTGAACCTCTAACAGCATTTGATTATAATTATCGCATTACAAAGTGGGGAGACGATGCTAATACTATTTTAAGTGTTATTGAAAAGATGATAGAAGCATATCCTGACTTGCATTTTAACGAAGATGTGATTAAAAGGTATGGACTATGATAGAATGGAATCCAAGAATATGGGCATTTGGATGTAGTGAGACATTTGGTCATGGCTTAGAAGATTGTTATATAAAAAAAGATGGCTTCTATGCCCCAGGAAAAGAACCCTCAAAGTTTGCTTATCCACAATTAATTGGCGATACAGTGGGTAAAGAAGTAATTAATTTATCTCGACCAGGTGCTAGTAATAAACATATACTCCAACAAATAAAACTAAATCAGTCTGAAATTAATAAAGATGATATAGTTATTATACACTGGACTTATATAGAAAGACATGCTATATTTACCTGTCATATTGATGAAAGAGGAATATCAGAGGGTAGAAAAACAGGTGATAAAACATTTGGTTCCCTTAATATAACATCGCACTGGCCTGATTTATATAATATAATACCAACCGATACTGAAAAAATTGCTAAACAATATTACAAGTATATTCATTCAGATAGTGATGCTATTATAGTTATAAGATGGTATATGAATTATGCTCATCTAACTTTAAAAGCACAAGGCGTTAAATCAATTCATTGTCCACCATTAATGAACTCACAATATAATAATAATAAATCATTAATCAATATGAAATCTTGGCATGAGTATGATTTTCTTAAAGACCCAAACTTTGAAAGTGATATTTCATTTGTTAGTAAGATGTTACGACATGACGATATTCAAAAAGACAGTGCAATAGATGGTCGACATTCAGGTCCAAAAACACATAGAGCATTTGCTGACTTAATATTAAAGGAATTCTTTTAATGAAACAAATAGAACACGATATGAAATGTTTACAATGTGGATGTAGATATATTACACCAATGCCTGGTCCTTGTATTAATTGTGGACACAAATATTTAATTGATTATGGGTTTGTAAAGAAAGAGAATAAAGATGCAAGACAGAAGTAATCGCTCATTATGAACGATAAGTAAGAAGTTAATTAAAAGATTGATAAATAAAAGTAGTTACAACTAGACGAGAAGGCGGGTGAACCAAACGACCGCATAAAAAAGCGTGGGACTTCCCACTCTTGCTCAGTTTTTAAAAGACGGGTTTAGAGGAGACATTTTAGAATCAAAATGCCAACAATCAAAGAAATAAAAGAATTACTTAAGAGAGTAAAACAAAAATCTCAAAAACAAAAAGACCAAAGTATAAGACCTAGTCCTATGCCTCCTTTAAGTCCGTTTACACCTGACAAACCAATAAAACGTAAACAAAAAGAAATTAAAACTTTGGAAGAAGCAAGGGAATACCAAAACAATATTTACAAAGCAGGTTATTAACCGGAAAGGACGTTGCCAAAGAAGAACATACATCCTACTTATAAGACTATTGAGGTTGTATGTAGTTGCGGCAACACCTGGATAACACGGTCGACTCTCACAACAGAAAAAATGAATTTAGATGTATGTTCTAAATGTCATCCGTTCTTTACAGGAAAATCTAGGGTTATGGATACTGCTGGACGAGTTGAGAAATTTAAAAATCGTTACGCTGGATTTAAAAGAAAATAAAACTCTTATAGTCCCATATCAATAATTAGTTTATTATTAATATATTGTTCAATATATTCTTTCCAACTATTACAACAAGGAGTATCTTTTCTAGATAATGGCTCCGTGTTTAAAGTCTTAACTAGTTTATCATATTCAGAATCATTGTACATAAGTAATCTTCCAACGTCAATAAACTCTAAATTACAACTACAATGTCTGCTGTTCAATCGTTCATCTCTAAAGTCTTTATATGGATTTCCATGTTTATGACCAGTATCATATAAGTAATCGTTTATCATTCTATATTGTTTGTCGAATTCATAAGTAGCAACTTTCACATCAAAACCTTCTAACTGCTCCCAACTCTTTATCATTCTTTCACGGAAATGTAGATGAATAAAAGGAACAATAATTGTAGTTGTGTGGGATTGAGACTGATTGCCATGGTCTTGCAACAAAGTATGTGTAGTTAATAGAGTTTTTGTATCGTCAAAGCCTGAATGTTTGCTGATAAATGACGAGAGGAATTCTCCAGCATTGGTCAAATACGAACTGTATTGTATTGCATAAACCTCTCTCATACTATTATTTATAGTGTATCCTTCAAGAAATAGACACTGATATATTGAGAAATAGTCGATAAATATTGTACATGAAGTGGCTAAAAAGATTATTCTGTAAACCTAAACCAAAACCAGTGCGTAAATTCGCAAGAGTTCCTAGTCGGAAGAGTAATATGTTGCCCACTAATTATCCACCCAATTATAAGAAATAGCCTGATAAATAGAGTATAGCAATCATTATTTAATCAGGAGAACAAATGAGAGCCTACGAATTCTTATATGAGAAATCACTAAAACCAGAAGAACTAAGTAAACGTGATAATTTACAACGCTTTATTTCAAAGATAAAGAGTGGTGACAAATTTGAATTAGTTTCTGGTGGTACTGTGGTATTGGACAATAATCCTAAAATAATATCAGACTTGGGTCTTTCAACACCGAAATGGCCTGTACATCCGCAACATCCGAACTGGATTGCATTTCCAATTGCTAATGATGACACTGATGTATCTAATGATGACGAAACAGATAAGTTTGACCCGACGGCAAAAGAATGGATTCTTCTAAGCAAATTACAAAAAACAAATGATTTTGCTGGTGGCGGACAAGAAAGTGAAACTATTCCAATTAAACCTTCGAATCTAATTCCTGATGAAAATTATCGTAATGCTAATGAAGTAGCAACAATGATTATTAATGGCATGAAACAACCTGGAATTCCTAAATCACTTGCCAATCCTATTATACAAGCAGTTAATATAGCACAATCTAACAACATTAATCAACCTATTAAAGACGGCGGTGAACATCTCGGTATTATACAAAAATATGCAGGCGAATATCTTGGACCATTAGCACTAATAGCCAATAACATAACAGATAGTGATGTTACATCGGCACTGAAGGCTCATAATCAAACGTCATTTACTGGTAGTAAAATAATGTTTCCACGTAGCACAACTCAAACACTTATAGATAGTATTGTTCAATTTCCAAACGGTATTGAAATGAAAATAAGTAGTAAGCAAAAAACTGGTGGTGGAGCGGCTAGTGCCTTATCGGGTTTAAAAATAACACCAGAAATTGAAAAGGCATATCCATCCGGTACACATATTATTAAAACACTAGTAGAGAAGTCAGCAATACTAGGTCCATTAACACTTGCAGTAGAACTTGGAATTATCAAAGAGGAAGATAAAGTCATAATGGAAACAGGAAAATCTCTTGAAGTTTCGCAGTTATCTTCTCGTCTTAAAGAAATACTAAGTAATCAAGCCAGTACAACACAATCATCTGGCTATCGTGTATTCTTTCACTTAATGATGGGAATTACTAATCAGTTATCAGCAATTGTTAACTCCGGAAAAGAATTTGGTAAGGCTGTATTAGCCGCACTCAATAACAATTCATATATTCAGTTATTAACTAATGGTCAATTATGGGGAACAAAAGACCTTAAATTATCATACTCTACTAAATTTCCAATAGTTTATAAAGGTGAAATTGTTTTATGGACACAGAAAAATTATTACGCAACTGGCATTAAAGGCAAAGCCAATTTTAAATTAGTTGGATAGGAGAAAACGTGAGAGCATACGAATTTTTACACGAAGCAGGTATAAATGCAGAAAGACAAGAGAATGGTTTTGTAAAATCAATTACAAATGCCATTGCTAATAATGACGGCAAACCTGTTAATTTAATAGCAGGCAATACAACTATTAATGGTGTAACTGATGTAGTAAAGTATATGGGTAGACAAGACTCGGGTTCAGAACCATATACAGATATTGTACTTAAAACAACTAATGGTGATTTAAATCTTTCAATGAAAGGTCCATCAGCACCCTCATTAGCAGGTGGTGGACTTCGTGGTATTCAAGCGATTATTCCAGATATTGGTGAAAACTTTTTTACTGCGGCTTATAATAATCTATTAGATAAGGGTTATAAAGCAGGAGATAAGATTCCCGATACAGTAGGAAAACTAAACGATAAAGATAAAATGTTGCTTGTTGTTGGAACAACAGCAATGGGCGGTCCTATTGATTTTATGTATATTGGTCCAATGGATGTCACACATGAACAAAATGGTGATACAGTAACAGTTAATGGTTCTTTATATACATCAAAACACTATGCAGAAAATAAAGATTTATATTTTAGATTACGTGCTAGACGTAATGACCAAACATTTAATCCAGAAGCAAAATATAAGAATAATATACCTAAAATTTATGGTAAATCTCCATCTAAAGGAGATAGTGCAGGTAGACTTGTAATTACAGACAGTCCATCTTCTAAAGCATTATTAATAATATTTTAAAGTGGTAGACTTTTAGTATAAAATCTGTTATAATATAAAGAATAAATAGTTAAATTAGGAGAAATAAATGGCATATTCAAAAGAAGTTTTAGACCACTACGAGAATCCTCGTAATGTAGGTAAGTTTGACCCTAAAATCGATTCAATTGGAACTGGAATGGTTGGTGCTCCAGCATGTGGAGATGTTATGAAACTCCAGATACAAGTTGAAGATGGAATTATCACTGATGCAAAGTTTAAAGCATATGGATGTGGTAGTGCTATTGCTAGTTCAAGTATGGTTACTGAAATGATTAAAGGCATGACTTTAGAAGAAGCAAAAGAAGTTAAAAATACAACAATTGTAGAAGCACTTTCTTTACCACCAGTTAAAATCCATTGTAGTGTACTTGCGGAAGACTCAATTAAAGCCGCAATTGCTGATTATAGAAAGAAGCAATTAAACTAAATGATTACAATAACTGATGAGGGTGCAAAAAGAGTAAATCATTTCTTAGAAAACAGAGAATCTGGAATAGGTATCAGAGTTAAAATAACAACTACTGGTTGCTCAGGATATGCATACGGAATAGAATTTGCTGATGAAACTAATGACGATGATACTGTATTTGAATCAAACGGAGTAACTATTGTTGTTGATAGTAAATCATTACTAATGGTTGACGGCACAGAACTAGATTATCAAACAGAAGGAATAAACAGTGGATTTTCATTTAATAATCCACTTGAGGGCTCTACTTGTGGATGTGGTGAATCATTCACTATGAAAGAATAGGAGTATAATAATGTTATACGCAAACGGATGTAGTTTCACATATGGTACTGGACTAGCACATAAGGACAAAGCATGGCCTTTTATGTTGGCTGAGAGACTCGAAATAAGCAAAGAAGATGTAGTAACTGACGCAGAACGAGGAATTAGCAATCAATACATTGTTAGACAAACTATAACAAAAGTTTCAGAGTATGTTTCAAATGGAAAGAAACCATTTGTAGCAATTGGCTTATCTGCACCAAATCGCAGAGAACATTTCATTGAAAGTAAAAATATATTAATTCATAATATACCATCACACGAATATCACGGCAATATCAGACTAGATGAAAAAACAAATACTGATTTAGATAAGTTTAACAAATTGTATATGAAACATTTCTGGTCACCTGTTTATGACTTTCACAATTATCTTATTCAAGTATTAACACTACAAAACTTTTGTGTTGCTAATGATTTAGAATATATTATATTCAACAGTCTTAACTTGACACCAAATCTACTTGAACCAACAAACTTTACAGAGTTATGCGAACAAGCGGATATGAAAGATGTATTGGCTCAATTAGATATGACTCGTATATATGAAGACCAAACATTCTTTACTTACATGTACGATAAGAAAATGTTCTTTCCAGTAGAAGGAGATGAACGATACATGCATCCAAACGAAGAGGCTCATAAGGATTGGGCTGATATTTTGTTTGCTGATATTGAAAATACACGAGGAATGAAAAAATGATAAAGAAGATATGGCGTACTCTAATCTATCCATGGACATGGTTTAAACAAGAACGTGCAATGAAGAAACGTTTAGCGGAACTAAAGAAACGTGACCCGTTCATATACAAATAATCACAAAACAGTTCTAGGAATAGCAGGAGCATTAAATCACGATGCTTCGGTTAGCATAGTCAAAGGAAATGAAATTCTATTTGCGGCCCATTCAGAACGTTACTCTAAAATCAAAAACGACCCTCTTCTCAACTCTGAGATAATTCAAAACGCACTAGAATATGGCACACCAGATGTCATTGCTTGGTATGAAAATCCATACAAAAAGAAGACTCGACAATTATATGCAGGTCAATATGAAACAGCATTTGATATGGATGAGTTACCTAAAAGATACTTACAACAAATTCCAGAATTGAAAGATTTACCGATAGTTTATCAAGACCATCATTATACTCATGCCTCAAGTGGATATCACACGAGTGGATTTGTTAATGCCGCAGTTGTTGTGATAGACAGTATTGGTGAATGGGAGACATTAACAATCTGGCAAGGTTCTGGTGGTAAATTGTCTAAGGTATATTCACAAAGATATCCACATAGTTTTGGATTATTTTATAGTGCAATGACGCAGAGATTAGGATTAAAAGCAAACGAAGATGAGTATATTCTTATGGGAATGGCAGCCTATGGAAATGCAGATAGAAAATACAAGGGCACATCATTAAAACATCAACTTATGAACGAATTGGGTATAACAACACACAATCATAAACTACATACATTTAAACAAAATCTACATAGAGGATGTAACTGGATTTTTCCAGACTTAACATCAGAACAAGACTTGTTTGATTTGGCTGCCGCAACACAAAAGATATATGAGATAATGTTCGATAGAGTAATAAAGTTAGCACACCGAACAGTATCATTTAGCACAAATCTAGTATTGATGGGTGGATGTGCATTAAATTGTGTAGCCAATAGTATGATAACATCAAAATATGGTTTCAAAGATATTTGGATTATGCCAAATCCTGGTGATGCAGGAAGTTGTATAGGAGTTGCACAAAAATTTAATAAAGCAGATTGGAATCTTAATTGGAAAACACCATATCTTGGTTACAATATTGAGGGTGATTATCCAGTTGAAAAAACACTAAAAACCCTATTAAAAGGTGAGATAGTAGGTATTGCAAATGGTCGAGCAGAGTTTGGTCCAAGAGCGTTAGGTAATCGTACGCTGGCGGCAGACCCAAGAGGACCACTAATTAAAGATAAAATGAATGAAATTAAACGCAGACAGAAGTTTAGACCATTCGCACCAATGATTTTAGAAGAAGATGTACACGAATACTTTGAAATGCCTAAGAATATAACACAGTCTCCATACATGCAATTTGTCGCAAAATGTAAGTTTCCTAAAGAGTTTCCTGCTATTATACACGTAGATAATACCAGTAGAGTACAGACTGTCAATCAACTACAACATCCAGAGTTATATCAGTTGTTATCTAGATTTAAAGAAGAAACTGGCTGCCCAATGCTAGTTAACACCTCACTAAATATAAAAGGGAAACCAATAGTAAACGATGAACAAGATGCTATTGATTTCTCTAAACATTATGGTGTAAAAGTCTTTACATCCGACTAAAAATCTGTTATAATACAAAGATGATTACTGATTTTGGAATGAGAACTTAATGGCATACGATGGTTACTATTTAACATACAAAGCAGACAAAGAAACTAACGAAAGATTCGACAAGATACAGAAAAAGTATCCGTCTTTTCGTATGGTTAAGATAAATCTAGAGGATTTTGAGAATCCTAAGATGGAAGAAGCGATTAATAAGATTGCCTCTATAGCCAATACCAAACATTTTTGGGTTGTTGACCCAGATGTTAAGGTTAATGACGGCTTTGATTTTTCTTTTGAAACTGATAGTTATGATGATAACATCACACATCTATGGAGTTGTGATGAACGAAATGTATTTCGGCGTGTTGTGGGTGTCAAGTTGTTTAAAACAAAAGAAGTTATAAAAAATGACGACTCATATATACGAGATGCCTATTTTCTAACAGGTGAATATAAAGACCATGACTCTAATGTAATTTATAAACCAACAACTGAAACATATGATATATTCTTTTGGGATAAAGGATATGGATATAAAGAGTTAAAGAGATTACAAGAGAATTACACAATCAATTTGATAGATGGCGAACATAGTTTAGAGGTACACGAGAAGTGTAGAGCAAAAGCAAGAACTGACTTTTACTATCTAATCATGCCAAACACCAGTATATACGATTCATTTAAGTTTGATTATTCATTCGCATTTGGATTGGATAAAGAAAAACAAAAAGTGGTAGTCTGGCAAAAAGAGAATCCAGTAACGAAATTATCACGTGAGTATCATGGCGTTGGATTGTTTCCAAAGAATGCTCCTATGTTTACTGAAAAAGAATATGATATATTTAACTTCAAAAGAAAAGCAGTCTATGAAAAAGACCCTGCGTGTAGTGACTTAGAATTTGAAGTTATAAGAACTAAAGACCTTCACAACTTTGACCATAAGGTTGATAGTGATATGTATTGGCTTGTCCACGAAGATGTTGAAGACTTTAGAACAAGTTTTTATCCAATGAGTTATGACCGTGAGTTCATTCACAATTTTAATGTCAAACTTGCTAGTGGCAAAGTCGTACGTAATGGTGTACGATTAGTACCTACAGTAAATGCTACTAAAGATAAAATGAAAGATGTAGATGTTGTACTCGGTAGAATTCCAGAGATACAAAAGATAAGTGCAAGAACAATTGAAGAAGCAATTCCCAAAGCAACTGGATATAATTTTTGGATGATTAATCCAGACTTGACTGAAACTTCAACTGTTTCTAATTCTTTTTATCCAGACTTATATGAAACTGGTCCGACACATCTTTGGAAGTTTAGTACAAGAGATGGTGAGAAAGATTTAGGATATGGTGGTATAGCATTTAGTAATATAGATTATCATTCAGAGAATATAATATTCCATGATGAATATGCATCACGTGTTCCAGATAAACATAACTTTCCTACATATCATACTCGTGACCCTTATAGTGCATATCAAAAAGCAAAGAAACATATTTTCTATTGGGTAGTTGATACTGTTGTAGAACTATTAGATACTTTTAGTTTTGATTTCTATCCAGATATATTCTCAATTGAAAATGTATTCGCATTTAAATCTGAGGGAGATGCCGGTGCTGGTGTATATCTAGTTCATCGCCCACATCTTGCTAGTTTTAAACCATCTAAAGATGACTTCTCATTTGACAGATTTAAGAATATTATTAGAGTTGATGAGGTAGTATCGAAAGTTACTGGACATCCAGTATTCTATTTTGATGAGGGAATGTATTCATCTAATACTAAGAAATATAAAAAAGATAAGACTGTTGAGGTGCTAACTGGAACACTTGAAGAATGTTATATGAAAGCCGCTAAACTTACAAACACTGGATATTTCTGGGCAATCGATAATGATGTAACAGTTTTGGATGAATTTGATAGACGTTTCTATGTTGATAGACATCACGCATCACACTTCCATGTTTGGCCGAAGGTAAATCCATCTACTGGATATATTCATCAATATGGTGGACTAAAATTAATTCCAGCAGAGGCAATAAAACATCTTAAACCAAATACTGCCAAATTAAGAAAGATGTCTTTTAAGAATAAGAAACCAATTAAGTCAGAAGATATAAGAACAGAAGATATTCCGTATGATGTTGTTATGTTAAGTTATAAAGAACCAGAAGCAGATGCAAACTATGCCAAGTTGTTAGAAAGAGTTCCAAATGCTAAGAGGGTTCACGGAGTCAAGGGTATCTTCAATGCACATCAACGAGCATCTGAAATAGCAGACACAAAGATGTTTTATGTAATTGATGCCGATGCTATTCTACTTGATGAGTTTGAGTTTGATTACTTTCCAACAGTATGGGATGAAGATACAGTTCACGTATGGAAATCTAAAAATCCAATTAACGGATTAGTGTATGGTTTTGGTGGATTGAAACTATTTCCAACACAGTTGGTGCGTGATGCAAAAGAATGGAAAGTTGACTTTACAACATCAATTTCTGATAAGTTTAAAGCAATGCCAGGTACAGCAAACTATACAGCATTCAATACTAATCCATACGACACATGGAAGTCAGCATTCAGAGAATGTACCAAACTATCATCAAGTGTTATTCAAAAGTCTAAGAAAGATGAAACAGATGAACGTTTAGAAACGTGGTGTACAATAAATAATGGTGCGAAGTACGGAGAATATTCAATCAAAGGAGCAAACTCAGGAAGAGATTATGGGACTAAACATGCAGGTGATGAAGATGCATTAAGTAAAATTAATGATTACGACTGGTTGCATAAGAAGTTCGAGGAAGATACTAATGACTAAATCAACAATAAAAGATAAGAGAAGACAGAGAAGAAACAAATCAAAGATAACTTCAAATGATGAGTTATATAGTTCATTAACTGAAGAAGTATTTGTACTTCCAGATGAAACTCCAGAATATGTTGAGCAGATACAAATAAAGACTGTTGAAAGAAAAAGATTTCGACCACTTATTGGTGCTGAATATGATTACAAACAAATGGCAGAAAAGTATTCTGAAAGAAATGTAGCACAGCAATTAGGAAATTATAGACAAGCAATGGAATTTCTTGCCCATGTAACTCTTCCAGCAAATGATGACAATGATAGAATAGTTGATAGACTCAAAGACTTGATTTATAGTTATCCCAATGTAGATATCAGTTCATTTGTTAATAAAGAACATGCAATTGTATATTCGTGGATGATTCAAAACATGGTTAAAGTATTTGGCGAAAAGTATCTAGGAACTGTTTATACTTTAGGTGGTGGAATTGGACTAATAGGAGCCATGTTGCTTGACACTACATTGCGAATAGAGAATATAAGAAACTTAGATATAAATGGAACATGTAAGTTTCTAGCAGACGAAATGATGAAAAAAGAAGTACTAGATGATTGGAAATTCAAAGCATCAACACAAGATATGTTTAATGTTGATTATATAAAAAACAATCTAGAGATTACATTACCAAATGGTTCAACATCTAAGGCATTCAAAGAAATTCCTGGATTAGTTATTAATACTAATGTCAGTTTGTTACAAAATCAAGATGATTGGTATGATATGTTACCAGACACAAGAAAGATTGTTTTAATAGGTGAAGCAGGCCATATAGATATTCATCGCCCATTCAGTAGTTCACAGGCATTCAATAAGGCATTTCCTATGACGTTTGAACAATACACTGGTGTTATAACAATCGGTAAGAAACAATACTTTATGAAGATAGGATTAAAATAATGAAACCACATGAAATAGTAGATAGATTAACAATATTATATGGTAACAAATATCCTATAATGAATAGTCTTGAGCGAGTAGCAAATACCGAAGTATTAAGTGATATATTTGTTTTATCATCGTATCTCTTGGGCAAAGAACATAGAGAAACAGTTAGTGCGTTAAAGAATCTAGTATATGAACGCAAACCAGAAGACAATATATTTGTATTGTTTAAAGTTATTGAGCCTATTGCTAATGATAATGAGGCATTACATGCGTTACGAAATGTAGTTAGTGATTCTAATTTTGTAACTCTACAAACTGAATTACTATTCAAGTTGATTATTAACTTAGATAATAGAGATGAAGAAGTTATAAGTGCTATAAAGAATTTAATATCTAATACCGCAGAACCAGATATGTTTCTGTTGTTCAAAGTGTTACAAGCAATCGATACTGAAAATGAATGGATTGGAACACTAAAGAGTGTGACAATATATAAAACTAATATACTGAAGTTAGCACACAAATTGACTGAAGAAAAATACACTATTCCGTTAAATCTAAAAAATATGATTAAGAATTTTGAAGGTAAAGTACTTACAGATTCATTTAGTAGAGGCCAATTAAGAAGTAAGATATGGGTAAGTGATACAATTAAAGACTTAGACATTGAGTTAGGTGATATGGTTTATGTATGTGCTGGATGGTATGGAGTATTGCCAGCGATATTATTTGAACGAAATAAGATTACTAATATTCGAAGTTTTGATATAGATGCGAGTTGTTCATTACCAGCAGAAACATTGAATAGAAGTTATACACAAAATGATTGGCAGTTCAAAGCAAGTACAATGGATGTAAACAACTTGATATACACTGGTGAGTTTATGTACGAAACATTTAAGTATAATGGCGATAAAGAAATGATAACTGACGGTGCTCCAACATGTGTAATCAATACTAGTTGTGAACACATTGAAAACTTTGATAAATGGTGGGCTGGTATTCCAAAAGGCATGTTAGTTATAATGCAGAACAATGATTTTGATGATGAAGACCATGAACATGCAGAAGACACAGTATCTAGTTTAGAAGAATTCTCTAAGAGATTAAATGTATCTGAAACATTATATGAGGGCACACTAGCACTAGATGAATATAATCGTTATATGGTTATAGGTAGAAAGTAATGAATCTATATAAGTACGAAGATATTAGAGTAGTTCACTTAGAAATCACAGAGAAGTGTCAAGCATCTTGTCCGATGTGTGACCGGAATATTAAAGGTGGCGCCCTTAATCCTAATTTAAGATTGCATGAATTGAAGTTAGCAGATATTCAAAGAATACTACCACCAGAATTTGTCAAGCAACTTGATAAAATTTATCTATGTGGCAATTTTGGTGACCCTATTATAGCAACTGATACATTAGAAGTATTCAAATACTTTAGAGAACAGAAGAAAGAACTTACTCTAGGTATGAATACTAATGCAGGCGCACAAAAGCCAGAATGGTGGAGAGAATTAGCAGGAGTTCTAGGCAACTGGAGTTATGTTAAGTTTGGATTTGATGGATTAGGTGACACAAATCATTTATATCGCCAAGGTGTCAATTGGGATATCGCATGGGAAAATGCAATGGCTTTTATTGATGCTGGTGGTAAAGCACACTGGGATTATTTAATATTCGCACATAATGAACACCAAGTAGAAGAAGCAGAAGCACTATCAAAAGAAAAGGGCTTTACCAAATTCATATCTAAAAAGACTGGTAGATTTTTCTCTACAATTAGAAAGACTGGCAAAGAAGAACATCAAGCAATGAATCGAAAAGGTGAAGAGCAACAACTTCTAAAGAAACCAAAAGAAGTAAAATACCAAAATACTGCTACTAAAGATATTATAAAATTAGAAGAGAAGCATGGTTCTTTAGAAAAATACTTTGACAATGTAAAAATAAAATGCAAAGTGGCCGCAGAAAAGAGTATGTATCTCAGTGCAGAAGGATTAATCTTACCGTGCTGTTGGGTTGCAGGAAGTATGTACAAGTTCTGGCAAAAGCCAGGCGAGAATCAAGTATGGGAACTCTTACAAGAATCTGGTGGTAAAGATGTATTTGATGCAAAAACACATGGCGTAAAAGCAGTACTTAATAATGAATATTTCACTGGTAGACTAGTAGACGCCTGGAGTAAACCTAACACTCATCTAGGAAAACCAATGGTATGTGCCCAGAAATGTGGTGAAGAATTTGATGCCTTTAAGGCACAATTTGACTAAAATTCAACAGATAAATACTGATATAATAATATCAGAAGGTAACAAATGACCAACAAAAACACCGAAGAATGGCGTAAGAGAACTAAAGCACCAACAGATACCTTTTGTTTATTACCTTGGATACACTTAAGTACACGACCAAATGGTCATATGCGAGTGTGCTGTACAGCAAATGCCTCAAGTGTTGGACCAACAAACGATAAAGAACATGGTGGTGAAGTAGGCGTTCTTAAACAATCAGATGGCAAACCAGCCAATCTAAATGTAACTGACTTGATGAGTAGTTGGAATAATGACTACATGAAAAATGTCAGAAAGCAAATGCTCAATGGAGAAAAACCAGCGTCATGTCTGAAGTGTTATGCTGAAGAAGATGCAGGTCATATGTCCAAGCGTTTCTGGGAAACAGAATATTGGGCAAGACGTGTAGACTTAAAAGAAATACTCGAAGAAACTTCCGTAGAGGGAGAAATACCACCAAAGATTCGTTACTTAGATTTACGACTGGGTTCTAAGTGTAATCTGAAATGTATTATGTGTTCACCACATGATAGTTCATTATGGGTTCCTGACTGGATTAAATTACATCCAACGATTGAAAACGAATCCCTTAAAGAAACTATGCAATGGGGCAATAAAGGACAGATTGACGGCGCATCATATAATTGGCATAAAAAGAATGATAAGTTCTGGGAACAATTATACGAGCAAATTCCACATATGAAACAATTATACTTTGCTGGTGGTGAAGCAACAATTATTGAAGAACATTACACATTGCTTGAAGAAGTTGTTAAGGCAGGATACGCATCAGGAATCGAGTTAAGATATAATTCTAATGGAGTAGAAATGCCACAACGTTTATTTGACTTGTGGGATAAGTTTAAACGTGTACGTTTTCATTATAGTGTCGATAGTATTGGTGAAATGAACGATTATATTCGTTATCCAAGTGAATGGGAACACACAGTAAAGCAATTTCATTTACTTGATAATACTGGACCCAATGTAGAAGTAACAGTTGCTTGTGCAGTTCAGGCTTTGAACATATATTACTTACCTGACTTTGTTAAGTGGAAACTAGAACAGAATTTTAAGAAAATTAATATGTGGCCTTTTGGTGCAGGTATGATTAACTATCATTTTGTTTATCATCCGCCTCATCTTAATGTAAAAGTTTTACCTAACTGGTTTAAAGAAATGACACACGCAAAGTTCGATACGTTTATTGCATGGTTGGAAGAAAACTGGGAGTTATGTACACGAGGCTCTGAAGCAAGTTACGAAGAATGGCGACAAGCAAATTATGGTATTAAAAGACTACAAGGTATGTTATCATTCTCAGAGAGTGGAGATTGGAGCAGAGAACGTATGCCAGAATTCATTGAGTATATCAACAAGATGGATGGAATACGAGATACAAATTTCAGAGATGTATTTCCTGAAATGGCACCATTACTAGATTGGACACCAGAAGATGGAGATGACTGGGATGGTGAGTTTGATGACAGACTATTAAGAGAACTAGAAGATGATGGATTTCATGTTAATCAAGCAGAACTATACAGAGATGGAGAATAAATGAGAGTAAAATTAATATCGCACAGCACAGCACCAGCAGATTCAGAATTAGATAACGTACAAGAACTAATTGCCTATTGTGCTAAAGTAAGTAACCCAACTAATCAAATCAATAAAAAAACTAGTGAAAAACTGATTACGTATTTGATTGAACATCAACATTGGAGTCCACTTGAAATGGTTAGTGCATGTTTAGAAATTGAAACAACACGTGACATTGCACACCAAATGGTGCGTCATCGTAGTTTCTCATTTCAGGAGTTCAGTCAACGTTATGCAGAGCCAGGCAAAATGGGTGATGCATTCACTACACGTGAATGTCGCTTACAAGACCACAAGAATAGACAAAATTCTATTGATATTGAACATGACCCAGCAACTCAAGGAGACCCAAAGACTGTAGAATTGATTACAGATTGGCAGAGAAGACAACATGGTATTATTAAAGCCGCAACAGAAGTTTATGAATGGGCAATTGAAAATGGTATTGCTAAAGAACAAGCAAGAGTTGTTTTGCCAGAGGGCTTAACAAAAACAAGATTATATATGAATGGTACAATTCGTAGTTGGGTACATTATATTGAATTACGTGGTGCCAATGGCACACAAAAAGAACATATGGAAATTGCACATGCCTGTGCCAAAGTTATTGCAGATATATTTCCACTTGCAGGAGATTTAATTAATGGCTAAATGTTCAGGAGTTATTCTACTTACAGAGGAAGTTAGTGTTAAAATATATGACGGACCAATAGGAATAATGGTTAGTGGTGGTGTTGATAGTGCTATATTATTATACTATCTAATGAAACACATTAAAGACACTATCCATATCTATACAACTGGAAGTAATTTAAAGTATAGAAGGAATTCAATTATTGCGCCAAGAGTGGTAGAGAAATGCATAGAACTAACAGAAAATAATAACGTAATACATCATATACATTATGATGAGGCCGCAACAGAGAGTTCACCATGTAATGCACCACAAAAAGATATAGACAAACAAGAAATAAATATAGTGTACGATGGAACAACGATGAATCCACCACATGATATTGCGAGTCAATTCACTCCAATATTAGGATTTGATTCATCAAGAAGTGACACTGGTAATAATATTATGTTATATAATGATGATAAGTTCTACATGCCATGGGCTAACACTAATAAAAAAGACATTGCAAGTATGTATAGAAAAGAAAAATTAATAGATAGTTTATTGCCAATAACAAGAAGTTGTGAGTATGACCCAACTTGCGAATATTTTGACAATATAAAAGACCCTGGACTGGAACATTGTGGTGAATGCTGGTGGTGTAAAGAACGAGAATGGGGATTTAATTAAGGATATATTATGAGTAAAGATTTCGATAACGTACCAAAATCAAAAGGAAACACACTTTGTCCAATGCCATGGAACTCAATCAATCTTAGAAATAATGGTGATTTGAGAATATGTTGTAATACGAATTCGTATTCACCTCAACGTGGCATAATGAAGAAAGAGGATGGCACCCCTTATAATGCTGGACGTGATGATTTTAATGTAGCCAGAAATGCTGTGCTATTGAAAGATGTTCGCAAGACTATGATGAAAGGTGAGTGGCATCCAGAATGTGAACGTTGCAGACAAGAAGAAATAAATGGAATCAGGTCAAGACGAGAATATGAAACTGAAGATTGGGGACTTTCTGAAGAACGAATTCACGAAGTCACAGAAGAAGACGGAACACTTGATGTTGAAAAACAGAACATCGACTTCTTTGATATTCGTTATGGTAATTTCTGTAATCTAAAATGTAGAATGTGCGGACCCACAGATTCTCATAAGTGGTATGATGATTTTGTAAAGATAACTGGAAGAACTACCTACAAAGATACCCATGATAGAATTGAATTAGTACAAAATAACAAAGGTAAATGGGCTACTGACCAATATGATTGGTTTAAGAATGCTGACCATTACTGGGAACAGTTTGACAAATATTGTACTACTGCTAAGAAATTATACATCGTTGGTGGTGAACCATTAATCATTGCTGAACACCAAGAGAGTTTAGAGAAACTAGTTGCAAGTGGTAACGCAGGCGAAATACAATTAGAATATAACACAAATCTTACTATGGTTCCAAATAGACTGGTACATTTATGGGAACAGTTTAAACAAATTCGTATCGGTGTTAGTATTGATGGATGTAATAATGTTTTTGATTATCAAAGAACACCAGCAAAGTTCCCGGCAGTATATAAACATATGAAAACGTTAAATGACAATCCAACTATCAACTTGAAAGCATGGTTTGCCTTTACAGTTACACCAATGAATGTATATCATATGCCAGAATTTATGAAATGGAAATTAGAAGAGTCTGGATTAGATAAGTTTAATCCTCATCATAGTCCACGACCAACAATAACACAACATATGTGTCACTCACCAAAATACTATAACATTAAAGTGTTACCAGAAAAGAACAAGCAAGAAGTAGTTGCATTGTATGAAGAATACAAAGACTGGGTAAATGCTAGTGACCATCCAGAGAAAACGAAGAAGCATTTCTGTACTGTTTTAGATTCAACTGTTAGATTTATGTTAAGTGAAGATTACTCTAAAGACTGGCTAAACGAATTTGTTAAGATAACAAAAAAACTTGACGAAGTAAGAGACCAAAACATATTAGATATCGTTCCTCAGTATAAGGACCTATTCGATGCGTGATAAGCCATATTGCAATGCACCATGGATAGGATTAGCATATGAAAGTTCAGTAGGATGTAAGCCATGTTGTGAATATAATGATGCCACTTATGATTCCACATTTAAGGGTAGATATACAGATTATATAAAATCTGATTACTTGAAGAATTTTAAAGAGATGATGTACGAAGATGATATGAGTAAAGGTTGTAAAGTATGTATTGATGGCGAAAAAATAAACAACGACTCAACAAGATTAAGAATGCTAAGACATAAGGTTAATTATAAATCAAACGATAACAAATTAGTCAAGTTTGATTTCAGAGCAGGAAACAAGTGCAATCTAATGTGTAGAATGTGTCATCCTGAGGCTTCATCTATGCGTGAAGAAGAAGAAATTAAATTCAACAATGCAAATCCAATATTCAGAGTAGAAGATATGAGTGATGCATACGACATTGATTTATCTAAATGTGAAGAACTTTCAATATTAGGTGGAGAACCATCTATCGATTTAGAAGTGAGAAGATGGATAGACCATGTTAAAGACTTTGATACTCACGTATTTGTAACAACCAATGGAACAAATGCTTCTGATAAATGGTTTGATTCATTAAAGCAGTTAAAGAAACTGACCATTTGGTTATCAATTGATGCTACTGGAGATGCTAATGACTTTCAACGAAAAGGAAGTGATTGGAAAGAATTAAAAAAGAATATAATAAAGTATAAAAAAGAGTTTGAAAATCAAATAAAAATTCAAATCACAGCATCGTCAATAAATTTCACTATGTTAGATACATGGTGGGAAGAACTTATGGAGTTAGATATACCTCTGACTTCTTCTGCTGTTGTATATCCAATCTCATATAGTCTTAAAGCAATTCCAGACAAATATAAAGATGTCCAAATACAATGGCTAGAGGATTGGATATCAAAAGAATCCAAAATCTTCAGACAAAAGATGGAGGCAAAAGAAGCAATTAAATTGCTTAAAATGAATAGATATGACAAGAAGTATAATGAAAGTTTCAAAAGAGAAGTTAAGAAAATGGACGACTGGAGAAATGAAAATATAAATGACTTAGATTACAGATTTGAGGAGATACTAAATGCGTGATAAACCTTACTGTAATGCTCCATGGTTAGGATTAGCATATGAAGCCACTCAAGGATGTCAGCCTTGTTGTGAGTGGAAAAATGATACATTTTGGGGGACATATGAAGAATATATTAAATCTGATTACTTAAAAAGATTCAAAGAGATGATGTATCGTGACAGAACTGACCCAGGTTGTATAGAATGTATACACAACGAGAAAATTGGTGGACACTCTAGAAGAAAGTATTACGAACAATGGGATAACGATGTTGATTATGAAGCACCTGGTTTAAATAAAATAATACGATTAGACTATAGAGCAGGTAATAAATGCAACATGATGTGTAGAATGTGTGGTCCACAATCTTCATCACTACTTGAAGAAGAAATTGTAGCCGCTGGGGCACAATTTGGAAAACATATCAAAACACATGAGGAAGGCTTTATAAAACACTTAGATACATCAGATGCATATGATTTAGATTTGACTCATTGTGAAGAAATATCTATTCTAGGTGGCGAGCCATCAATTGATTTAAAAATAAGAAAATTTATGAACTATGTTGCTGATACTTATTCAAATATCCCAATTCTTGTAACAACTAATGCAACTAACGCCTCTGACAAATGGATAAAAACTTTAATGAAATTTTGTAGCGGTGCAGGCCTACAGGTTATTCTATCAGTAGATGCATCAGGACCAACACAAGAGTTTCAAAGAAAAAGCAGTATCAAATGGAATACCGTTAAACAAAACATGTTAGTATATAAGAAAATATCAGATGACCCTACAACTAATTGTGGTGTTACTATTCAATGTACTGCTACTGCTATTAATATGGTAACACTAGACAAATGGTGGAATGAACTTATGGATATTGGTATAGAGGTAATTATTAATCAAGTATGGGTGCCAACTGGAATGTCAATTGCTTGTATACCCAATGACTTGAAACAGAAGTCAATAAAATACTTAGAAAACTATATCAAAGAACTACCCAAATCTAGAGATGACTGGGCAACAAGAAGTAAAGTTAATACTGCCGAAAATGGAATAAAAATTTTAAGAGATACTCCTTATACTGAATATGCCCGAAAGGAATTTGTTGCATTGCAAAATAAATATGACAATTATAGAAGTGAAAACGTTAGAGATTTAGATGACCGATTTAAGGTAATGATGATATGAAAGATAACGGTGTAGTATGTATGTTAGCATGGAATCATATGGCAGTTTCTATGAAGAATGTTGCCAGACCTTGCTGTAGATTTACAGTAGGCAATGATGAAGACCATATAGAAGAAGATGCAATGAAGCCATTCGATGATAAGTATAGATGGCTAAGAAAGAACATGTTAGAGGGAAAGAAATCGAAAGAATGTTCTCTATGTTATTCTGAAGGTAATGAGTCAATGCGATGGGCTGCCAATAATGTACATTTTAAATTAGAACAAGCAAAATTAACTGAAGACTTTGACAAGTTACGTTCTATAGAATTGAGTTTAGACAACCTATGTAATCTACAATGTAAGATGTGTGACTCTTTGTTTTCAAGTAAGTTATATTATCGAGATGACTTTCTATTAAATGAAAAAGGAATGCGAGGTAGACAACCTACAACAATACCAAAACAAAGAATTGAATATCTAAAATCATTGAATGTAGATTGGCAACATCTAACAAAGATTAAAGTATTAGGTGGAGAACCATTCTTCTCACCAAACTTTCCAAAGTTGATAGATTGGTTGATTGAAAAATGTAAAGTAGAAGATGTGTTACTAGAAATAATTACAAACACTACAAAGAGATTAGATGATGTAATGATTGAGAAACTAAATCGTTTCAGAAAAATCATATTGACTGGTTCAGTGGATGGATGTAATGATTATAATTCATATCAACGTTGGGGTTCACCAGGTTGGAAAGAATCATTAGACATCTATGAAGAATATCTATCACAATTAAAGAATATAGAAAAGGGACATATACATTCGACATACAGTACATTAAATCTAAATGGATTTGCAGATGATATGGATTACTATGCTAAGAACCATCCAAGTTGGTCTGTGTCTTTTAAGATGGTAGAGTCTGGCGAGTATTGTCCACACTTAGCACCTGATTGGTACGAGCAATGGATATTAGATGAATGGAAAAGCAAAGAACGTTTACCAGCCGCACAAGTAAAAATAGATAGGGCTATTAAAATACTAAAAAAGAATAGAGTACCACAAGAAGAAAAAGAATATGCATGGTATTTATTTTTGAGAAAAACTCATCTATTAGATACAGAATATTATGATTCTAATATAGAAGATTATAATCCTGAGTTAGTACAAGCAATGAAAGAAAAAGATATTCTTTATAAATTATGTACTGAATTAGAGGGATATACTGAAGTAGATAAGATGATGAAAGACCCAGATTTCTCACTTAAATATATACAACAGAGATACGAAGCAGGAGAACTACAATGAAATGTAAATATGCATGGTCACATTTAGATTTAAAGTCTGGTGGATATGCTCCTTGCTTTAGATTCAAACGAAATGATTTAGTAGAATCTGATTTAGATAAACTACCATCACAAGTGATTAACAACAGCGACTTTATTAAAGTTCGACAGCAGTTAAGAAACGATGAATGGCCTGCAGGTTGTATTGATTGTCAGATACAGGAAGAGTCTGGATTATCTTCGTATAGAACTAGGTCACTAGAGAATACTATTCATTCAGAGCCAGATTATGATTCAGATACAATTCATATAAGAGATTTACAACTGAAGATGACACGTGCCTGTAACTATAAATGTAGACATTGTGATACATCATCAAACTCTAGATTTGAACAGACTGGTAAAGATAATCCAACAATAGAATTAAAGTTAAGAAAAGATTTCAATTTTAGTCATATCTCTTTTCCTACAAACAAGATAGAGATTCCAGACGACCGAGTTATGGATGACCTATTTGAAAATGTATTACCTACAGTAGAGAACATTGAGTTTTCTGGTGGTGAACCATTCTATACAAGAGATATGTATAAGACATTACAAAGAATGATTGATGACCCGAGAATTGATACGAAAAAGATATCTCTGGTCTATAATACTAACATGAGTATACTAGAATATAAAGGTTGGACAGTTAAAACATTATGGCCTCATTTCAAAAGAGTAAGTGTTACAGTATCATTAGACGGAACAGGTGACTTATTTAACTACTTTAGAACAGACGGAGACTATCAGACAGTTCTAAATAACATTAAGGAAGTAGCACCACTTGTTCACAATTTCTTATTTGTGTGTACTACAACGGCGTATCATGCATTTTATATGAACCAAATATACAATGATTTCTTGGACATTAAGGCAACTATACCAACAAAAAAAGTAAATATAAGAACAACATTTGTTCATTGGCCACAAGCATTGGATATTGTAAATTTAGAAGAAGAAACGAAAGATGAAATACTAGATGATTTAATTATGAATGATTTCACTGCTGAATTTGCCCAACGATTGAAAGGTAAAAGAACAACTGATAGTAACAAATTTAAAGAACTAGTTCGACTACAGGATGAACTATATAATGTATCATGTGAAACAATGGCACCAAAAGTATGGAATTATATAAATGATTAGAGATATGGAAATAACGATTGAGGTAACGTCTAACTGCCAAGCAAAATGTCCTGGCTGTATTAGACATAAAGTATTTAATCCAAATACAGATTTAGTATCTGCTCCACCTAAGAACTGGAACTTGCCTTTAGAAGTACACAATAAACTTATTGATGACCTTGCTGAGAAATCTAAAGTGAAGTATATGACATACGATGGAAGTTTTGGTGATAGTCCTTTTCATCCAGACTTTTTAGAAATGATAGAATATTCAGCCTCAAAACTAAAAGGTGACGTTGAGCCATTTGGTGACGAGAAGATAGGACAATTAAGTCCTGAGTTTAATGGATTACACGATATGACTATTTCAACAAACGGTTCATATAAGACACCAGCCTTTTGGAAAAAACTTGGTGAAATATTAAACGAACATCTACCAAATAGACATCATGTAATGTTTGACTTAGATGGCATAGATAACAAAACACAGAATATGTACAGAATTTCCACAGACTTTGATAAAATAATAGAAAATGCAGAAGCATTTATTAGTGGTGGTGGTCAGGCTGTATGGAAAATGATTCCTTTTGATTTCAATGACGAACTAGAGGAACAGGCAAAGATACTAGCCGCAAAACATGGATTTCAAAAATTTCAAAGAAACAGAATTCAAAGAGTTGAACAAAAAGCAGTACAGATTGCTTTGAGTGAAAAATTGAATGAACTCGATAAGATGAAAGAAGAAGATGAAGATTTGCTGAACATTAGTGAAGAATTAGTTAATGAAAACTTAAAGAAGGCAAAAGAAGTCATCAAGGATATTCCAATTGACACAAAACTTGATGCACATCAGAACTTAGAGAAAATAAGAGAAACTGCAGGCATTACGTGTATATGGGGAGCCAATAATAGATATCAAATATCTCATGATGGTTCTGTATGGAGATGCTGTTGGATGAATTCAAATTATCAATATAAAACCGAATTTGATGCTGGAGAACGAGAAAACTGGCTCAGATTCACTAAAAAGTACAATGAAGGATGGAACAACTTGCATTCGCATTCATTTCATGATATAATAAGTCATGACTTCTTTACTAAAGATTTAGAAGACAGTTTTTCTAATGAATATGGCGATGAAAATAATCCAAAACTAAAAGTATGCACAACGAGGTGCTCCGATTTGAACATAAAACTAACCAAAAAAGGAATATATTAAAATGATAGTAGAAGACACAGCAATCGTATATAAAAGAGGGAACGATTGTGAAGAAGTACATCCCGAAGAATACAAAATAAAGTTGCCATTCGAATCAAAAGAATGGGGCTTTCACAAAAACATTGGCATTGGAATGTCAGGTGGTATGGATTCATCAATATTGTTATGGCTATTAGCATATCACATTGATAAGAACAATTTAGATGTTACTATCTACATCTGGTCATGTATTCACGAAGAAAAGCCATGGCAACATCATCATGCCAAAAAAGCACTTGCTTTTGTTAAAGAAGAATTTCCAAATGTCAAATTTGGTGAGCATATGATTAGACCTACAACAGCAAAAGACTATATCGATAATGGAACTAGATTATCATGGGATATGGTTAAGAAGTATAACATAACAGCATTATTCAATGGTGTAACTGTTAATCCACCTGAAGAAATTGGTAAGCCAGTTTGGAGAAAGAGATGGCCCAGACGTGCAGAACGTAGAGATTGGACTAATCGTCAATGGTGGATTGATGAAAGAGCAGAATCTAAATGCGACCGCCACACAGAATACTTACCATTTATTCATTCAGACAAAAGAATAGTATTGGCCTTTTATAAAAAATATGGCAAACTTCTTGACCTTGGTTCATTAACTAGGTCTTGTGAAGGTTGGATTGAAGAAACTAATTACTTTACAGAACCATGTAACGGATGTTGGTGGTGTATTGAGAAAGAATGGGCAACAGCAGAGATATACAACTATTCAGCAATAGATTCTCTTAAAGACTGGAAAGAACTGGACATAGAGTGATAGATGATTTGGGCAAAAGAAGGTAATATAGGACGGTTACAGTTAGAAATAACCAACTACTGTAATGCTTTCTGTTCACAATGTGAAAGAAACTATATGATTGAACTTCAGAATGAAACATCTGAAGAACGAAAAGATTTTACATTAGATTATGATATTGAACTAAACAATACTTTTCTATCAATAGCAGATATAAAGAAGACTTTTTTACCAAATAAATGGACACACTTAGATGAAATAGTTTTGTGTGGTAATGTTGATGAACCTGTAATAAATCCAGATGTAATAGAAATTATAAAATATTTTTATTACTTAGATAATAAAGAGAAAAACATTTGGGTTCATGTTAACGGTGGGTCAAGAAATGAAAGTTTCTGGAGTGAATTAGGGAAACTGTCTAAAGAATTGAATAATCGTCTGACCGTTGTTTTTGGAATAGATGGAGATGAAGAAACTAATCATCTCTATAGAAAGAATGTTGATTGGAAAACTTTACAGAAGAACTGGAGAGCATATATCTCTTCAGGTGGTAGGGCAGGTTGGCAATTTATTGTATTCAAATGGAATCAGCATCAGATAGCAGACATTAAAAAGTTATCAGAAGCAGAGAAATTTGAAAGATTTGTAGTTATCAAGTCTTTTAGAAATACTAATCCTGAGAATGAAATAGATGAAATCGTTTTGCCGGCAGGTTATGAAGGAGTAACTGCATGACCAAGACTTTTGAAATAGAACCTAAATGTAAAGCAACGATTGGAAATGGCAAAGGAACATTCCATAAGACAATGGGAAATCTTTACATCACATCAAAGGGATATGTATTACCTTGTTGTTGGTTTGGCATTGCAAGAAGAATGACTGGGTTATGGAATGAATCAGGCATAGATAAGAAGTATCATAATATACATCATTATTCTATGGAAGAGATTATAGAAGGTCCAATCTTTGAATGGATTGAAAATAATATGACAGGCTTAGAAGTTTGTCAAACAAACTGTGCAAAAGAAGAAAGAGATAAACCACTATGAGTGACGAAGAAATACAAGGATTTATTGATTATTTTGGAGAAGAAAATATACCTAATCCTGACCACTATCCTCAAAGAGTGCTTTGGTTAATGAAATGGTATAGATATATTGTTGAACGTAACAGGAGAGCAAATGAAAAAGACGAATGTAAAGACTATACAGGACAATGATACTTTAACATTTACACCACCATCAACGTGTAGTGTTTGTAATAGTGAATATGACGAAGACCGTGGTGGAATGCAAGGATACTTTGGTGTAATACCAGTTACATTTTGTGAATGGTGTTATGGTAGTATCTATGATATGATTTCACAAGATGTAAAAGACCAAGTACGAGAGCAAATGAATGATGAAGACAGAGAAGATATGCGCCACATTTTAAGTGCAGTTGGAATAGATTATAAGAGAATTGAACAGGCATATGAAACGAAACAACGATTCTTTAATGTTACGTTTAATGAGCCATGTGGAATGAGTCGTAAATGAATAAAGAAAAAGATGAATTATATTGGTCACAATATGATTTCACTAAGATACCATATGATGACCTTGTTAGTGTAGGACAACGAACACTATTATATAGAGATTTGTTTTCAGTAAGTTGGTTACTGGGAAGATTCTGTAACTATAAGTGTTCTTATTGTTGGCCGTATGCTAGAAGTGATAGAAAAGACCATAGACCGACTGAACTATGTCTAGCAACAATTGACGAGATTAAAAGACAAGCAAGAGGCAATGGTTTCAATTCATTTCATTTCAGTTTGTCGGGTGGTGAACCAACATTCCATCCTGGATATCTGGACATACTCAATCACATAGCAAATGATGTAGAGAATACAAATTATACATCAGTACATATGACAACTAATATGTCACGTAATATGAAATGGCATCAGACATATTGTGATACTGTTGCTAAGATGCATAGAGCAAGTATTACTGCATCATTTCATACTGAATACGCAGAGAAGGTAGTCTTTGCAGACAAGTTATTGTTCTGTATGGAACATGATGTACAAGTAACAATCAATATGGTTTTAGTACCTGACTGGTTTGATAGAGATTGGGATAATGCAATGTACTTTCATAACCGTGGGATAAATGTTACACTAAAACCTCAGAGTGACCCAACTGCTTCGTTTGTTGTGTCTGGGTACACTGATAAACAATTAGAAACAATGCGTAATGGCATGCCGCAACGTGACTACACTACAGAATTACAGAAAGAAACTGGCATAAAAGTTACGAGACCAAAACCTAAAGTAGGTATGTGGAAAATGGATATAGATAACGGAGATGACAAGTCTGTTCCACCAATTATGCAAGTAGAATTTCAAGATAGTAAAGGAAAGAAATGGTACATGGACCAAGCAGAACGTTTTAATGCCTTTAACTTTAATAAGTTTAAGGGATGGGAATGTACTAGTGGGTTCAAAGGTATCATTATTAGGGAGCCAGATGGTTCAATAAAACGTTCGTACAGTTGTGCGGATAAGCCACTTGGGTATGTAGAGAGTGGGTTCAAGTTATTTGATGCCCCTAAAGTTTGTATTAGTGACAGTTGTGTCAGTAGTGCAGACAGTAAAATACCAAAACGTAAACCTGGTGCAATGATACCAATTTATCCAGGTGATACATCATTTAATAAGGAGAAATAAAATGTGGAAACCAATAAGTGAGTGGCCAACATTAACAGAACTATTCTTTGGCAAAGGAGTAAGCCCGGCGGGATATACACCATCATATTTGTCAGGTAAAAGTAAGAAAGCACCTGCCAAAAGCAAAGCCATGACAGCGAAAAAGCCAACTGCAAAAAAGAAGGCTATAACTGCTGAAAAGCCATCAGCAATGCTGACTGGAAAAACTGCTGAGAAACCAAAGAAGGTGATAAAAACAAAAAAGAGTTAACGCCAATGACACTAGATGAGATGAAAGAAAAGATTGAGGCACTGGAAGAACTCATAAATACTCTGACCAAACGTATAGAGAAATTGGAGAGTATTGTTGAGTTTCATGAAAAAGTACGAAGGAGATAAACATGGCAGATAATACATTAGATATCCAACAAAGTGTTGGAGATGTTTCGGGCGACTATAGTAAAACGATAGTTGTAGACTCAGGTAATGCTACTGGTTCTTCAACTACAGGAGATGTAGCCGCAACAATAGAATTTATTGAGAAGATTTATAATTATTTACCTGAATTAGCATTTGCAACATTGTATGGACTTGCGGTTTATGCCGCAGTTCTTTGGATTACTAAAAAGATAAGAGGTTAATATGAGAACAAAAATTAGAATGCAATCATCAGAGTCAGCACACTTTTATACACGACATAAGAATCAACGACTACATCCAGAAAAGATGAAGTTGAATATGTATGACCCATTTGTACGTAAGCATGTAGTGTACAATGAGAAAAAGATTAAGAAATGACTATTAAGTTGTTCATTATGATGTACACTCTTTGTGGGTTTGCAGTGGGATTATCAGTGGGTATATTATTAACAATACTAGTATTAAAAGGCAAGTAATGAAAAATTCACCAGAAGATGCAGTTCATTGTTTTTGTCCAAGACAAGTTCGAAAAGTACTAGATGACCTTAAGTTTAAAAACAAAGGAACACAAGTAGAACTAGAGGAATATAGAACTAATTGGATTAACTGGACATCTAGATTTACTGGAGTAGATAAGTTTTCTGACTGGGCAATATGTAATGGAATACACGATGCAATAGTTAATCAAGTTGCTTATAGGTCAAAGACTGTTAATAAGTTTTATTACTTTGAAGATGACTATAGATTCTATGAATCATTGTTATCACCATATACGGCTGAGTGCGTCCACCATGCGGACCTAGACACGATAGAGGAAAATAGTTACATTATCGTTAGTCAACCTAACCACACAGGTAGTATTTCTACTTGGTTTCCCAAACTAAAAAAGCAATGTAAAAAGACAAATAGTAAGATATTTTTAGACTGTGCATTCTATGGAACAAGTTTAGAAACAATGAATGTTGAAGATTCAGTTATAGATTGTACTGCATTTAGTCTTAGTAAAAGTTTTCTATTGGGTGGAATAAGAGCAGGAATATTATTTGGAAACGATTTAGCACCAAGTCTAACTATTCCTATAAGTAAACTAATGAATTATAACTACTACAATATTAACGCAGTGACAGTAGCAAATGCTATCTTACCAAAGTTTGGACCTCTATATATTACTGAACACGGAAAGAAACTACAAGAAGAATATGTAAAGAATCATCCGGAATACACCGCACTAGAAATATGGATGTGGGTACTCGATGAAAAAGGCAATAAGATTTGTATAACAGATGAATTAGAAAGTGATATCCAATCATTGTTAAACCAGAAAGAAGATAACTATTATGATGATGATGACCCTTTTCAAGGTCATAATGAGGAAGATTTACCAGGATGAGATTAAATGGAATTAATTAATTATTCAATAGAAATGCTAATATTCCTATTTGCTATTGGAGGTTTAGCAGGATTTTTAAATACATTAGGCGGATGTGGAGGATTATTAACTATTCCAGCATTATTAATGAGCGGTATCTCACCAATATTTGCCCTTGGCACTCACAAACTACAAACAACTGTTGGTGTTGGTTCTGCAACATTATTATTACTTAAAAAGAAGAAGTTTGACTGGAGAGAAATTCGACCCATTGTAATTACAGCATTTCTTGGTGCCCTGGTCGGGGCGTTTATAGTACAATATATTGATACTGATACTTTATCTATCATTGTTCCAATTGTACTTGTTATTACTGGTGTTTATTTCTTAGTCGCACCCAAATTGCGAAAATTTAAGACATCACGTGTATTAAGTTATCGTGATGTAGTTGTGCCTGCCATTGGATTTTATGACGGTATGTTCGGTCCTGGTACTGGGTCCTTTTTTGTAATGGCAACTACCGTTTACAAACGACTCGGCTTAATAACAGCAAGTATCATAGCAAAACCATTAAATTTCTCAACTAATATCGCATCCGTAATTGTATTCGTATCGTATGGACATATCGTTTGGGAACTCGCATTACTTATGATGATTAGTCAAATAATTGGGTCAATATTAGGCGCCCATTATCTCATCAAAGCAAATCCTGCCGTCATTAGAGTACTGATTGTTGTTGTATCATTTGCAATGATGATAAAATACTTTTATGACATGGGAATAATTTAAAGGATAAAACAAATGAACGTAACTAAAATAGACATAGACATTGATTACGATAGACTTCGAAAGGAGATGTATGATTTGAACGTTGACCAGTTTCTTATTGAGAACAATGGTCAAATGTCAATACAAACCATTTCTGGCACTCCTGTAGAAGACCAACCAAATTCAGGTACACTTAGTCTTCATTATGATTGGGACAACCATGATTCTACTGACCCAAATTCAAAGCCAAAGATGCGAGATGTTATTTTAGATGAGATAGATTTTACAGAGGTTTGTGATTTTCTAAAGGGAACATATACAGAAGAAGTTATTAATATCTTTAATGAAAAATATGGAGCAGTTCGTGGTAGATATATGATGATGAACTGGAAAACATGTCTAACATATCACAACGATAAAACATCCAGAATTCATTTACCATTAGTAGCAAATGAAAATTGTTTTATGATTATAGATGAGAAGGTAGAAAAGTTACACGAAGGAGTTACGTATCACGTTGACACCACCAAAAAGCATACTGCCATAAATGCAGGAAGACATTTGAGATTCCATATAGTGTTTTGCCTACCGCCTAAAGACGGTAGGACTAAAAATCAATTAGAACTTGATTTAGAATAAGTGGTCTTCAGTTATATATTGTGTAAGTCCTGCTGGACCTTCGCCTGCATCTGCATTGGCGAATACAGCATCTTTTTCGGCTTGGTCAGCATAAGCAACTGTAATGATTACACGTTTGCCATCTGAACTCATTTCAGCCATCTGTTTAGTGGAGTCAGTAACATCAAAACCAGCATCAGTAAAACATTTTAGTTCTTTCGCTCTCCACTCATCAAGTCCATGTGCAGTGAAGAATGCATCAACTGATTCGTAAGTCTGTTCATCATCCAATCCTTGCAGGATAGTAGTTTCTTTTATCATAATTTAGTACTCCGGTGTTAAAAGGTTATAGTAATTACTATACTTATTTATCTAATTTAGAATGGTATATCGTCATCCCATTCAATTTCCTCGTTTTCTTCACCTGCTCTTAAATAGGTTTCAAACGTTATATCAGGAATATGTTGGGTGCCTTGACTATACAATTGATTGAGTATAACAAAATCGTCAATGTACTTTTCTATATCAACTTTAGTATCTGAGGGATATTGGTCGTGTACTCTAGTCAAAAATATAGCATCGCAATACTCATAGGCTTCATCAAATAAAGTCTTTCCACCAATAACAAATATATCTCTGTCAGGATGACCAAAGTCTAAAGACTTAAGAATAATCTCAACTGAGTCTTCACTTGGATTACAAACTCCAAAACAACCAGGAAAATCATCTTTCTTATGTGATGAAGTTATTACGTAATTGTATCTGGATGTTAATGGTGCGTGTACACCAAGACTTTTCCAAGTATTGGAACCCATAACTACTACATTCATTTCAGTGAGTTGTTTAAACCAGTGTAAGTCTTCTTTGAGTTTTGGCCAGGGAAGGCCGTTTTTGAATCCGATACTGCCCAATTCATCGGCAGCCAGTATCATGTTAATCATTGCCGGTCAATATGTCCTTGTTCTCATCTTCTATTTCTCCATTGACAGTTCCGGTATCTGTATTATTACTTTTAAAATGGGCGCCTAGAATTGTTTTTACATTTTTAGAAACATCAGATTTAATCTTTGTAACATTTATCTTTACTTGAACATCAGCAATCTTATCAAATCTGTGTACGAGTCTTTCCCAATTTAAATCATCAGCAAGTGGCAGTGGATGTAATAATTCATCACCTGACATTTCAATCATTTGACCACTTGCTAATGTTACTAGTATTTTTTCTACGTATTCTGTTGGAATACTCATTGGAAATATTTCATCCATTAACTTATCAAAGTCTGGGTCATTCATCATTTCAGATTCCTCTTAAAAGTTAATATACTAGCAGGCTTATTCCGTTGGGACGGCGTCTGCTGGAGCGGCGGCTTCTGCTCTCGCCTTCATGGCTTTAGCAGTTGTACCTGCAGGTCTGCCTCTGCCACGTTTCGCTGGTTTTTCTGCCTTCTCAGCAAGAGATGGGTCATACTTAACCGCTTCTGCACGTTTTCTTTCAGCCTCTTGTTCTAACATTACTGCCTGAACTAGTAAGTTTTGAGCAATCTTTTTATTATCATCACCCAAACTTCTATCGACCTGGTCAGCAACGGCTTCTTGAACAGTTTGGCTTGTTGCTTCAGGTGTTCTAGTTGCTTTACCACCAGTAATTTCATCCATCTGCGTTAGTAAATCAGGCAAAGGTAATGAAGTGTTGGTGTTAGGTGTCATAATAATTGCATCGACTGGTATTTTAACTAGCAGACCTTCTTTATGTAAAGTCTCTAGCATATTGTTACCGTTCCAAAATACTTTGCGAGAAAGAACCTCATATAACTCTTTTGCGGCTTGTCCTTCCTTAGACTCAACTGCCTTCATGAAATCTTCATGATACTTATCTGGCAATGAATCACTGTATACTGCTAAAGCATTCTCTTTGTCGTCAGGTAGGCGCAAAAATACTACACTCAAACGAGTGTTAGTGCCTTTGTGTGTTCCTACGTGTTTAATAAAGGCAGCCATTATTCTGCTCCCTCTTTCTTATCGTCAGGTTTAACATCTGCGTTTTTACCTTCTGCCGCTTCGGCTGCCGCTTTTTGCGCCGCTTGGACATGGTCTACAAATTCCTTGACTTTATTTGCAACAGCACCTACAGACGAAAGTTCATTCGCTTGAAAGGCACCACGCTTTGACGCCAGGTCAATAATATTGTAGATATTAACCAGGTCATTTACTGTTACACTAGGAGCAGTTTGCTCTGGTGCCGCTGTTTTTTGTTTGTCTGCCATAAAATTTCTCCTTTGACATTTGTTAAATTTATATTATATAATATGAATTTTTACAATTCACTAGTCTATTCTACTTGGTTTACTATTGAAAGTCAAGCATTTTTTACTAATTTATGCTCTTTTTTTCTTTGAATTAGTGTTAATATACTTCAACCAAATCTCATGGTCGATGTGTTTACCATTGACTCCATTGACTAATTGTAGGAAATCTGGCTTTCTAGGTTCTTTATAGGGTTTGATGTGAGTATAACTTCCCTTATTATTGTTACACTTTTTACAGGCAGAAACGACATTTGTCCATTCTGTTTTACCACCTTTTGATTTTGGGATAACATGGTCTATGGTTAATTCTTTATAACTACACATCTGTTTACAATACTGACAAATATAATTATCTCTTAGATAAACATTACTTCTACTAAATGATGTGTTTGTTCTTCGTTTGACATATTCTCGAACCATCATAACACTAGGAACTGTCATTGTTATGTTAGGACTATGAACCTGCCAATCCTCGTGCCATTCCAGGACGTTAATTCTATCAAGCCATACGAGTTTAATGCTCTCTTGCCAGGTGAGTGTTGAAAGTGGTGCGGCACTTAAAGGATTGCCGTCTGCGTTCAAAAGGAGGGTATCTCTCATAGGTCATATCAATATTAATAGTAAATATTTATCAAAAACCCCTCCGAAGAGGGGTTTGAGAACTATGACCTAGTTTTAATTTATTTGAGTTTTGCTAGTTCGAAATCAATTTCATACGTTTCTGATACATCAATATCATTAAGTGTATTATGAAATCTATATCCTCGTGACTTGAGAATTTCTTTACATAAAGTCCATTCATTTACTTTATATCCTACACAAATTGAATAATCTATCGGTGTATCAATGTTTTTATATGTTAAACCACTTACTCCCCACCATATGCCTTCTTCGTCATAACCTGATTGATAGAGGTCAAACTCTGAACCATATTTAGATGGCGTATCGGCAAATGCTGAACTTGTTATAAATGCAAGTGTAATTGCGATTGCTAATATCCAATTTTTATTTTTATCACTCATATTATGCTTGGCTGTAATAGGCGTGTTCACCGAAAGGTGGAACAATTTGGTCAGTACCGTGAATAACAAATAAACTATCACAATAACTTTCATCACCCCAGGAATCCCAAGGCATACCATCTGTAAACATAATAAACTTATCAGGAGTAATATCGTTTTCCTTCATAAAGTTATAGTTACATTCAAAATCAGTACCACCACCGCCGACAATCTCGTAGTTCTTAAGTTCGTCAGCATTATATGGGTCAAATTCTTTATAACCTTCTTTGTTTACTTGTGTATCAAATGTCCAAATTCTAATCTTAAAATCTTGAAACTGTTGCATAATTCCGTGAACTTCACCAAGAAATTCTTCAATCATTGAAGATGAAATAGAACCTGAAACATCAAGACCAATTGCAACATCAATCTTATCTTCATTCTTTTGACCTGGAAGATAAATTCCCATTGACTTTGATTTACGAGATTGTCTCATAAATGTGAAATCACTTTTTACTAAACTCTGAATAGAGATATTAAGAAGTTCTCTCCAATCCATTTTAGGATTAGTCATACCACTTATAATTCTTTTGATATCGCCAGGAAGAGTTCCTGCATCGGTTGATTGAGCCGCTTGTAATACTGCTTGTTTCATCTGGTCTTTAATCGCTTGGGCTTCTTGAGGTGAAACTTTAATAGGTGCTTTTCTTCCAGTTGGGTCATTACCCTCACCTTCTTTACCTTTTTCATCACCATCACCAAACATATGAACGTCTAATGTTTGTTTATCCTCAGCCTCACCAGATTCTTTAAGATGTTCGTAAATTTCTTCTGTATAACTTCTGTAATATTTTCTATCGTGTAATGCTTGTTTCGGCATAGTACCGACACCGGACTCAACTAATGCTTGGTTAACTTTATAGTCAGCCGCAATATTCCAAAGTTTCATATCTCGGTCTTCTTCTTTTTTGTCCATTAATCTACCGAACTCACCACAATGTTCATAAACACAATGCATAACTTCGTGACCAACAACAAAATCAATTTCTTCAGGAGTTAAAGTTCTAAAGAAATCTGAATTATAATAAAAATGTCTACCGTCAGTTGCGGCAGTTGGACACCATTCTGCCTCGACCATTTTAAGTCTAGTAGCAAGTGTACCAAAAAATGGATGTCTAATAAGAAGTCTAACTCGACTACTTACAATCATCTCTTTAACTTCTTCATCAGTATAATCGAATACTACTGGAGCAGGAAGAGTATTATCTATCTCAACACCGTTAGCAGACAAAACATCGTCTAATGCTTTGTCTAATTCTTTTTCATTCGTAACAGTTGTCATATTTTTCCTTACTTATAATATATTGCAAAACTAGTTGCATGTTCAAGAACCGTATTAAACGGAGACCTTGTGAATGTTTTAGTTGAAGGTCCTCTGTATCTGTATAAAAATTCACCTGGAAAAATTGCTTTAATCTTATCAAGCATTTCCATAGGAAGACCTTTTGCTAGACTTGTTTCAGAAGAAGGACTTGCAAATTCTTTTAACTTTTCTAGCATAATTTCTTTAGGAGTACCGAATGCCTCTGCAGGAGTAATTCCCAGACAGTTATCAAAACAAGCAGGACAACGGTCTCCGTCTTCCCACATAATCTCGCCACAACATTCGCTGACTAAACCCTCTGTATTGTTTAAGATATAATCTGTACTCATTTTTTAACCTCTTTTATCATTAAATATACTACTATTATAGCATAAAACCGCATTTTGTCAAATTTTAAGCAAATTTAACATAATTTACCCTGGTTTCGTTGACACTATCGTCTTTCCAAGCGGTTCCTTTAGATTTTATCTTACAAGAAACCTTAACATTCTTTTTACTGTTTGCTATATCTTCATTTGCAGTGAAAAAAGATAATCTATGATTATCACTTGTGATAGCATTAACCATATAACCTGACCCACCAAATTGAGTTTCTGCTAGATATTTTGATGATAGTATCTCAATTTCAGTAGTAATTTTTTCACCTATCTTACCTAAGTGACCAGATTGTGTACTTCTATCTTTAAGTTCATCACTTTTTGTATGGGTTGCATAATAAGTAGGAATATATGCGGCAATTCCCAATGTGTGACTACTCAATGAATTATCATCAGCCAGAAATTTAGCAATTCCATGTTCAAAATCAGTTAAATTATCAGCAAGAATTTTAAATGCAAACTTATCCTCAAGATATGCCATTATCTCTTTTGCTTCCTGATATGTTTTATTTGTAATCAAATGACGATAATTGGTCAGAATTCCTATCAAAATATCTTTATTACTGAAAGCAGTCTTCATAAACTCGCCCTCAACTATATCAAATGCACCAGAAGATTTCACATACTTATCATTGAATTTATCTGCAATTATCGATGCACTTAATACCTCAGTTTTAGTAAAAACGTGAGGAGAATCCTTGTCCTGCATATCTTTGAGTGTTTTTTCAGAACCAGTAAAATTATACTTACTAAAGTATAAGACTACTTTTGAGTCCTCAAAGTCTATATAAGTGTGTTTTTTTGATTTATCTATCATATCCATTACTTTTATTGAATTATGATATAATTATAACACAAATGTTAATCCTGTCAAGTTTTAGACAGTAAAATACTTGCATTTGCACCACCAAATCCGAAACTATTACATAGAACTGAATCTACCATATAGTTCTTGGTGGTTGGAGTATACTTTATGTTGTAGCCATCTTCTAAGTAATCTATATTTAATGACGGAGTTATTGCACCATGTTTCAATGATAGTACACTTAAAGCCAACTCCATAGCCCCGGCCGCCCCCATGAGATGCCCTATTTGCGACTTATTTGCAGTTACCCATACATCTTGTAGTCCAAGCCGATTAAGTGCGTCTATTTCAATATAATCGCCCATAGGAGTAGATGTGGCATGAGCATTAATTAAGTCTGGAATACGTCCATTTAACGTATCTTTCATGCATTTCTCTATCATAATCCCCTCAGGATGAGGTGCCACGACTTGATAAGCATCATTGTTCATGGAGTAACCAGATATCTCTGCCAATGTCTCTGATGTCTTCTCATTAGATAATAAGAACATTGCTCCACCCTCACTAAGTACCAATCCATCACGTTTTGTGTCCCAAGGTCGAGATGCCTTTTCTGGAGTATTATTGAATTTTGTAGATAATGCCCTAAGTTTTCCGAACTGTTTATAGGAATCTGGTGATACGGAATCATCAAATGCACCAGCAATTATATTATCTGCTTGTCCAGTTTCTATTAACATACATCCAATAATAACACTATACATTCCTGTAGAACAGGCACTAGAAGTCATAGTACTAGGACCAGTAAATCCATATTGAATGTTAATATTATTAGATATCATGTTTGGTGTAAAAGTGAAAGTGTTACCTGCATCTTTTTCATTAGCCCTTAAAGTCTCAAGGTGCATACTTAATGCTGATGAAACCATTACACCAGTTCTTTCTTTGTTTAACTCTTTACCATCTAATAGTTCCTGTGCTGATGCTAATGCCCATTGCATATACTCTGGCATCTTCTCACGGTCTCTTTCAGATATACTAGAATAATCTTCGGCATTAAATTTCACTTCACCTGCAACTTTAGACCTAGTATATTTGTCCCATGGAAACTTTCTTAGTTCACTATAACATACTTTATTATCTGTTATGCCTTTCCATGTTTGGTCTAAATTACCAAAGGGAGTTAATCCACTGATTGCGTTAATATATACTGTCATTTCTTAAATTTAATCTTTTTACCTGTTGCAAAATCTCTAACATTTACTCTCCAAATATCTTGTTTTGTATTGTAAACATCAGCATCTTTCTGAATTAATGTCATATTATCAGATTTAGTATTTGGTCTGCGTCTACGTCCGTGATTATGAACCTTATGCATCGTCCCACCATAATCGATATTATCTGGCGAATTAGTAGTTGCGATAATTTCAGTTGCTCCTTTTGTTAAACACCAATCAACTTGTGCTGGCATAATTGCTCTAAAGCAAAAGTTGTGTTGCATTTTTCTAAGGGATATCTTCTCACTTGCCATCCCACGATATGCTTTCAATGTAGCCATTCGATACATTATTCTATAACAATCTTTATGAAAATGTGGATAATAATGCGACCCACTTATGCTAATAATTTTATCACCATGATATACCATGTGCCATTGTTCTAAGTCACCCCATTTACCAAACTTCATTTCTTGTAAACTGGAGTTATTTTCAATACCTTCTGCCGCACAGGCTTCACAAAATGCCTGAACATCACCCAGTATGCTAGGAGTATATTCAACTAACTTGAATTCTAAATTGTCAGCACCTATCCAGGTTTCTAAAACGTTCATTAATTTCCAGGTGAGGTAATTGTTCCGCTGGAGGATGACTTTACCTTTCCCTTAGTTTTAACAATCTTTGAATATTTTTTAAGATTCTCCTGAAGGACTTCATCATGTGTCTTGTTGCTAAAGAGTACCTTCTTATGCCACTCATAGGCATTTGGTGCATTCACACCATTTCGTTTGCTTGATGTTCGAAGCCAAGAGAATTTTTCATTTGCTTGTTCCATTAGATGTGGTTTTGTGTTTAGTTTAATATCATCATCGAACTTATTCATAGCAACCGCCATCATCGCCCACATAAAATCTGGAACTCCTGATTCAGCATTGTTGGCAGGTATCCTATATTCTCTCCAACATGCTTCTTTATGTTTTTCGTCAATACCCATTTGTTTCATTTTCTTCCAGAATGGAGTATCTTCTCTTTCAGTTAATGTATAATGAAATAAAATAAATCGTTTAATTGTTTCAACTAACCAATCTATGTTCCTGTTGTATGCGTGGAGTGAACCTCTACCAATAACTTCGTCTTTTTCCTCTGCACGAGAAATTAAATTACTACATAATTGAAATCCTGCTTGAGCAATGCCAAGAATGTTTGCTTCCATCGGTTCAATCATAGAACCACACATGCCAATTGATACAAGATTTTTATTCCATTGAGTTTTATACTTTCCTGCATCCCAGGACATATGTTGTGGTTCTTGGATAAATTCGTAACCTTCCCAATACTTTTTATATTTCTTCATTGCATCTTCTTTAGATATCTCGCTACTATCATATACGTATCCAGAGCCCATTCGATTATACAATGGTATAACAAATAACCATCCCTCATCCATTGCATTACTCATAGTGTATGGACGAAATTCTTTTTTTACATCCTTGTATTTTATTGGTGCAACAACTAAACTTGTAGTTGTTATTTCTGGCATCGGTATCCATTCTACATTCATTGTTTTTGTTAGTACTCGGGCGAAACCAGTACAATCAAGGAATAAATCAGCCTCAAACTCTTCACCTTCTTCGGTAACAACTGAGGTAATATAACCATCATCGTCTTTCTTAATATCATTGATATGACCATGTATGTGATTAACACCGTGAGGAATTGCAACCTTTTCTCTGATTATTTCTGGAAATCTATTTGCATCAACATGATATGTAACACCTTGCCAAGTGCCAACTAATAAATTATCATCCCAATCATACGGCGCCTTATTATAATCCATAAGATATGTTCCTTCTTGCATATCTTGTGCCATTTCCCACTGGTTCTTACGACCGTCACGTAATAACTGTAACCAATAATCGTTCCATTTATCATCAACGCCAGGTTGCCCTTTAGAATTTCTAAATAGGTCTTCCTTTTCTAATGGATGATATAGACCTGATGTAATTTTCTTTTCAGGTAGTGCATAAGAGAAACCATAATATTGTTCGTCCCATCGTGAACACCAAAAATGATTAGTTGCATGGTCACGTTTGCCTTCGATGTTCCAACCAACAAATTTATTACCTAGTTTGTAAATAGAATTTGTGTGGGTCATCCAATCTCTTTCTTCTAATCCAATCTCTTTCATCATTGTACCCAGTTGAGGCAACGTACTTTCGCCTACTCCTATAATTCCAACTTTATCACTTTCAATAAGGGTTACTTTGATATTAGGATGTTTCACTGCCATCCAAGCCGCTGAGAACCAGCCACCTACACCGCCACCAACTACGACAATACTTTTAACTTTAGATTTCATTTAATCCTCCTTCTCACAAAATGTCTTCTTTACTGTGTGTCTTTTAATTTTACCCATTGCATTTCGTGGCAAATCTTCTGTCACAATAATGATATCTTTAGGCAATTCGTAGTGCATTAACTTTGTCTTTATTTGTTCTGTTATGTAGTATTTATTCATTCTTTTATCAGTACTTCGTATGACGGCTACTAATTCATTCTCTCCAAGACCTCGTTCTCTATATGTAACACATACTTCATCTACTCCATCACAAGCAAGGATGGCGTTCTCTACTGCTACCGGTGACACATTGAAACTATTTACGTTAATCAAATCTTTCTCTCGTGTCTTAAATACTAACTCGTTATGTTCTCTCTCAAATACATCACCAGTACACCAATATCCTTCGGCATCAATAACGGTTGCTTCACTATTCAAGTATCGTTTTGTTACTGTTGGTCCTTTCAACCACAATACACCAAATCTATCTAATTTATGCTCATAAAATTGTGATACTGACAGTTGCAATTTGTGTTTAGTATCGGGTTCAATAAGATATGTAAGTGCAGGTACGTGTGTTTCTGTACATCCATAAAGATGTCTAACAAGTGGAACTCCCTTATCAAACAATAAGTCAATTACTTCATTAGTAATTGCGGTACTGCCAATACTCAACTGTCGATAATGTGACATACTATAATCTTTCCATTTACGAACTTTTTGTAAAGCAAGTATCATTGCTGGTACCATTGTGCCGATAGTAGGCTTCCATTTGTTACATAATTCTATATATCGTCTTGGTTCGAACTTTTCAATAATTACAGTAGCACCTTTAAGTAATCCTGGGAGTGCATATAAGTATAGTCCTGCAATCGTTGATGGAGGAAGTTGTGATAATATTACATCATCAGATGATAAATCGTGTATTGAAATACTATTTAAACATCCAAACATACAGGCGGCGGCGGAGTGAGTAACCGCAGATGGAGTACCACTTGTGCCACTTGTGAATAATACCGTATAGATAGAGTTCTCGTTTTTAGAATACACTAGACCTTTATTGTGGGGTTTTAGTTCTAATGCATCTTTCTCATTCATTATAACATGGTCTGGTTTACAGGCTTCGACAATATCAAATAAGTAATCTTCTGGTAGATTAGGATGAGTTGGAATGAATGTTATACCTAAGATATCACAAGCAAGTACCATTCTCACATAGTGATATTCTTTTTCACTTGCAAACAGAACTTTTTCACCAGGTTTTATAGCAGTTGATAAAATGGCAGACAGTTTTTCTACACTTTTTATAAGTTCAGAATAGGTATATTGCTTATCCTTGCAGACAAGAGCCGTCTTTGACCCGTGGTCCCGAGCCATCTGCTTTATGGTATCAAATATCATAGTATCATTGTACCATAAAAAAAGAGGGAAGTCAATAGACATCCCTCTTTTCGAGTGGTTATTACTATGTATTATTGAGATTTATGCATTATGGGCCTCAATAATAAGTTTCCCATGCTTTTTGAAGAACTTCTCAATACAAGGTACTTTTCTAGGTTCTAGAGGTAACTTGTAAACTTTAAGAGCAGTTCTTCCACCCAATACTGTCATTTCAGTATCGAAGTTTTCCATCATAAAATTGAAGAAGTTGTCAGCCATTTTGTACAACTCGTCCATTTTCTTTTTACCGTTTCTGTCAACAAAGTCTTTCAACTCATAACATAATGAAGTTGTTAATGAAAACATTGCTGAAATTTCTTTAGCCTCGACAGAAAGTGTTTTAACTTTACCATTCAGAATATCAGCAGGAACAGGTAACTTCCCAGAAATGGCTCTGTGAGCCATGAACTTGGTAGCAACTCCGTCACCAACTGTACCAGCAATTAGGTCGTGTAACCTGCTATCACTGATTTCTTCGCCTTCTTTTGGTAACATTTCTGAAACAAAAGTCCAACTTCTTGGAGTAGCAAAGGCTCTTGAAGCCGTTCTAGGGTCAAAGTTAAATAAGTCCATCTTGTTAGATGTTAAGAAACCTACAACATCAGAATGAATTTTATTCTCTAATGCCCAAGTCTGCCAATCTTCAAAGTCAACACCCATTTCTAAGTGAACAAATCTGTTAGCAAGTGGTGAAGGCATTCTATAAGCAACACCTCTATCACTCTCTCTGTTTCCAGCCGCAACGATTAAAACGTTGTCTGGTAAAACATACGAACCTAATCGTCTGTTTAGAATTAACTGATAAGCCGCCGCTTGGACTGATTGCGGTGCTTGGTTCATTTCGTCAAGAAATAAGATAACGGACTCATATTGGTCTGCTAATTCTTGACTAGGTAAATCCGAAGGGGTAGCCCATTCCATTGTACCATTTTTTTCGTTGAAATAAGGAATACCTCTTAAGTCAGTTGGTTCCATCAGAGCAAGTCTAAGGTCAATCATAAAACCTGACCTTTCTTGTGTGATACTATCTACAATTTCTGATTTACCAACACCAGGAGGACCCCAAATAAATACAGGTCGTTTTCTGTTAAATGCATAGTTAAGTTCAGCCCTAACATCACTAGGTCTGACAACTCTTACATCTAAATCGTTTGTTGATACTTTAGTATTCATAATAACCTCTCTTTTTATTGAATATACAAGTATTATAGCATATATTCGATATCTGTCAAGTTTTTGGGTTAAAAAATGTCTTATTTTCGGTCCAGAGGTCTATATCACCGTCAATCATCAGCAATTCTGCGGCTGGAACCTCTTCAAATAAGACTAATTTAGACTTTCTTAGATAATAGGGAGTTTTTAGATACTTATCAAGTGCAAGTATTTGATTACCTGTACCTATAGCAATTTCTGATTTTATCTCTATATTATATATTTTGAAATGTTTTTTGAGAATATTTCGACCCAGTGCTGAAACTCTGAATTGATTGGGTAGAGTACTTATGAATATATCACTTAGAGTGATTTCTTTTCTGCCTGCTATTTTTCCAGTTGTATTTTCGTTAATATAAGTTATTAACTCAATCTTGTTCACTTTACAACTCTAATTTTTCACCCTTTGTTAGCACAAATACTTCAAAATCGTCACATCTAAACAACTTATTTAAACGTTGTGCTAGGTTGATTGCATGTCCAGGGTTACTGAATGATACTTTTTTGTATTTTGGACCAGGAAAATTAACCAATGAGTTAAGGCTACGAAGATTAATCGCTACTCCTTTGTAAAAAACGGAATATACTGCTGTTGCTTTAAGTACTTGTTCACTACGATATGTTTGATTATCGGTGTGTTCCAAGATTATTGTAGGTTTTGGTCTAGCCATAAGAGTATCCTTATTATTGGTTCTACTCTTATTTATCTAATTATTAGAATAATAGACGTATATAATGGTTATTCCTCATTGAAGCCACCACCATCCAAAGTGGTTTCAACGTTAGTATTACGTTTCTTTAGTTCTAATAACAGTAAAGCAATGTCATTTTGTATATCAATTGCTTCTTTCATAGGAAGTGTTACCTTGTGGTCACCTCTAAGATTTGCTCGTTTGATTGCCACTAGAAAATCTTTTAAACTTTTATAATCCATCTCGTTTGTTCGCTAGTAATGTTTCTGATTGCATTTCTGATTTAGTTCTATAAGGTCCTATGAAATCGCAATCTTTTAATGTATCAAGTTTGCCACCATAAAACCATCTCCAGTCACTTGGAAATCTTACTCCATAATATCCAGCAACATATCTTACTTTACTTGTTTCAGTTTTAGTATAGGTTGGAATTTGTTTTCCTTTTAACTCTATTGTTTCTACATTATGTACTATATGTTTAGATGCATAACCATCAATTTCAGTCATAGAAGTATTCCATCCACCACGAGGTCCAACTTTGTTTTCTTCAACAACTACAGGACTTTCTTTTGATTCTAATATCTTCTCACCAAAACATTGTATGAGTTCTGAATATGTAACGTGTTCGTTATTAATACCCTTAGATATATCTGTATTCGTTACATTGACTACAAAATCATCTGATGAACAAAAACGTAATGTTCCTATTTTAATACCTGAATTTTCTAAAATCCAAAACTTATCTTTTACTATTTCTTTCGTGTATATCATATTTTTTAAGTATCTTCCATGTTTCTTTCCAATTCTTTACATGATGAACCTCAGTACGGTCATAGGGACCATATTCAATTACTTGTGCAATTCCATAATCATTGCCACCAGGTTGTATATTGTCACCGAAGAATATCAGTTCATCTTGGAATGTGAAATCTTTTAATATTTGTGCCTTATCCGTTCCTATCTTTATAATATCTAATCCAGTTTCACCTGCTATTTGCGACACAATACCAAATTTCTTAGAAAACAGTTTATTGAATTTGTTAGAAATTAACTCTCGTTCATTAGTTGATGTGTCATACTTAACATACTTTTTTCTTTCAGTCTTCGAGGCATTTCTGCCAACAATACTAAAGTTCAATAATCCTGGTCTAGAATCAAAATGAAATCCAGTTTTAATATCAAAATCACTATTACGTAATTTTCTTTCTAAGAACTTTTGTGGTTTGTCTTCTAATTTGAAATCTTTAGTATTGAATACACAAACACCCTTTTTGTGTTTTGTGTTTCCTGAACAATTATATACACAGTTTACTTTTTTAAATAGTTCTTCACCAATTTGTTCTTCTGTTTTAGTTCTATCGCTTCCTGTAACTAGGTACACTGGATGCCATTTAACAAACTCCAAAAACCACTTTAGAAAATCCTTATTGATTTCATCTCTACTTGGAGTAAGTGTACCATCTACATCGAATATGTAACAATTCATTTATTTAATTCCAAAACAGTATAATCATTCCATAAACGAATGTTATAACTGCAAATACTAATAACGATTCAAGTAATGAAGTCGTCTTTCTCTTTCTCATTGAACAGGATACGGTTGATTAAGAATTGATGCAAGTTCATCAGGTGACTTAGCAAGATTTTGTAAATCGTGTGTGCCACAAAACTTTAAGAAGTTCATACCAACACCAGTTTTACTTTTTGGTATACTATTCTCTGCGATTGTTTCTACAAACTTAACTTTTAAATCCATAGGTTGAGCAGTCAAATCTATTAGTTTTACGTTACGTTCAAAATCATCACGGACAGTATGCTCTTCACCATTATGGTCAGTCCATACCTGGAGCATAAAATTATTCCAATTAAATCCACCATTTTCTTTATCAGCAAATGCTTCTAACATACCTACTTTATTCTTAGTGCCTTTCTTACGACAACCAGGATATGCTGAAAAGATATTATCTGATGTGTCACCACGAATACATTTCTCAAACAACAACCACTCTGGATTTGGTGCTTCTTTAATCTCGTCAGTTTTCTTTTCTTTTATAGGAGTCATATTCTTATCATCTTTAAAGAAACCATCTTTAGTAATAATACGATTTTGTACTCCGTCATACATAGTTACATTATCTGAAATTAATTGTAGATAATCACTATCACTTGATACAATAATGTGATTATCATTTGGATGTGCCTCGATGAATATAGCAATCATATCATCTGCTTCGGCTTCGGGATTATGTAACAATGTTACATTTGTTTTCTCATCTAAGAATGTAATCATATCATCATATGATTGAAACATAATTTCATCTTCTTCTTTTTCTTTGACAGTCTTAGCCATTTGAGCAACATGTCTATTCTTTTTGTATGGCTCATAAAAATCTCTACGCCAACTACGACCTTCTAAACAGAATACGGCATGGTCTGCCTTGAATTTGTTATAACATAGTTTAACACTACTAAGCATTATATGATATGCCATACCAATTTTCATATCAACATTCGCACCACGCATTGCTACGTGCTTTGCTCGATGATACATATTGAATGAATCTACTAGAATGAATGTAGACATATTAGGAATACTCAGAAGTGTTCTTGTCTGTTTTAACCTTGCTGATGATTAGACCTTCTTTGCTATCAGTCATTACACTTCTTCTGACACCTTCTTCGTCTTCTAAATCATTCAACACAATGTTCTTACATAAATCATTAAACCAGTTATCAACGATTTGGTCTTGTTCTATGCCTTCGTAACCATTCTGTGCAAGATATTCTACAAAGTTATCATTGAAATCTAATTCAAAGAAACCTTGTCCTGGTTTATCTTTATCTAATTCCATGCCAACAACTCTGACATATTCTTTGCCTTCTAATGTTGCCATGTTTTTGTCGTGTTTATGTTGGTCTATATGACCATACTTGAAGTTAATCTTTTCAAGTGCAATGTCACGTTCTTTTTCGTCAACAATTCGTCTAGCAATTGCTCTTTCTTTTTCTTCTGGTGTGCTAAACCAATTAGATGGATTTAGTGGATTGCTCATCTATATACTCCTTGTTTTGGTTGTTTTTCTAGTTTCCTCAGCATTGCTTTAGTCATATAAGGTTTAGGTATTTGAAACCCTCTCTTTTTTCTGCCAATAGGAATCTTTGCCCATCGGTCAATTGCATTGCCTTTCTTATTTTTATATTGGACACGAACCTTATTGCCTTTAATTTGTTTTTGTACATCAAACAATGCTTGTTTTAATCCTTTGTATTCTTTTGATTCTATTTCTGCACCATCTAACGTTTCAAACGTAAATGTTTTCATCTTACTGCTCATTTATTTCCCTTTCATATTCAGTGAAGTCGTAATCTTTATCTCTCCAAACTTCGTTATCATTGTTATCTAAAATTTTAATCCATTCGATGTTGAAGTTTCCTAATCCAACTGGCGTTTCATTTTCTGGTTCATGGTCGACTGCGTTCTCACCTAAATCGTCCATTAAATCATCTAAACTTTCAGCAGTATTTCCTTCTCGTACAAAGAATTTCTTTTCAGCATCATAGTAATCAACTTCCCATAGAACTGTAAATTTTTCTAAATCGTTTGGTACTACTGGCATATTACCATCCTATTTTCTCCCATGGAACATCTTTGTCACCAAAATGTCCGTATACACAATTCTTACTATATTGATGAAAGTTGAATAAATCAAATCTATCAATAATCCCTTTTGGTGTTAAATCAATATTCTCAGCAATAAACTTTTCAATACTACGATTGTGTCCATCACTATCTACATAGATACTAGTTGGCTCTTTAACACCGATAGCATAACTCAATTGAATTTGACACCAATCTGCCATGTTATCTGCTACAACATTCTTTGCTAACCATCGTGCCATATAAGAGGCACTTCTATCTACTTTCGTAGGGTCTTTTCCTGAGAATGCACCGCCACCATGAGGTGCATAACCGCCGTATGTATCAACAATAATCTTTCTACCTGTTACTCCGGCATCTCCATCTGGTCCACCAATCTCAAACTTGCCCGTAGGATTGATATACCATACAGTTTCATCATCTATCAAACCTTTTAGTATTTTTTCTGCTGAATCTCTACAAGGCATTTTAATACTATGTCCAAATCCTTTTGTATGTTGATGTGATATTACAATCTGGTCAACACGTTTTACTTTACCACCTTCATATTGCAAACTTACTTGTGATTTTGCATCTGGCAACATATATTCATAACCACCTTTGCGTTTTTCTTTGAGGTCTTTAAGTATTTCGTGTGCGTAATATATAGGTGCTGGCATCATTGCTTCGTTGTCGTTACACGCATAACCAAACATTAATCCTTGGTCTCCAGCGCCGAAATCATCGGTTCCTAGTGCGATATCACCAGATTGTGTGTGAATCTCATTATAAATCTTTAGTTTATCCCAATGAAAGCCTCCTTGTTCATATCCGATATCTTTAACTTTATTACGAACAATTTGCTCAACATCTTCTTTGCTCACGTTAAAGTTCTTTACTTCACCTGCTAACGTTACGTGATTTGTAGTTACGAGTGTTTCGACCGCTATCCGTGTCTTTTCATCACCATTTTTAAGTCCTGCATCAACTAATGCATCACTAATTTGGTCTGCAACCTTGTCAGGATGACCGTCACTTACACTCTCACTAGTAAAAATATAGTTATTCATACTCCTATTATACAAAATTTTAACACAAAAGTCAAGTGGTTTATGCTACTGTTCTTGTAATATTGAGTACACGTCATGCCCTGCATCACGCAATTTCTCACCACCACCCAAAAACTCAAGTTCCATTATACTTAATATACCTACAACCTCGGCTTCAAATCTATCAGTTAGTTTAATGGCTGCCTCCAGTGTTCCACCTGTTGCTATAACATCATCTACAATCAATACTTGGTCCCCTTTCTCTATTGCATCTACTTGTAAGTGCAATTCGTCAGTTCCGTATTCTAGTTCATATTCAGTAAATATTGTTTCGCCTGGTAGTTTACCTTTCTTTCTAGCCATTGAAAATGGTATGCCAGTTTCTGAACTTAAACATCCAGCCATTGGAAATCCACGTGCATCTAGTCCAATGATTCTGTTAAATTTTATATTATTCTCTGAGATATAATCATTAAACAATGACATGACATCTTGTATACCTCGAGCCGCATTAAAGACACTTGCCATATCCTGATAGAGTACGCCAGGCCTCGGATGGTCTGGAATGACTCTTATCAAATTTTGGATTGTTTTTGGTGTTGGTTTGAGTATGCTCACTAGATTTCTTCTAGGTCTCTTTCTAATTGAACAATTTCTTCTTTAAGATGTAACTTTTTAAGTTTTAATTTAGAGACAACTTGGTCATCTGTGTGCATCTTGAATGCAGTTATAATACCATCATCTAAGTCTCTGTGTTGTTTTTTTAAGTGTATTAGGCGTGTTTTGATTTTCTCTGCGTTGATTTTTCCCATTCATTTCTCCTATAATGAGTCTTACCAGTTACAACCTCCTCGATGTATTTATAATAAAACTCTAATATTATTATAAATTAGTTGCCGGCTTTTGCTGGTAGAATGTACTCGTATAAACCTAAACCACTATCAACTGAAATCATCATCGCACCTTGGTCGGATAACTTCATGTTCATAGTACTTGTATCACTAAGTCTAAGAATAGTTAGAACTGTTGACAATGGAAAACTCCAACCTGTCTTTAGTTCACCCTCTACATTGTTTGCAAATGGAAGTTCTACTTTATCTGTTGAACTATCACCGATATAGAAAACTAAATTACCATTCACTGTTCTCGCAGTAAGTAGTGGGTCAAATTGACCTAGAATACCTGCAAAGTATTGTAAGTCTTTGATTGCTTTTTGTGTTGGCATAATTTCTACATTCCATGCCGCACCTCTAAAAGTTGCTGTTTTGATTTGTGCATCTACTAATTCACTTACGATTACTCGATATGAACTATCAAAACCACCTGGCATAGAGAAGTTAAGTTCAGTAGTAACATCTTCACCATTTCGTGATTCTGTTCCTACTTTAACATCTGCTACAATAGGATTGCCTTCTTTGTCTTCGCCAGTATAGTCAAGTAATCCACTTAAGACACTTAATCTTCCTAGACCGAACTTGCCTTCGAATTCAGGAACTGGTGCATGTAATTTACCACTCAATACAACAGTACGGTCTTCGTCCATTGCATCGATTGTAGTTCCCTCTTTATCTGTTGTCACTTTAGCCGCTTGGATAATACCTAGCGAATGTGTGTGTTTGACAATATCCTTTAAAATATCACGCATTTTTACTCCTTTTATTTAATTATTAAATTAATTATAACATAATTTAGAACCACTTGTCAACCTATAAATCGAATAGATTATCAAATGATTTTGCTGTATTATCTTTTCTTTTTCGTAGTACCCATGGCTTTTTATCTTCAGTTGTATATTGAAGTTGACCATTCTTTGGATTATCGACCCAATAGATAGTATTAGATGGTATAATACCCCACATAAACCAAGCATTTCCAAATGTAGGATTACCAGTTCCTGTGAAATCTACCCGATTGTTATACACAAGTGTAGACATACCATGTTTAATAAACATCTTACCTCGTTTTCCACCTTGAAAACTTGTTACTGGTAATAGTAACGCAAATGGTTTACCAAGAGAATAACAATGTTCTATAAACTTATCTTTAATACTATATGGTGGATTAGTTATTATTCCATCATATACATCATCTGGACCACAGTCAAAGAAATCTTTATCATTACTTGGCACTATCTTATATCCATTTTTATTGAAGCCGTCTACAATTAAATTAGACTTTCCGCTAGTTGCTTCATAGTAAGTATTGTCTTTGTTTAGATATTCTAATAATGGAAGAACTTGGTCAGAAGGAGTATAGCATTCATCTGATATTGCATTACTGCTTCGTCTTCCTACTAAATCTGTGTAAGTCTTAGTCATTACAAATCGAAAAGATTATCAAAAGTTTCTGATGCATTTGCATCACTCATATCCCAATTTAATACTCCAATTAGGTTGTCTAATTTCTTATCAACAATAGTTTGTTCCATCAACTCATGGTCAAATGGAAGTTTTTGAAACCATTCTGGTATTTTAGTCGCATCTACAGGATATGCAACACTTTTCAACTTGAACGTGTTTGGCTTTAGTTTACAAACAATCGTCTTCATACCATCTACAATTTCTACTGCATATCGGTCTTGATTAAGTTCTCGTAACATATTCCAATTCAATGATGCGGCGACATGTCCAGGTAAGTGGACTTTATCTCTTTTAGATTTATCACCACCATTATTCAAATCTCTTGCCATTGCCTTCTTTGCGGCGTTCACTCTGTTCTTGTATGAAGTTAGATTGTTTACACGAGTTTGAGAACCTTTTTCCCAACCTGGTTTTGTTCTAAACTCTTTCTTAAACTCTTTAACCATCTCAATGACTTCTTCACGTGTGCCATCAGTTAACACTTTCAGTAGAACTTCACTTAGAAAATCTTGCATATATGGTGGAGTATCACTTCTCTTTATGTCAATTCCCATTACTTTGACTTTACCAGGTGAACCATCTACATCACGGCGAACACCATCGTCATCATACATAAGCAATGCGTATCGTTTCTTTTTAATAAAAATACCTGTAATCGAACAATTCTCACGGCCAGCAACAATAATCTCACCTTCTTTTCTAGGAACATTAAAGAACGTTTTCATAAAATCTGGAAAACTTGCGTTGACTTGATTGGCAACTTCATCATATAACATTAATACTTTTTCTTTATCCCATTCAATACTACCGTCATCAATCTCTTGTTTGTAAACAGGATACATTGAATAATAGATAGAGTCTGTGTCACCATATATAACTGCTGGACCCTTATAATCATATTCGCCAACGATTACTTCATTACACTTTGCACCCATGTGTCTTGTTATACAACGACCTGTTAGAGTTGTACTCTGACCAATACGTTTATCATAGAAACGACATCCTTGATTCAAAATCGCACCATATAATGAGTTTAAGTTAATCTTCTTAACAAGTTGTCGTTTATCCCAAAATGCTATTTCTTCAGCATCACCATCTTTAATGGCAAGTTTCTTGTTCTCTTGCATTACTTGTCGTTCAGCATACCAACGTTCTAACAAACTAGGAATGATACCTTGAACATCTTGTTTAAATATAGTACCATTAGCAGTAAGAGTCCAGTTCAATTCGCTATTGTATATTAAATCATATGCCTCTTGACCTGATAGTGCTTGAGTTGTTTTGTTTTCTTCCCATGGTGCATCTTCAAGTACTAATGTAATATTACTTGCTTTGTCCCTCTCATTAACTAAACGGAATTCTTCTGTACTAAATGTTTCATCCCATGCTTGAGATGAACCAAATGTTTTAGCACCTGTTTTTCTACCCTCTGATATTCTATCACCAATCATCTTTTCAGTCAAGTCAGGTCTTAGTTGTCCTGCAATTGTTTCTGGTGACATATTCATCGCACGAATAACTGATGGATAAAGAGAGTTGATATCAATACCTGCTACCCATCTCTGTAATCCTGCTTTGGGAACTGCCACAAAAGCACCAGCGGCCTTTTGCATTTCTACTTCGTGTAATTCTTCATCTGATAATTCTACATCATCATCTGACCAAACTTTTTTCTTTCTATCTGGAACAACCATACCACGTCTATGTGCTTCGTTGATGATTGCTTGTTCTGTAACTGCAACTGCACCCATTGTTGTTTTGATGTTTACTGTATTATCGTGTGCAATCTCGTTTGCCAGTTCGATAAATCTTAGTTTCTTATCAATCTTATCAAGTAGTGCAACGTCTTGTCTGTTATATTCAACAAACTTATAGAAGTCATTGTTGTATAACTGGTCTAGTGTGCCGTCATATGCAACTTTTTGTTCACCTACTTCGTGTTCACCAATTGTATCAAGTGCGTATGAGTGCATTTCGTGATATGTGTACTTACGATATAATTCTAGGTAGTCTAAGTGAATTCTTCCGAACAAGTCAAATGTTTCTTGTTCTTTACCATATTTTACTATTCTACGTTTCTGAGGTTCTAATTCCCATAGACACAACTTGCGTGTATGTGATTTACTTAGTACTTCAGTTATTCTATTCACAATGTATGGAATATCATAACCTTCAGAGTTCCAACCAGCCAACACATCAGCATCTTCAATGACATCTAAAAAGTCATTAAGCATATCTACTTCACTTAGATATAATTGAGTATTCTCAAATTGCTCACAAATTCTTTCTGCCTCTTTAAGACCTTCACCACTTCTCATTGACTTGGGTGGGATAACAAGTGTTACAAGTAAGTCTAACCATTGAAGATGAACTGTGATTGCCGTGATTGGCATGAATGGGTCACTAGGGTCAGCAAACCCTCGACTTGCATCGAAGTCTGTTTCAATATCGAAAAAGGCAGTATTTAGAGTAGGTGAATCAATTCCATTATAATTCTCACTCAAACAACGAACTTCTGGTTTAATATCACTTTCGTAAAATGTTTTACCAGTATTTATTTTTCGTTCTTTGTGTAAGTCTTTAAGACGTTTACATTTGATTTGTCGTACTTTGTCACCATGAATACTTATATGGTCACCGCGTGGGTCTTTCACATAGAAAGTGCGCCACGCTGGATAATCATTATAAACTCTTTTGCCTTTTATTCGTTCTACAACTTGAACAATGTCCTTATCTTTGTTGTAGAATGCATCTACATAACTCAAAGAGTACGCCCTACAGTTTCCAGAATTGTTTCCATATCTTCAAAGTCAGCACGTATCTCAGATAGTTTGGCCTTATGTGCAACCGAGATTGCCTTGTTTAAAACTGCTGGTTTTACATCGATTTCTTCAGCAATTGCTCTTACTGTATCACGTAATCCACCTTTGAGGTCTTCAACTTCTTGTAGAACTAGACAACCTTCATTTACTAATTGAATGAGTTTTGCTTTTTCTTCTTCATTAATTGCGTCAATTGACATATAAATCTCCTATAAGTTGGACAATAAAAAAGAGTGATTTCTCACTCTTTATATATTAACATAGGTGACTTCAAAAGTCAATAGGTTATTTGTTTAAAATTTAACTGAGGCCTTGAATTTAGTAGGGGGATGATGGTCACCAGGCGTATAACCTTTCGGTCCTTTCGGTCCTTTCGCTGGGATTCTCTTAACTGTGATTTTACCTGAAGGTTTTGTATTTAGTTCTTCTACTTTCTTCATAGCACCTTTCATTATGTCTACCGCTTTATCTTCGGGAGAATACTCAGATGCCGATAGAGGATTACCCATTCCGGTACGGTCCATACTTTTTGCTATAGCAGATTTGCCCATATCGTAAACTTTCTTACCAACTGCTCTAACTTTATTCTTCATTACATCTTTTTTCGCTTGTGCAATTTGTGATGGAGTAGCCTTATTAGCCATACCTGCCTTACTACCACCACCAGGTTGAATTTGAGTCGCTTTTGAACCAGGTGCATTACCTCTACCTACTCCTGCTGGTTTTACTGTACTTTGTGCTGGTTTAACACCTGATTTGTTTGCTGTCTTTTTTTGTAATGGTTTAGCAACTGGTGTCTTCTTTTTCATATTTATAATCATGTTCGCTTTTGGACTACCAGGCTTATGCCCCTTACCATTTTTATCTATTACTGCATCTGGACCAGTATAAGGTGCTTGTAATTCATCTAAATCATATTTGCTTGATGTTATTCGTGCTACGTCAGTTGCTTTCTGTTTTACTGTCTTGTCTTTATTTTTTACAGTACTAACAACTGCCGCTGTTTTAATTGGATGTTTTACAGCCGCTTTTGCAAGTTTTCCACCAACTGCTCTAGCAACCCCACCAGCAACTGCACCAATAGCCGCTAAAGGTAAAATCTCATCAATACGTTTGCCTGCTTTGATACCTTCACTAAGTTTGCTAAATGCAAAGTTTGACATCTTAAGCATACCTTCTTTAGTTCTTAACATATCGTCAATTTTTTCTTGTGTTTCTGGCTTAACTGCATCATATACTTTTGATACTGCTGATGCTGTGTATAAATCTACTCTCATCTTGCCATCGTCAAATTTTACTTGTTGATTTTGTTTGTCTGCTACAATCTTCTTAATTGTGTCGATTGCTTTTGGAATATCTTTTAAACCACCTTTTGGTTTCATATCCATAACTTTCATAAATTCATCTCTAGCCGCTACTGCTTCTTCATCTTCTCTAACTTTTTTAACTTCATTTCTTTTTGCTTGTCTTGATGCTATCAACGAACTTGCAAGTGATACCTGTTGCGGTAAAGATTCTGATTCAGGAATATTATCACCTGAGTAACGTTCTGCATCTAAATGTTGCATAGCAAAGGCTTCTACATCTTTTGGATTGCCGTGAAATGAAACATTATATCCCATTCCACCAAATCCTTGAACTCTTTTACCATCCTTTTTATGATAACTCATTTTTAGATTAAAATCAGCCCAATTATTAAGTTTGATTTTATCTTCAGGATTATCTCTGTTGTGTTGTCTGATATCAAAATCATCATAATGTGGTTCAGTATAAGTACTGCCATCATTACTATAGAATCCTGGTCCACCAAAGTAACCAAACTTATTAGTAGGATTCAGGTCAGAATATTTATCCTCTTGAACTGGTGTATTTCTTGCATTTTGAGTTTTGGCAAAATTTGCATCTTGATTTGTTTGGTCTGGAGTTGTAATTTCTATTTTACTAGGGTCAAATTCCATTGGACTAATGTCATAATATCTGTTTAACAGTTCACCAATCTGGTCTTCTATAGTTGACTTAGGATTAACAATTATGTTTCCACCAATGTCTTCATAATTAAACCATACTTCTTCTTCGTCACTGATACCTTGCTTTTTCTTTGCTTTTGCAATAAGATTGTCCCATTCTGGTGTAGGCTTATTAGGGTCTCTTCCTGTTTCAGGATTATATGCTTCAAACCATTCGGGATGTCTTTTTCTATTACGTTTGTCCCTGGCTTTGATATCATCATCTGCGTCCTGTCTCAGTTTTTTTATGATTTCTTTATCAGACTTTCTTTTTGCTATCGGGCGGCCTTTATCATAATCATCTTTTGCTTTCTGTCTTAGTTTTTTTATGATTTTTTTGGAAACAGCATCTAAGTCTTCACTTACTTTTTTCTTATCTTTAACTGCTTTTTTCATTGGTTCTTTCTTGTTGCCATCTTTGTCAAGGTCTAAAAAGTCTGGCTTTGCTTTTTCTTTAACTGCATTTCTTTTTTTATCCACTTTCAAAAGATTGATTTCTTTTTGTAAGATATCAACTGCTTTTTTTAATTTCTCAATATTATGACCTTGTGTCAAATCGGCAACATCACTATCTTTTTCATTATTTTCAACATCTGCTAATAGAGCCGAAAGAACATTATCTGCTTGAGGATATTTTGTTTTCAACATCATTAATGCTCTTGCAGTTTTAGGGTCAAATCCTTTTAATAAATCATCTGTCTTTTCTTGTTTTTCTTTAACTGCGTTTAATTTTTTGGCATTCTTTTTTGGTTTCTTAGATGCATTAAGGTCATTAAATTTTTCAATGCTACTACTTGTCGGTAAAGTGCTTGTTGTTCCATATCTAACGCTTTTTGTTGCATTATCACTGCCTAGACTGGCTGCCTTTTTTACGGCTTTACCAACCATTCCACCTACCGCTCCTCGCATTGCCGCTCTTCCGAGACCGCTTCCAACTACTCTTGCCGCGGTTCCGGCAACTCCGGCTAATGGAGCCACAAATGCCCATTCATCTGTACGTGATTCTCCTTTGACGTGTTTCTTTTTCCATCTTGCTTCTAATTCTTCTATATCTTTATAATAATCTTTATCCCATTCGTAACCATCTGCTTCTAATCTTTTCCATTCTTCTGGGTCAGAAGTAGTCGAACCGCTATGGACGCCGTCAACATCTTTTGTGTACTTTCTCATTCCTGCCGCTAGTTCATCTCTTTTCATTTGAGCAACCATATCATCTCTGCCCCAAAATGAACCTTCTTTTAAACGAGCATCTAGTTGAACGTCATCGTAACCTTTGGCTCTCCATAAGTCATATAACTCTTTGGCTTCTTCGTAATTTAGCCACTTGTCATTAACTTCAGTACCACCAACCCATACAGTATATTCCATTCCAGCCCTTTCTTCATCATTATATTCTTCATCATTAAATGATTCTTTATATTGACCAAAATCAACTGAACCTTTGAAATCTTTATCTTTAGCCATCTTTCTACGGAAGTCTGTTACAAACTTATTAATAGTATCAGCATCTAAAAAACGAACTAAATCTTGAAATACAGGATTCTGTGCTAATTCAATATCACCTGCACCTAATGAACCAACTAAATCATAAATTGGTTTGGCTTCACCATGTGTTGCTTCTTTTACTGATTCAAAGTTTTTATCATCTTCACCGTAATCGCCATCTTCACCTGGATGATTCATATCATGGTTACTTCTAAAGTCTTTAACAAAATCTTGAATAGTATCACCACCTAAGTAACGAACCATATCGTTTAATACGATTTCATGTGCATCATTATCACCACCCAAGTCATCAATTAAATCATAAATTGGTTGTGCAAATTCGCCAACTGCTTCTGATACATCACCTTCTTTTTTGGAAAGTATCATATCTTTCCATTCATATCTTGGGTCACCTGCTCTAAAACGTTTCCAGGCTTCAGTATTATTATCTTTGTCTGCTTGTGTTACTTGCATCTTACGTGGTTCAGGCTGATTGTCTTCTGCCAAATGTGCATCAATGCCTGCTGTAGATTTCATACCCCAATACTCAGCCGCTTGTTTTGCCGCATCATAAGATGATTTTGCGTAAACTTCATGCTTTGGAGTTTTAGCATGAACGCAAACGTAAAGACGTTCTTTGGTTTCTATAAGTTGTGTCAGTTTCATAAGCCTTCTACCTTCTAATCATTGGTGATTTAACGGGAGTATTATATGATAAATTGCCAACATCTGCACTATATCCCATCTTTAATTTCTTTTTCTTCTTTGATTTTTTAGATGCGTATATGCTCTGCTTTGGGTCACCACCACCTAATGTAGTAGAAACACTTGCAATACCACCAGCACTTGTCATTTCACCTAAAATCTCATATATTTTCATAATAGTATTTATCAAAAAATAAAATATTCTTATTTAATTATCTCATCAAAATGAGGAAATTCAGACTTGTAGGAGATTCCTCTTCTATTCTCTAACATTTCAAACTCTTTTGAAGCATTCTGCTTCATCTCTGGAGTGATATTCGCATTCAAAATTTGATTTCTAAGTGACTTTAGCATAGTAGTATACTCATCTTTCTTATAAAGATTAGTCATTTCGTTCTCCATGTACTCTATCTGCTCTGTTACAGCATCAGCATGGTGACTATTTAGCATTGATATGGATAAGTGTTGTGGCTCTTCTATATAGTTGATTAGAAACCATACAAGAGATTTGTATTCGTGTTTTGCCAGTTTTTTATTAATGTATACAAGAAAGTCTTTGAAATACGGCAGAGATAAGGCATTATGGGCGCAACCAAATCCTATAACTAGATTCTTCAGTCTTGCTGACTCTGTTAAGAACATATCTAAGTTATTGTTCCACGTCTTAAAGTCCATCCCCCACCGAATTAGTTCTGCTCTCTCGTCAATTGCTTCTCCAGATAACTGCATAATGTATATTATGTTAGGAGTACGTTCAATCAACTCAATAAATTTCGTAAATTTCTTTTCAGGAAAAGCCATACCAGTTGTGATTGTAACTGTTACTTCTTGTTCTGATTTTACATGGAATTTTGAAAGATATTCTAAGAATATGTACATGTGGTCAGTAAAGAAAGGCTCGCCACCTAATAGACTGATATTGATATATGGTTCATTTGTGAGTTTAGTATTACAATATTCTGTAAATAACTCCATTACTTTATGAAATATCTCATCTTCAGTATCAGGATGTCGTTGTTTTAATTCTTTTTGCCATCTTGAACTAAGTTGTGGTCCACAATATACACATGCTAGATTACACTTGTTTGTTAATTCAAGTTCAATAAAGGTAGCAGGAGTATCATAATCAAATTCACCAGTAAAGGACTCCTTAGATTCGTAAGTTTTAGTATATAATGTTCTATGACTTTGTCCAGACCTATCTTCTGATTCCCAACATACATGGCAATCTGGACATCTTACACCAGTTGCTAAGTTGTTTTTTCTCTTTTGAAGAATTGGATGATTGAAAAGAAAATCTATACCTTGTGTGTTTAAGATATCTAAATTAAATGTGGTTTCTTTTGTTTGTTGAGCAGTTAAGTTTGTCTTACAACACCAACTAACTGTTTTCTTTGGTAATGATATGATAATATCATTCCAAGTTTTATAACACATTGTGTCTTTGTTATACACTTGAATGCCTTTTATCGTAAATTTTTCTTTGGAACTCCGTCTTTGTCAACATCATTGCCAAACTTGGCCGCTTGTTTCTTAATTTCATTTGGTCCAACATCAACACTTGTGTTTACTCCTGGTACTACTTTGCCTACACCACCAGTTTCTTTAACTGACTCTTTACGACCTAGAGTTGCAATACCAACATCTATTAAATCTTTTCTAGTTACATTTCCTTTGTACTTGTTGTATATCTTTATAAGTTCTTTCCATTGTTTCTCAGTTGGCCTAGACATCCAACCTTTTTTAATCATGTCTTTGACATCTACAAGAGTGAATTCATTTAATTTAGAAAAGTCTTTTTCGAATTCTTTTACCTTTGTGTTTTCACCAATCACATCAAGTATAGAAGTTCTTTCTTTGCTTTCATAATTGATGTCTTTGTTAATACCTCGTGACTTAGGACCACCTCTTTTACGTGTTTTTTCTAAATCTTTCTTTGTATCAACAATTGCCTTAATCATAATTTGCATAATCTCACTATCTAAATTAGCATTTATCTGTTGCCAATCTCTCCTACCCTTTGCTCTTTGAACTAAGTCTTCTAGTTTACCAATTACACTATCTTCTATTTGATTAAGCATAAGTCTTCCAAATCCTTGAATTAACACTTCAGGATTATTTGGGTCTTCTTTGTTGAATTTCCATATTTGAGATTCTTCTCTCAATGATTCATAGTTGTCTTTGAGATATTTCTGTGCTTCATCTTTATCGTAAGATTTAAATGCTGAGTTGCCGTACTTATCTAACACATCATAAACCATTTTGTTTCTGTTATCTTTATCTCTATACATTGATACGTATGGTTTTTGTGTTGCTTCGTTTGTGGTATCAAACTTCTGTAATCCACTATCTGTAGATTTAAGATTAGCAATATCTTTATCTGAATATCCAAATTTAGTTTTTAAAATATCTTCTGCTTCACTGGCTGAAGGACCACCTAACAATGCTTTACTAGGATTTCTAACTGTATCTATTGCTATTCTTTTTTGTCTAGTATCAGCAAGACTATCTTCGTTATATTTTGAGCCAACTAACTTACCTATAAACGGATGGTCTGTTCTTCCTGGCTTCGCTTTTGGCCACGGGTCACTACCTTTAACCTGAACATTATGTTCTTCTAAAACTTCAATCTCGCCAGTGCCACCACATTCGTCACAACCTCTATCATCTTCGTCAGAAGTTACACTTCTATCCCAACCTGTACCATCACAAGCAGTACATTGTGTTGTTTCTTCATTTACTTGCCTATCTAATTGTTTATACAAATCTGCAATTAAGGCAACAATCGCTTGGTCACTTAAATTCATTGTGGCTTTTTGAGCCATCAAAGTATAATCTGGGTCTTCATTTACTGTTTCTTTGTCTGTTTCATTATCTTTATTAAGTTTCAATAATCTTCTAAACATATTATTTGAGTGTGCTGGTCGAAGTTTTGGCTCACCTCGTAATGGAAGAGATATGGTTCTATGTGTTGAACTTTGAGTTGGAGTATATCTTGAGCCAGAACGACCACCCATACTGAATAATCCTCTGCCCAACTCACTTAAATCATCTTCTGCTATACCTTCACCTAAAAGTTTATCTTCTGCTGAACCCATAGCAGTTGTTAATTCATCATATCCTCTAAGCATACCTTTAATGTCGTTTTGCATATCTGAACTGCCATCCTTAGGGTCGACATCTTGTAAATTAAGAAGTGTTTGTCTAATACTTTTTAGTTGTTGTCTTAATTCGTAAATTTGTTCTCCCTTATACTTACTGTAATCTTTCTTTTTAACATTATCATAATAAAGACCAGCATCTTCTTCTTCAAGTTTAGGATATTCCCATTTTTTCATACTTTTCATTTTTTGATATAAAAAAGTTTCTTCTTTTTCATCAGTAGTCATACTCTTTATACCATGATTCTTTTTAAATCTTGACCACATTTTCATATGACCTTCACTTCCTTGACCACCAGCATTATCAATATACTCTGAAAGTCTTTCATCAAAACTGATTCTTCCTCTTTGAGATGCTTTCCACAATCCCCAATCCATTGATACATACGGAATCAAAGTATCTTTTCCTTTAATAAAATATTCACTTTCTACTGGGAACTCTCTGTTAGATGTTTTGAAATCTGGTTTACGCATTACAGTCTTTACTATTAAATCAAGTTCTTCATTTTCTTTATCCCATACTAATGCAAATGGCATATTGATATCAGTTGATAAATCTTTCATTACTGCTTCAGCATCAGGTCCCATTTGGGCAATAGGTTGACCCCAACGTTTGTATTCTTGTTTGAATAAACGAGTTAATTCACTTGCTGTAATTTGTTTTCTATTACGTGTATCATTAACTCTGTCTAAGAAATGACGAGTGAATTCAACATCAATACCTACTTTGCCAAATATTCTATCAGCAAATGTTTCTAACGCTTCTAGGTCAGATGATGTAATTTGTTTGTCTAATTCGTCTAATTTCATTATAGTTCACCTTGGTCATACTGTTGAAGTTCTGGTGGGAGACCTAAACCCTTTATTGTGTAATTATCTGCAAACGCAGTAAATATTGCTTTCTGGTCTTCATTAGATAAATTCTTTTTAATTACTTTAACTAATGTTTCGTAACTATCTAAATCGTCACCATTATCTAGACCGAGATTCTTAGCAATTTCATCTGCTGTCTTCCATGGTCCAGCAATAATTTTATTGTTATTTTTCTTTGTATACCCTTGTCCACTTTTCTTAGGAACAGGTCTACGTAAAACTCTTACTAGTCCATCTCTTGGACTCCACATAAATCTTTTCGATTGTAATGGTCTGCCATCATCAATCTTTTCTTCACTATCTTCGATATTTATGTTTCCAGCAATAGAGGCAATCATTATATTACGATAAACTCCTTTATACTGACTATCTTTTTCATTCGGTGAATGATAGTATGTCTTTAACCAATCTGGGTCACCAGGCATAAAGTCTACCTGTACATAACCAGTTCTTGGTCTACCATCTTCTTTACTCTTATCAAAGTCAACAATTTTAACCTTTGTCATAATTACACTTGACTTTGCAATATCAAGAATTTGATTGCTCTTTTTAAGTCTTTCTACAAACTCTGGTATCTTATCTGTGTCAATTTGTAATGCAACATCAATATCGCCACTGAATTCTCTTTTGCCAACACTACCTAATGTGTTGTTCATTAAATCGATTCCTAATTCTTTTTCTAATGGAGCAAGTGTTGGTCTAATTTCATCAGTATGAATAGCACCAACGCCAGGCATTGCACCGCCCTCTATTAGCACTTTCTCAGATGCACTCTTATATTGTGTCAATTCAAATAAATTCATTAGTAATTATAAGTCCTTGAGCCGCTGTCATTATTGTTTCTAATTTGTTCAAACAAATCTTCATGCTGTTCCATGATTTCTTCATCTTTGTCCATCATGTCGTCCATTTGGTCTTGAAGTTTTTCAACACCTCTTTCTAACTTATCAACTTTATCATCTAACACTGCTTGAGTAGTTGATAGACTAAATGTTTGCGTAAGATTCCAACCACCTAAGGCGATTAGAATTCCTATCAATAACATTATTATTTGGTCTTTCATATTACTGTCCCTGGGCTCTTATGTGTTCTTCTAGTTCTTCTTCTAATTCTTCAAGAACTTCCTTAACCTCTTCTATTTCTTCTTTAAGATATTCAATGTTTATGTCTTGTACAGCATCATCTGGTAATGCACCAAGTTCCCCTCTGGGCCACTTAATACGGAATTCTGTATTCAATTCCGAAGTATCTTGCATTCGAATAACATCTAGTTGTAGTTGTGATATTTTGCCCTGCAATGAAAAGTAAACTGCCGCTATTGACATTATCATTATAGCAATGCCTACAAGACTTTTGATGTCCATGTTTACTTTACCATGTTGTGTTAAATCTACTCCGTTTGCCATAATTTAGGAATCCTTACCATATGGCGCAGAATCAAATTTACGATAATCAAGCGGAAACATTGATTTAATAACTTCCTTAACCATTATTGATACATCACTTGAACCCACTTCAGTTGTGCCACTATGAAACTCTGCTACATCTTCAATTGCTCTCATTAATGGACCTGGACCTTCATCACCTAATAACGACAACATCAATTCTTTATTCATCTTAATACGATGTGTAATAATATCTACAAGGTCTTCTGCTGAAACACCATCTTCATCAATGTCAGATTCTATGTCTTCGAATTGTCCTCTCGCACCATAATTTGGTTTACCTTGTTTTCTGCGATTTTCTTGTCTCCAGTCATTGTGACCTTTTGACCAATGAAGTTTTTCAGCACCATCATATGGATTGCTGTCATATGGCTCACCGTTTTTGGCAGCCTTTTGACCTTCCTTATACTTAGGTTTACCCTTTGCATCAGAATAGTTTACAATGCCTGCTTCAACAAATTTCTGATTGTCTATAAGTTTTGTTAGTGCTTCTTTAACTTTATAAGTTTTACCATCAACCTTAAATGACTTCTTACCATCAATTTTTGCTTTTGCTAATTCACCTGAGAATTCATTACCTTCTTGGGCTTGTGGGAATAATTCCTGATAGTATTTCTTATGTATTGCGTTATACATTAAATCGTTTTGTTCTGGAGTTACATGTCCTTGTCTTTTGATTATCTTCATAAGTCCTTCAATTGCTTTAATCTCAGGTCTAGTGCCAAATGCATGTGCTAACATAAGTATATTTCCTGAATGATGATTTCTATCTTCATTATACTTATAGATTTCTTGCATCTGTTCTATTGATTCTGGACTTTGGTCTTGATTTACTCCGTCTTTAATAATTGATTTATTATCATAGTCTTTACTTGCTATCATGGCCCATGACCTCTTTGCTCTTTCATCAGAAGTCATTTTTCCCATATCTGTTACTCCATCTTTAGCATCTTTATCCATTTGTCTACGTTTTTTATTTGCCCACTTTTTAATTGATTTTAAGTGTGATGTTCTAGCATTTCTTGATGACGTATAACCTCGTTTACCCTTAGGTCTATCTTCACTTCCAGGTCCATACTCATGGTCTTTTGGTACATCTCCCGATGGCTTTTCCCAACCCATTTTAGGTTCATATGACTCACTGGCTTTTTTATTTCTACCATGATGTTCTCTTGCAAGTTCACCAAAACATCGGTCACAAACAGCCTCATTGTCATCGCCAAGGATTTCATTTGTTTCCATATCTTCTTCACCTTTCCAATACATCTCATCATACCAACGTTGAATATCGCCACATCTGTCACAAACATTAAGGTCATCATCAACTTCTTTAACATCAAAATATTCAGGATAATCCTTTATATTTGTACCATGAATGTCATCAGAATTAAGATTATCATAATCAATTTCTTCTTTTATTTCTTTGTTGTACTTTGCTCTGATTAAACTTGGCTTTAATCCAAGTTCTCTAGTTCTAATATCGTCAACAGCATTTTGAATTCTGTATGCTATTTCAGTTTCTTTTTTATCTTTAGAACTTTTAAATAACATTTCTACATACTCATCAATCGTATCTAAGTAGCCTGCGATGTTACCTGTATCTGTGTAACCTTGAGATTCTCGTACTTGTAATGCTTTGTTTATATGGTCATGAATAATGTCTTGAATTTCAAATTCAGTTTGATTGTCTGTGTCCATATCATTAGGAATAAGTCCTTGAGACACCATTTCATCAACACAACGAATAGCAATATTACGTGTGTCATCGTTATCTAGACCTTCTTTGATACTCTCTGATTTTGTAGAACCGTCAGCATTAAAATGTTGTTCTCTAATATCTTCAACAAATTCTATTGCTTGGTCAACCATTGCGTTGTCTACATTTCCAGCACCACATTCTTGTAACACGTGATGAATATATTCTAGTTGTTCATGTTGTTCATTTGCATAATTTTCTTTAAGATTATCAACATTGCTTTTAAGTGCCACTAATAAATCTTTTAGTTCTCTTTGATTTTTTATAATAACTGTGCCACCCATGCCACCAGTTTTAGTAATTTCTAGTCCATCTTTAGATGGGTCTTTAGCATTTTTAAATTTTCTAATAGAAAATACAGAGTCGGAAGAATCTTCATTATATCTGAAAGTAGAACTAACATGACCTGTGCCATCAAATTTAGATGATACATTTTTGCTTCCTATTTTACTCAATTTTTTGAGTCCTTTTCCAACTGCACTAGCACCTTTCTTGGCTCCTGCTTTAACGTGTGGAGCCGCTTTCTTGGCACCTTTCCAGGCTAACTTGCCAGCACCTACCGCCAAATCATCTATTCCTTGTCCTATAGTTCCCATAACACCTTCTTGTGCATATTGATTGCCGTAATCATCTGGATAAACTTTATCTAATATTGCCCAGTATTCATCCCAGTCATAAATTTTATCTTCTATTTCTACATCTTGTGGATAGGCATCAAAGTGTTTTTTGTGGTCATCAACATAATCTTTTATGTCTGCCGCAAGACTTTCAAAAATACTAATCTTTTTTTCTGTTATTTCTTGGACTTTTCTAGTGAATTCACTTTCATTAGACTCGGCATGTATGGCTGCCATGTGGGCATTATACTTTTTGGTTCCCTTTTTATGTGGGCTTTTACCCTCTTTTACTATATTATAATATGGCATTATACCTTTTTTATACAAATACTCTACAAATGCAGTTATATCTTTTACACCGCCTTGTAATCTTGCTTCGCCTTTTGTCTTTAAATCTTCTACTCCAGAAGGTGCATTCATAAGTGTAAGATTAAGTCTTTTACCCATAGTGTTAATTGCTTTAACTAATGCATCAGGATTTCTAGAATAATCTACATCTAAAACAACTTCGTGTAAGTCTTTCTTTCCTTCGGTTATTGGTTTTAAAACAACATCTAAAACCTTTCCTTCAGTTATTGTTTTTAGTATGCCCTTTTTCATTTTCTTTTCCTCGTGTTCGATTTCAATTAAAAACTCGGAAAGTGAACATTCACTCCAGTTTTCATTCATTGTTTCCTTGTTTCCAATCTTTCTCTTAAATATCTCTATTATATCCTGTGGAACATCAGTAATATTATATAAATCTTGTAAAATTTGATTAAGTTCTGTGTCATCACTTGTCGCAATCATATTTCGAATTTGCGATGCACTGTTTATTTCTACACCTCGTACTTTAAATCCATATGTAGGTGTTGTTGCTAAGTAACCATGTTTGCTAAAAGTTTCAGAAGAATCTAAACCCCTCCATTGTTGTAGATACGCTGGTTCACCGTTTTTCTTAAAACTAATGCCCTTTGAAAAATCAAATCTTGGTTCTTCTTCCATATCTTTTTCAGATACAGCAAAGACAACAACTGTCTTGTTTTCATCAAATCTTTCCGTAATCTCTACGGACTGATATGGAGATTTGCACTGAACAATAGCACCAGAATCAACACCAGCCAGTATCATCATCTTTTTCTTTTCTTCAAAAGTAAAAGGTGACCTATCTCCATCAGTATTGTCTGAAGTTGAAATAAACACCTGGGCGTTCGGATAGTTTATCTTTAAGTATTGATATACTTTACCATGTCCTATATGGAATGGGTGAAAACGTCCTGGATATATAATAACCAAGTCTTTATTGCTATCTTCTAGTAGTTCTGATAAATCCATACAATATCTCTAACATTAAATTATACTTTATTGTATTTATCATTTTCATGGATGGGAAGCAAAAAAAATCCCAGCATGAGCCGGGATTAGACAGTAAATTGATTTTATTACCAGAAAAGCCTTTCGTACCAAGGACGATTTGCTTTTCGATACTGTCCCATAGCCTTAAGAGCCTCTTTTAACTCTGATAATATACTAGAATTAAGCACATATTGTTCTTTCTGAACTAATATCTGTAACTCTTTCATATTGAGTTTTATAATTTCTTCATTGCTATTTCTAAATAAGCCAACAACCTTACGATTATCAACATCAACGTATAAGAATTTCATACCCATACCTCCTAAAAACCTCTATCTCTAGTATTATTTAAGAGAAAACCGTACTATATATAGTGTGTAGTTAAGTTTTATTAGTAGTTTATCTTATCGTAACCAGTTATCAACTATCATTTTGTATTCTTCCATCTTACTATCTAAGACGGCAGGATTTCAGTCATGACCATCACCAGTAATCATTCGACTGCGTACTTCCAACTTGCCTAGTTTTCTATTAACATCAGCAAGTCTACGATATAGGTCTTCTTCTATCTGATTGATTTTTTGATACATCTCTTGTTGAGCATGTTTATATTTTTGAAATTCCATTTCTTGATGTAAATCATTTATATGATTTTGTTGAATAATCCACATAAGTCCTGCACCGAAAATGAAAGGTAATATATAATTTGTTACCAATTTAACTTGGTCTTTCACTAGACTTTTTTGCCAGAGTCATCAAAAGTAACATCTTCGGCGTCATCAAGTGCTTTGTTGAATTCTCTCAAACGTCTAATGACTGATAAGAAATCAACAATCGTTGTCCAACGGTCTATAAAGTAACCCATTGAACTTTCTACTCGTCCGAATGCGTTTAGAACTTGGAATAAGACTCCAAGTGTGATGAGTTGGTCAAAGTATGCAGGTGCTAAAACAACTAGTGCTAAGTTACCTACACATAATCCAAATGCTGTTTGCCATATACCAAATCCCATATACCAGTTAAACAGTCTATAGTAGTTTCTACGTACAGAATAGAACATAGGAAATAGAACTTCAGTGGCTCTGTCCTTAAAATTATCTTCAGAGAAAACTAGTTGCCTTCTCATTTTGGCTTCTACTACCTGATTTCTATATTCAAGACCGGGTAGTTTCCAACCAAGTAAAAGAGATATTAAAGTACCACCAATTGATACAGATAATGCAATCCATACTAAGAATCCAGGAATAATCATACCATTCCAAACAGGTAAACTCTCTGATAGATTCCATAAAATAGGAAGGAATGCAAATAAGATAAGTATCGCACTAAAGAATCCAGTAAATAATCCTTGGAGCGTCTTACCAAATATCATTAAGTCTTCTTGTATACGCTGTGAGCCACCTTCAATCTTTGCTGTTGAACCTTCCCAACGTGTCATATAGTGTTTGGTATTTGCTTGTCGCCACATAAAACAGTATCTTTGTGTCTGCCAAGTGGAATAAACTGCTATTGGAATGTATAGGACTAAGATTTCAACGAATGAGGGTTGTGTCCCCTCGGTTAAGGTCACAAAATTCAAAAATCTACCAACATCCCACCCCAGGAATAATTCCCAGAATCTTTCTTCTTGTAGTGATTGAATTACATCATAGATTTCTTTGTTCCAGAAGTTGTAGAATACTAATATTTCTACATTGTACCAAATCATGCTTAAGAGAAATGCCAGCATTAGCCATGCATATACGAAGTATTCCCTACTTAGAAAAAATGATTTTAACATATGTCACCTCTAATTACTAATTAATCTATACGAATTTAACCTTTCGTACATCTATTTAGTTAAATTAGAGTTTAATTTAGATTACTTTTAGCGAAGTCCGCCTTCTAAATCACTACCTGTAGTTCCAAAGAAATCTCTGTAATCTGTTGCAATAGTAATCAATGCTGGTCTTACTTCAAAATCTCGAGGATGTAGCCAATACATTGTTGCGTTTGGAATTTGAATGAACAATAGTCGTAAATCTTCATCATCGACTCCTAAAGACTTAAGTAGTTTCATCAATGATGATGCAGTTCTAAATGCACTACTTTCAATAGCCGCTGGACTTGCCCCATTCATACTACCAGGAGGAGTACCTGGACCATGTATTCCGAAATAAACTTCACCCATCAAGTATCGTTTATCTCCTGCTAAGAACATTAGACCACATGCTGAGGCACATATTGATTTTCCTCTCATATAATCTGGTGTGTTTTCATCAATGTCAAGATTTGAGCCTGGTTTATAAATGACTTCGCCTAGTTCATTCAAAACTATGCTATCTCTGACTACTGTAACTACGTCACGAAGTTTTATGTGAGCCGCTAAACAAGAACCATCTTTTAAGTTACCACCTGGACTTTCTAAAATTACAGTAAATGCTGGAGGCATATCCGGTGCAATCTTTTCACAATCACCTTCTTCTACTGTGCCCATTAATGTATATAACTTGTCATCTATCTTCGTAAAAATTAATCCTTGACTATTTTCTTCTTCTTCGACTTTATTGTTTGCTTCTTCGTATAGTATCATGTAATCATCATACCATTTAACTACTTGGTCTTTACTTACAGCAACGGCAAGAACTATACATACTAATAATATAGGATTTGTTATAAGTTTAATCAATAATCTTATAAGTAATAGTTCTTTTATAAAAGTGAATATCTTTTTCATCTTATTTTACCCTTATGGGTTCATTGGGCCTTCTGGTTTAGTAGCACTTTCTGGAGCCGTGCCTTGTTTAGGTTGCAACTGTTGTCGTTGAAGTTCTTGAAATTGTGCAATTGTGAAACATTCAAATCTTGTACTATGCTTCCACTCAATATCTATCTGCATGTCTTTTGGCAATTGTTCACCATAGAATTGGCATTGCTCCATAGTTGCAAATGGCATTGTATAGATAACTGGCGCACCAAGTTGTACATTAAAAATTGATACAATAAAATGTCCTATCATTAAAACTGCTCCTACACTTTCTGATAACATTATTCTTCTCCCTCGTTTAATGGACCTATGAATGGTTCTCTAACTTCTTGTTCTGTGAATAAAAGTAATGTAGACCATCCTTGATTATCTATTTCTGGATTTCTTGTAAATGATACTCCGTCTTCTATCGACTCTCTAATATCTTGTCTTTCTTCAATTATTCTCATAAAATCATCATCGTTATTTTCTTCTGTGGGTACGTAACTAACTCCTGAACCGCCTACTGAGCCGCCTAATTGTGGTCGGTCAGCCGGATAAGTAGCAGTAGGTGACTGATGTGAAAATGTTACACCACTATTTTCCTCTGGGTCTTTACTCTCAGGTTCTGTCATATTTTCCATTGGTGTAAATATAAATGAATCTGTTGTTTCACCTTTATTGCCTTCTTTTTTAAATTTACCTTGGGCAAAACTTCCACCAATTAAACGTTTCAACTCTTGCATTTTCTTTTTGTTTGCTTCTGTCCAATCTATTTTATAAAGAACAGGTCCATGTTCCTCTCTTAACAATACAAATATCCAAGGCTTATTATCTTCGACATATAGTACTTCAATTTTTTCATTCATAGGTAATCCATAAACTGGCATACCTTGTAATAGTTTGATACCTTGCCAAGTCATACTTGCCATAATCAATGCTAATGGAATTATAATGAATGTGTAAAGTTTGTTTGCTTTACTTTGAATTAGAGCATATAAACATACTATAATTAATGCGAATAGTCCAACTACGTAGACCATAATCATAGTATCAACTGTTATCTCATTCCAAAACATCTATATTCTCCTCTATTACTCTTGGTCGGCTGGATTCACCATGCCTTGTTCATTTGAATAGTGCGTTATAGCACTACTTGTATCTCTTGCTCCAACTATTATCTTATCACTTGTCCAGATATCAGTAATTTCTCCTTCCTCATTCAATGTAAATCCTGGAAGTCTAACAATATCGCCACGACTGTGTAATTCACCTTGCATGACGTAAACTTCTTTATATGGATTAACATCTAGTAGTGTTACTGTATATTTAGTTGGACCAGTTGTTGAATTTTTATGATATACGTGAATATTGATGTAATAATCACCTGCCGCTATACCACGCATGGTTACAACTTCACGATTTATTTTAATAATTATTTTCTCACCATCTATCATCATAACATCTGATGACCTTCCTAAGTCATCTCTGTCTAGGTGCATATATCCACTATGTTTGTTTTGGAAACTAATAGGTGCGCCCATAACTGGACCTAATACCCATATATCTATATCGTCAGCAACTTCGCTATCCCACTCTAAAGTGAGCATGATTTCTGCTTTTGATGGGATATCTGATTTCTTTGTTATTGGATTAATTAACAGAAGTGCTAATACAAATAAAACTACAAACCCTAATAGTGCATTGAACAATACATCATTAAACGATAGGTTCGACCCATATCGTGTAGACATTACTCACCTTCCTCAATCATTAATTGAGTGCGTAAAGAAACTGAAACTATTAGACCAGTGAGGGTAGTCAATAGAGCCGTGGACATACCACTTGCTAAATGTCCTATTACGGTTTTCATACCTTCTATATCTGATGGGTCAATAGAACCTAAGTTGCTACTGCCAAGCATAAGAATGAAACCAAGAACTGTACCCATCATACCAATCGCCATACAACTTTCTGCAATAAACCAGAATTTTTCATTAGATGTTCGAATATGTTTGTACATCTTATATCCGATTCGCATACTTGTAAGTAACCAAATACCTATCAAAATGAAACAGATATAAGTCTGGTCGTTGTTGAGTATGTATAAATGTAGTTTATACACATATGAGGCGCCTAGAATGATTATTTGGAGTACAAAAAACAACCACCATTGTAGAAACGTTTTAGTCATGGTTAACTCTCCCACTGTCTGTATTATGTAATTATCTAGAACTATTTATCAAAGTGGCCAGAACAAAAAAGCCCGTCATTAAGACAGGCTTTTTGAACTTAGAGATGTAAAAATTTAAAACGTAAGTTTTATACCTGCTGAAGCCGTCGAATCGCCGCCTGAAACATGCTCATAAGAGTATGTCATAATGCCACGAACTAACGATAACGTGTAAGTATTATTACTATTTAAATTAACAACTTTAGCCGAAAGGTCACCTAATGATACTTTAGCACCTTTAACATTTGTGCCATTTGTAGCACTAGTCATAGTACCTAGTAACGCATGTTTGCTATCACCAGTTTTAGTAACACTTGCATCACCAATGGATGCATGTGCGACATCTACGTCAAAACCTTGTATGCCTAAACCAGCATCAAGAATGGTGTTTGTACCTGTCGTTGTGTTTTGATATGAACCACCGACACCAATACCAGCAATATCCATTCCTGCACTTAGTAAGCGGTCATCGTCTAAAATATCTTCACCTGAAAGGTTAAGAGGTCCCATTACAGTACTAGCATCAATTGTCGTTGCACCATTGGCGCCAGACGCTTGATGAGCCGATACTGTGAAACCTGCGATAGTTGTTCCTACTTCAATTCCAGTTATGCTGTCAACCTTACCAAGACGAACATCAAAATTAAGTATTTCAGTATCGAGGTATAAGTCACCAACAGTTGCAGTTTCATCAACTTTAACTGTGACACTACCATTACCCGGAGAAGTTCCGACAATAACAAGGTCTAAACTTTGGGTATAAGTAAGGTCATCAAAATCGTGTGACGCAGTACCTTCATATGTACCAGTAACGGAAACATTTGATGTTTCTGCTACAGTTTCATCCGCCAATGCGATATAAGGTACAGTTAGCAATGCTGTACTCACAATGGCTGTTTTTAATAATTTGTTCATAGTTCTCCTTATAAAAAAATTAAATTATTAAGACTTAATAATAAACCGAGCATACCACCCTAAGGTGATAACCTCAATCTACAGTTGTAATTATAACACGGTATTTATGTGAAAGTCAAGCAAATATTTGCTTATTTTCTTATATTTGTGTGAAAAGTTGGGTTTTTTGCAAAAAACGGAGTTATTTGCTTGTTAGTTCGGTGATAACATCTACAATAGAACCAATTGTTTGTAATTCTTCTGCAACCTCATCTTCAATTGTGATGTTATATAAATCTTCTAGTTCAAAGATTACTTCAACGGAATCAATGCTATCAGCATTTAAATCTTTTCTTAAATCAGTTTCTAATGATAAGTCACTAAGTTCAAATTTTAATTGTCTTGATACTACCTCGAATACATTTTCTGCTATTGACATTATATTATTTCCTTTTACATTGAAAAACTTGAACCACAACCACAAGATGTTCTTGAGGATGGGTTATCTATTGTGAAACGTTCGCCTTCAAGACTGCGAACAAAGTCTATTGTTGCTTCTGCTAGATACATAATACTCATACTATCTACTACTAATTTTACATTATTTGTTTCAATGACTGTATCATCGCCTGCTATATCATTTTCAAATCCAAATCCATAACTAAAACCATGACAACCGCCACCTTGAACAAACACTCTTAGTGCTTTTACATCTTCTTTATCTTCTGTAATGATTTCTTTGACTCGTTCAGCCGCATTCTCTGTAAAAATCATATTTCCTCTCTTTTATTAGTCAAACACACCGTGATGTATTCCTTCTTCTACCTCGTGTTTTTTATTTGATGCCTCTTCATGTAGATGAGATATCTCATAAAATCTGTTAATTAAGCCAATTGCTGTTTTATAATTCTTATAAGTGTCTATACTTTCTTCAATTTGTTCTATGATAAACGTAGTATGTCCTTTCAATTCAAAAATGAAATTCTCAAGTTCATAATTTTGATTTGCTCTACCAAGTTGTATTCTTAATTCAGAAATAAAACTTAAATCTTCTGCCGTTGTACCATCACGAAAGTCCCATTCATGTCCATTAGTTTCCAAGATGTATCTTGCTCTTAGAATTGGGTCTACTAACGTATTAAAGGCTCTATGAGCAAATTCTTTATGGTCTCTACCAATAAATGAATTGTCATCTTTTAATATGTTTAAAATCTTCTTATAATGCGTAGAAAGGCTTCGGATACTAGTTCCTTGCTTCTCCTCCACACCAAAGAATTTGAAGTAATTCTTTTCTTCTAGATTATATAAACGTTTTGTTCCTGACATAATTTTACCTATTTGTTCTTATATGATACAATGTTCCTACCCATAAGTCAAGTGGTTTTGTCAGTATTTTTCAACTTATTTGTTAATTGTTGATATGGCTGTAATCTTGGGTCTACTTTGTCTTCTTTGTTGTATTTTAGACCATATCTCCATCCTTTGTCGATTTTGTCTGCCATCCACCTGTTATGTTTCATTGAAGTTAAGTCTATTTCATCATCAAATTCACCAAATTCTTCATAATTTTCGCTGGTTGTTATCTCCATAATAAAATCTTTATCAGTCCAATCTGTGATTAGACCTAAAATAACTTCTGCTTCTGCTTCTGTAACTCCACGATTTAGTCTAAAATCGTAGATATGTGAGTTCATCGCCTCATCACCCATGTGATATATCACTGCTGTTCCATCTTCTAGTGGTTGAAATATGTTCACTATTGCTTTTTTAAGAACGGTAATGATACCGCTAATATCCGATTTCTCTAGTTCGCTAGCCATTTTCAGTCTAATATGATATTTGAAGTTACTTTTATTCATCTTTTTTCTTTTTATCTCTTTTATCTTCCATTTTTACAGTTGTACTGGTCGCTTCAAGTGTTTCATACTTAGTAGAATTTGAATTTACATATAATCCAAACCATGCCGCGCCTGAACCTACTAAAACTGATACTAATCCTGCTTGTTGTGAGTTTGGCTCGGGCAACAACATGAACCAATGCGTTACATCATATAACAAATAGATGTACATAGAGATGAATGCTCTAGGAAATAGTCTCCATCTGCTGAAATATTCTGGTGCTAACCAAATCCAATTTGTTGTTTTCTTTGTCATATTCATATCTCTGTTACGATTCTATATGTATTTATCTTTTAAAAAAGTGAATATTTTAGTCCGGAATGAAATGGACTATTGCAATTATTGGGGAGATTGGATTATACGTAGGTTACTGTGACTTTTACATCACCAGTAGTTGCACCATAATGTGCTAATGAACACTTAATTTCTAGTTCGGCAGTGCCACCATAATGATAATCAGGATTTGTTATGTATGAACCAGTTGATTCTAAGTCATTTTCAACATCAGACATAAATCTATCTGTATCTGATTGAACGCCTACTATTAACGATGGTGTTCCACCTGAATATCCTGCTAAAACAGTTGTACATTCTACAAGAACACTCATTATTCGTGAATTGCTACTAACTCTACCAAGTGTGATTGTTGATGTGTTACCAAATCCACCGACTGGAGTAGTAAATGTGTGTGATAATGAGTTGGCATCTGTTGCCGCACTATCTTCGTTCGCAATCAATGTCCAAGCAGAACCTGAATATAGATATAGTCCCCATTCACCCTCGCCTGTGTCTAATACGTGTGCTTGGTCACCAGTAAGAGGAGTCATTGCATTTCTGGCAGCCATATCAGCCAAAACTGTAATACCTCCACCACTACGAATACCTTTTTCAACATTTAAACCTAGAGAATACGAACCAGAGTGACCTGACATAATGCCAAAGTCTATTGTTGGAGTTCCTACTTTGTCGTATATAATAATTTCACCACCATCAGCACGTGTCAGTTTAAGAGTTGCACCAGATGCCGCAGAGTATGATGTACCTAATGATGCGATAGAATTATTACCAGCAAAATCATTACCGTTACTATCTGATGTTCCATTTACAATAGTAAATGCATTACCTTGTGAGTGTGTAATTATTAAATTACCACTTGAATGAGTTGCTGTGACATTGGCAATACTTGTCGCATTAATATCACCAGCCATATCTTCTGCAATAGCAACAGCCATGCCATATTGTGCCTGACCTGCTGTTGTAGTTGAGAAGTTTACTGTTGTTCCATTAATACTTGCACTAAATGGTACGAAACCACCAACAAGACCGTAAGCAGAACCATAAGTTCCTGCATCACTTGTAATTGTATTTGGTGCTGGAGTTGAAGATGCTACTACGCCATGTGTAGATGTTAATGCGTTAATATCTGTTACTGCATTGTTTATAGAAACAACGCCACCAGAGTTTGTTGTGAACAACACATCTGTGTCATTAATTTCTAATTTATCTGCCGCAGAACAGGCACCATTTGTAACAGTACCTCTTGCTTCACTAGGAACAGCATTTGTTAATTTTAAGAATATAGCAACACCAGTATTTGTTAAAGTTAAATCACCAGAACTGTCTGTTTTGGGATAAATGAAATCACCTGGGTTACCTGGCAAACCAGGAACGAAATCAACGATTCCATTTGCTGGTCTTAATAAGAATTTGTTTGGACCTGGACCAGCATGTGTTACTGTGCCCACTAATCTTTCAATATTGGCCGCATCTGCTAATTCAAACACGTTAGTAGTATGGTCCATTGCAACTACATCTCCCTGCTCAAAACCATGTGCAGTTTTTTCTAGCATATAGTTCATTTGAGGATTTAAGTATTGAAAACGAGAAGATACGTTAGCATAGAAGTCACTTGATACAATACCTGCTGGTAATGGGTCAATCATTGGATGACCATTTTCATTAATCTGAAATATAACTGCCGCACCTGGAACTGTAAATAAGCCAGAACCTGAGGCACTTCTAAATGTATTATATCTTAATCTATCTTCAACTTTACATACAACGGTCGTTGCCGATTTTGATGAAATACTAACAATCTGTAAAGCACGACCATCAGTTGCACCAGCGATATAATCGCCTACAACAACATCAAAGCCATCGAATTTTTTAGGAGTTCTTGTTAAGTGTGAACCATGATTGACAGCAGTAACAGTCATAGTAAGTTCCCATCTAAATGATTTTGGATTTGAACCACCAGACCACCAAGTGTCACCTAATCCATCGTCATAGGCCCATTGCTCGTCACTTGTTTGTGAAGTTACCGAAACTGGTAGAACTTTTGCCGGGACATTTAAATCTATTGCACTTGTCTTGTTGATTGCCATTACTTAGTCCTTTATACCATTGTGAACATAATCCAAGCATGTGTTGTTGTTCCGAAACTCCTTGAAGAACCCGTATCTGCCTCTCTAAGTTTTAGAGTTAATTCCTCTGCCGAGAAACTACCGAATGCTGTTGGACTACCAGCAGTACCACCACCTGAAATTTTACGAGTTCCGATATCTTTGTTTAGAGGCATGATTACATATTCATTTGTTCCATAAGAATAACCATAAATTAGTATGCTGGATGGTGGATAACTAGCACCACTGAATGTTACTTCTACATCACCGCCAGTTGCTGATAAAATTGTTGCACTAACTCCTGATGTAGCATTTGTAATTGATGTTAAATTTCCATTTGTTGCATAATTTAGTTTGAAATATTGTACTGAGGCACCTCCACCACCGCCACCTGAAGGTGCGGCTGGAGCCCATTCACTGTCTGCTGTAACCCATGTTAGAACATCACCATTGTTAGGCGCACTTGTAGTCGTATCTACATCTGATAAATCGTCTATTGCTGACGCACCACCACCTGAAACTGTTGATGCAACAAAGTTTGAGCCATCCCATTTTAGATATTGTCCTGTTGAAATTCCAGATGTATCAACATCTGTTAAATCGTTCATTGCTAGAGTTCCGCCTGCCGCGCCTGGTTCCCATCTACTATTTGAGTTATCCCATTTAAGTACTTGTCCGTCTGTTGGTGCAGTTGTGTGAACGTTTAATAAATCTGATAAATTTGCATTTAATGAAACAACACCTGAATTAACTTGAATGCCTGTACCACCTGTATTTTGTGATGGAATAGTTGGTTTGTTCTTAAGATTAGTATAATCCATTACATCTTCATCGTTGAACAATAAGTTAGTTCCTGAAGTATGAATAGTGTTGGTGTCAATATATAATGAATTGCTACCTAGATATAAATCTCTTACTTTTTTAGTTGCACTACCTATATCAAATGCATCATTTGTTTCTGGATGAATGTGACCTTGATTAGTAATTTGCCATCTGTTAGTGTTCTGAGTCTCAAACATAATATGGCCATTTGCACCACCGTCTATTACTTCTACACTAGAGTCACCTTCTTCAATCTTGTCAGTAGCACCACCGCCACCGCCTGATTGTGCCACCCAAGCATAATCTGAACCGTTCCAAGAAAGAACATATCCACTTGTTGGATTACTTTGATTTAGATGAGAGTCAACATCACTGTTAGCATAAACTGTATCTGTGTAATTACTAGCATGAATAGTTCCTGCACCTGATTGCGTCCAATCTATAATTTGATTACCTGAAGGAATAGTAGGTGCGCCTGTTAATGAGCCATATGCTCCATCAAATGCATCTGTTATTCCGTAACCTGCAATCGTTGTTGGCTTGCCACTTAATGAAGCAAATGCTCCATCAAATGCATCTGTTATTCCAAAACCTGCAATCGTTGTTGGTTTACCTGTTATGGCTGACCATGCTGGAGTTCCTGCATTCGCAATCCAGTCGTAATCACTTCCATTCCAACTTAATATTTCTCCTGTTCCTGCTGATGCTTTATTTAAGTGTGTATCTACATCACTGTCGGTATAATGAGATGCTGTATATGATATAACACCAGTCGTTGAGTTATAAGAAATATCACCAGTTGCTGATATGGCTTGTCTTGCTCTATCGTCTGTAAAGTATTTGTTCGTAAGTTCGGATAAATCAGCAGTTGTTTTAGTTGCTAATCTTGTATCAAAATCTGTGTTGAAAGTTGTGTAAACTGTATCTGTATCTGTATCTGCGGCTGGAGCCCATTCTGAACCAGACCATTTTAAAACTTGTCCTGAACTTGGTGCAGTAGAACTTACATTTAGTAAATCACCAACTGAAGCATTAAGTGTCATTACACCTGTTGTGCTATTATATGATAATCCTGTTGTTCCTGAAATGGCGGCTCTTGCGTCTGCATCAGTATATAATGTAGGGGCGCCTGTTAATGAGCCATATGCTCCATCAAATGCATCTGTAATTCCATATCCTGCGATTGTAGTTGGCGTTCCTGTTAGTGAACTAAATTGTCCATCGAAATGTGCGCCTGCGGCACCATTTGATACCCAAGCATAATCTGAACCATTCCAACTTAATACAAAACCACTTGTTGGATTTGATTGATTTAAATGTGTATCAACATCACTGTTATTATATGTGCCTGCTGAAGTTATAAAACCTGCATCGTTTGTTAATTGACTTGTAAGTGTAGGAATTGTTACTGTTTCATTTCTCCATTCGCCACTTCCATTGTCATACTTTAAGAATTGATTATCTGCTACTGATGTAATATTTACATCTGCAAAATCATCAATCGTTAATGCAGAAAGGTCTACGTTATTTCCGCCTGTTATTGCTAATGTTGTACCAGTAAGTGATAATGTTTGTGAATCTGTTTCTGATGTTAAATATCCTGCATCGTTAGTCCATTGACTAATGTTACCTGATTTATTTGTAAATGTTGTTGTACTAGTTGCTGTTACACTTCCAACTGCATCTGATTGTGGTGCCCATCTACTGTTTCCAGCATCCCATTTAAGAACGTCTCCATTTGATGGTGCTGATGTATGAACGTCTGTATGTGAACTTAATACTCCAACACTTGTAATATATCCACTGTCGTTTGAAAATTCAGATAAGTTAGAGTATGTTGTGTTAATATAGTTGTCTACATGTATATTAGTTGCACCTTGGTTTGTTGTCCAATCAATATGTTCGGCTGGTACATAACCAGTCAAGTCATCGTGTGTGAAGTCTGAACTTACATATGTTGTATTAGTATCTGTTGCTGATATAACGTTAGAACCACTTATAGTTACATTTGTACCTGCTGTATATGTTGTATCTGTATCAGTAGATGTTACCCAAGCATAATCAGTGCCTGTCCATTTTAACATTTGGTCATTAGTTGCACCACTTACATTTAAGTGTGTATCAACATCACTGTCAGTATAATGAGCAGTTGTTGAAGTTAGATATCCTTGCGTTGAGTGGTCACCCCAGCCAAATGCTGTGTCCCAATTTGCATTGTTGTATCCTGCTGGTGTACTTGCATCTGTTTTCCATTTGAATGAAGTTGTTGCGTGGTCATAATATAGAACCATGTTGTCTTCACTTGCACCTGCTGAAGCAACACCAGATAATGAAGTAAATGCACCGTCAAATGCATCTGTAATTCCGTATCCAGCGAGTGTTGTTGGCTTTCCTGTAAGAGAAGCGAATGATTGTGCTGGAACACTTGATATGAAACCTGAATCATTTGTCAAGTCACTTACTTTAGTTGGTATTGTAGGAGTACCTGTTAAATTAGAATATGGAAAAGCACTACTCGAATCAAACGCATCTGTAATTCCGTATCCAGCGATTGTTGTAGGTGTACCTGTTATTGTACTCCATGCTTGTGCTGGAACTGAAGTTAAGTAACCACTATCATTTGTAAACTCAGATACATTAGTATATGTTGTATTAGTGTCTGTATCTGTACTAGAAATAGTAAAGTTAGGATATGTTCCTGTAATTGTTGTTGCACCAGAACCAGTTAATGCTACTGTTTGGTCAGGAGCCGTATTTGAAAATACTGTACCGACTAATGTTAATCCTGTGCCTGCTGTATAAGTTGTATCTGTGTCAGTTGGAGTTGTGTATGATATAACACCCGTTGTTGCATTATAAGATAAATCACCTGAAACTGAAATGGCATTTCTTGCATCTGAATCTTGATATCCACCACCGCCTGCACCTGCAGAAGAAGGTGTCCATAAATTAGTTGTTGCGTTCCAAACTAAATGTTGTCCATCTCCCGGTGCAATATTTGAAACATCTGATGCTGATGATAATATTGAACTACCAGCGCCTGCTACCCATTCAGTTCCATTATGAGTTAGAACTTGACCACTTGTACCTGAAATTGTTAATTGGTCTGCTAATACAGCCGTACCTTGGAATGTTTCAGCATAGATATCATTATATTTTAATGTTGGTGAACCAATATCATGAACATTATTTGCTGACGGAACAAATGCATCATCATGTTTATGATACATAGAATCTGATTCTGTTTTAGAATATACACCTAAGTTTGTTCTTGCTGTTGCGTTATCTGATAAGTTACTTAGTGTTAAATCTGCGTCTGTTGTGCCTGCGGCATTTGTATTAACAAGTGTTAATGTGCCTGCACCGTCATCTGTTAATGTAAGACCAGCACCTACTGCCAAACTCTTAAATTTTAGAGCATGTGTTGTGCCATCTTTAGAATCGAATATTCCTGTGCCAGACCCTAAGTTAGTACCATCTTGGACTGTGTCTGTTGAAGTTGATGCTACTATTAATCCGCCTGAACCATTGTCAGTAATGGTAATATCAGTGCCACCAATTATTGTTTTAAGTTGGAGTGTCGTACCTGCATCACCAAAATATAACGCAGTTCCTGTTCCCATGTTTGCGACTGCATCATATCCAGATGCTCCACTTCCACCCGATGCAGTTGAATTGACAAATGCGCCTTCACTAGTATCGTATACTAGTACTTGGTCTTCTGCTAAATTGCCAATAAGTTTAAATTGTGGTTGAAATGGTTGTGCGTTTATACTCATATCTATTCCCTATTAGTAATTCAGATAAATCTTCTGTACTGTCCCTGCTGTTGAATAATTTGTTATACCAAGGGCTGTTCTATCTAATTTTGCTCTGAGAAATACTAAGTTAGCAATAAACGTAAATCCTTCAACGCCCGTAAAGTTAGTGTAGTCTTTATACGGTATACCAGTAAGAAGAATGTCAAACCAGTCATCTTCTGTTGGTGTTGTTGCTAGTGTTCCTTGTATTTTAATTCTTCCTGATAGATTAGCACCGTAGATTGCTACTGTATGTACACCATCTGTATATCCGTAGTAAGAATCGCCGGGTACTGCATCACCTGTTACATCGAGTGCTGTACTGCCACATTGAGGTAATAAAGTAGTTGTTTTGCGAGCCATGTGCCTTCCCTCTTAATAAATTAGTAGTTAAAGATTATCTTCTATCTCTTATTTATCTAATTCACTTATAAGGACTGCCTTTGATATTGACTTGATGTTCTCTCCAAACACAAAAGTGAAGTATTCAACGTCTATTTCGTCTTTACAGTATATACTGTAGGTTGCCCACGAACCATAATAGCCAAAACGCTTAGTTACCGACTTTATATTTCCTGAAACTGAGTAATTGGAGTTATTTCCGAAAGTTTTAAATATCTCATCACAGAGTTTTGGAAAGTTGTTATAATTGTAGCCTATTTCTACTTTATATTTGTGCTTTCTTAGAAATAATGATTTGCGTAGTACTGTATTTGCATCGAATTGGTCTAATATATCTTTTAAATCTGGAAATAGAGGTATAGTGTATTTTACATGTAACTCTTGAAATTCCTCGTGTTCTTTTGCTTTTTCGAAGTCTTCTTTTTTTAAGAAGTATGCGTGAGTATGATATCCGTGATTAAACTTAATTCTACCTTTGAATGTTTTCTTTAGATAGTCTAGACATTGCTTTTTCAACATCCAAGACTGATTACTAGGAGTATTATCTTTGTGATAAAAATAAGGAAGTCTTCCTATTCTTGGGTATGTTATCCTGTATGGATATTCTTTATAAAATAATTTTGTTGATGTCTCTGTATTAGGTATATACAAATTTGATTTCGTCTTCATTCGTAACATCGACAGTGACCGTGCCACCGTCTCTTAATTTTCCAAAAAGTATTTCTTTTGATACTGGCTTCTTAATATTATCATTTACTACACGTTGTAATGGTCTTGCACCCATTTCTGGAACATATCCTCGTTCTCGTAACCATATTCTAGCAGTATCAGAAATTTTAATTATTACATTCTTGTCTGTTAACATCTCATTAATTTCATTGATAGTTTTATCAACAATCATATCGATATGAGTTTTTTCAAGTGGTTTAAATTCTATATTTGCGTCAATTCTATTTCTAAATTCTGGCGAGAAGAATTTCTTAACTGCTTGGTAACTAGCATCTTTGTTATCTGTACTAAATCCAATTGCTTGTTTTGATTGTGTTGCAGAGCCTAGATTACTAGTCATAATTAGAATAACATTAGAGAAATCTGCTTCTTTTCCAGTAGAGCCTGTTAATCTGCCATCATCCATTACTTGAAGTAATAAGTTCATAACACTTGGATGTGCTTTCTCTACTTCGTCAAGTAAAACAACACAGTTAGGAGTTTCTTCGACATCATTTATAAGTTGTCCTGCTCCCATACCACCTTCTGCGTGTCCGACATAACCTGGAGGAGCACCGATAAGTTTTGATACTGAATGTTGTTCCATATATTCTGACATATCATATTTGCGAAGTTTTATTGATAAGTTATGTGCGAGTTGTCGGCATAGTTCTGTTTTACCAGTACCTGTTGGACCAACAAACAAGAATGAACCAATAGGTTTATTTCTATCTCTCATTCCTGACTTACTTACTAAAATACTTTCAACTAAGGCACTAACTGCCCCATCTTGTCCAAATAGTTTCGTTTTAATCTTATCTTCTAAGTTATTATAATTAGTATTCTCTTTAGCATCAATCATATCCATAGGAATACGAGTTATCTTAGAAATTGCTTCTTCAATTTGTTGTTTTGTAATTGGTCCTTTATGTCCATGAAGTTTGCCTCTAGCACCTGCAATATCCATAACATCAATAACTCTATCTGGATTATATTTGCCATGCATGTAACGTTCTGCTAAATCTACTGCATAGTCAAGTGCTTCTTCAGTATATTCAAGTTCGTGAAATGCCTCATAGTAATGCTGAAGACCTTTAATAATTAGTTTAGTAGTTTCTTTGCTTGGTTGGTCTACTACTACTTTTTGAAAACGTCTTTGTAATGCTCTGTCTTTTTCGAAATTTTCTCTGTATTCTTCACTTGTCGTTGCACCAACACAGAATAGTTTACCACTTGCTAGTAATGGTTTCAATAAGTTTGCGATATCAATATTAGAACCACCTGCTGAACCGGCACCCATAATCATATGAATTTCATCAATGAATAGAATAACATTATCTTTCTTAGCAAGTTGCTCGAATACCATCTTAGCACGTTCTTCAAATTCACCACGATACTTTGTACCTGCAACTAGACTTGCAATATCAAGTGAAAATACTGTTTTCTTTTCAAGGATTTTAGGAACTTTGCCCTCTGTTATCATCAATGCAAGTCCTTCTGCTATTGCTGTTTTACCAACACCTGGTTCACCAACAATAATGACATTATTCTTTTTACGTCTAGCAAGAACTTCTGTAATTTCGATTAGTTCATCTTCTCTACCAATGACTGGGTCAATAAGTCCTTCTGCTGATTTTATATTAAGATTAGTACAGAAATCTTCAAATCTGACTGCATGAGCCGGGTCGCCTGTGGTAACTCCTGGTTTGCTTGAATAGAATTCTTTTTGAATGACGTGAATAGCACCTTCACGTGTTACACCATGTTTTACTAAGAAGTAATACGCATATGAATCTGCTTCACTTAGTAGTGAAATTACTACATCTCTAGGAAACAATTTAGTTCTACCACTAAAGATAACTTGAGTGATTGCACGATTGAATACTCTGGTCAATGCCGCAGTTTTACGAGGTCCTCTATTCACTGCGGTCTTTACGACATTAGTAATATCATCTCTGTTCTTTAGATATTTCTCTACATCTTTTATGATGTCGCCAGCCTTCACTTCCATGTTAGTTAGTAAATCACTTACATCTTGTTCTTCTAAAATAGAGAACAATAGATGTTCTAACGTAACATATTCATGGGTTAAAGAGTTCGCAAACTGAACTGCTCTTTCTAATGTAATGCCAATTCTATCTGGAGTTCCGTCTTTTTCAGCCATTTATGTCCTTTTTAAAAAGTTAATCTTCAAGTTCGTATTATTTATGATGTTTTTTACTAGAATTGTATCGCCTAATCTAGTTGTTTTTGGTACTGTAACAATATAATGAATATCTGGCATAATATCATCTCTAAATCCAGTCTTTGTTCCACGCATTGCGTCCAGTTCTTCTTCGTTAACCTTTACATTAAGTGAAACTGTAATGATACTGCCACTTTCTGATTGTATCTTTTTTATATCAGTAAATGCTTGACGGATATCATCAAGTCTTTTTCTGTCTCCATCACCGGTATCTGGATGATGTTTCTTTAACAATCGTTTGTATGCGATTCTTATTTCGTCTTCTGATGAGTATTTGGTTATGCCTAGGACCTTAAAAGGTGACATGATTAGTCTGAATTCAAAAACTTCTTAATTGAAAAACTTGAACTTGCTTCTGCATCTTCTTTATTCTTATTTTTTTCGTTTGCGTCACCAATTGCCTTGTCCGCTTTTTCATAGTATTCTTTATATGCGATGATAACTGCTCTCTGCTCAGAAAGATATCTAATGATATCAGCATTATTCAATGCCAAGTTTTCATAACCTTCGTGTGTAAGTGCAAATAGTACGATAGATTTGCCAGATGCTTCTAGTTCTGCCCAAACTTCTTCAACATTTTCTCTTGTGACTACAATATAGTCTACATCCTTCATGTTTATTATCTCGGATTCAGGTAATACAAGTAATGGGCGTTCTACTGGTTCAGTAGAATATTTTGTCACTTCTGGCATGAATGACGCACAACCACTTAATCCAAAAAGTGCTAATGTGCTTATTAGTATTGTTTCTTTAATCATGGTCTTGGTGCCTTATAGTTAGGGTTTGCCACGTCTGGACAAGTAGTATTTGCTTTTGATTTCTTAGTCACTGCAATTTCTTCTTCAGTAAGTGGAGAACCAGTTAGTATCTCATAACATCTTAACACATCCGCAGTACCTTTGTCAACTATTTTCTCTATTAATTTTGGTTTTGCTTGTGCTAAGTTACCAATGTCATGTTTACTTAATTTTTCTTCTAATGCATTCACTCGTCCTTTAGCAACTTCAAATTGCTCTGAAACCGCTGTAAACTGTGCTTGAATTTCGACCATATCTCTTTTGAGTGATTCTACGGCAGCCTCAGCCTCTTGCTGTGCTAATTCCGCGGTTGCGGCGTTAACAGCATAAATTCTGATTTGTTCTTGTGTATATTGATAATATTTCCATGCACCAAATCCTACTGCGCCTATAACGACTGTCAGGATTAGTAACATTTTAATTTTTCCTAGTAAAAACATTTTTCTTACCTTTTTATTTGTGTCTGAAAGTGATTCTTCCCTTGCCTAAATCGTAGGGAGACATTTCAATAGAGACCTTATCCCGAAGAATAACTTTAATACTATTTTTACGCATCTTTCCAGACAATGTACATTTCACTATATAGTCATTTGAGTCCAGTTTGACATCAAATTTGTCACCAGGGAGAATGTTAACTACTTTACCTTCGAACTTTAGCGGTGGTTCCTTAGCCATTCTTTGATTTCTTCTGCCTTAACGTTTATTGCTTCACGTTTATAAAATTTTATTTCCCATTCTTTAACTTTTACTAGACCACGAATGTCGTTAATTAAATTCAATGTTGTTTTCATTAAGTCTTTATTCTCAACTTCAACAAACACTATATACATTCCTACATCATTTGGATTTGGAGAAACTTCAGTATCAAGTATTGGAGTAACTCCTCTTTCAATGAACTTTGCTAAATCCATTGCAGGTGCTTCATCTTTTACATAAAATCCAATAACAATAACATCTTCTTCTGTTCCTGTTTTTGGTTTAAATTCTGCGACTGAAACTGTAGAATCTACTAGAGAATCTAAATCACCATATTCAACACCTTCTTTAATCTGTTCGTATCTCATTATTTGTTCTGCCCGATGTTTGTTTCATCATCTAGACCAGCCTCATATGCCTTAGATAGTTCAGATTGATTAATATCACCATCAACTACATTTCTATTTGTTAATGCCTCGTCTACAAACTTTCTTGGCATCCAAACATCAACTAACCATACTGTATGATTTTTAAGTTTTGGTTTCTTCTTTGCATCTAAATCTTCTTGTGATTTAACTGTTACTGGAACTTTTAATGTGCCTTTTTTAAACTTGACATCGCATCCTATATTCTTTAGTCGCAATGCCGCTCTTGGATTAGGCATTTTCAAATAAGGATACATTAAAACTACATTTAGCCAATATCTTGATAATTTTGGACCATGTGCTACTTCACCTAACTTCCAATTTTCATATCCGTACATGCCTTGTTCGTCTAGCATGTGTTCAAATTCTAATAGGATATCAAGTAATGTGCCATTCCCGTCAATACTTCTAAGATTGTCAATGACATCATTTTGCATAATTTCGTTCATATTTGTTATTTCCTAAAATTAATAAGATTTTTTAATCTTTGCATTCCTTCTTCTGGATTTTCTTCTAGGTTTTCTGAAACTGATTCACCATTAACTTTAATTGTTAATTCACCCTCGTTCCAATCACTACGTTCTATTTCAATTTCGTCATTGCCGAAAGTAACTACAACTCCATCTGAATCTGCATCTACTTCGTATTCGTCAAAATCGTATCCGCCTTTTATACCAATTCTTTGTTTGCCTGTTGCTGAATCTATACCTGTTTCCGGGTCTATACCATCTTCTTTAATACTTTCATCAATTCCTGACTTATTAGCAGTAATAACCCAATCATCATAATAGCCTTGACCATGTTCATCTACAAATGCTTGTAGAATATCATCATAAAGTTGACCGTCAATATAACTCCAATCTAATGCTACTCTAGTGTCTGCTTGAGTTATATCATAATTTTCATCTTCTTTGACTGCTTCTTCTATTATTTCTACGTCAGTATCTTCAATATCACCAATAACAGAATTGCCATAGTCATAATTATAAGGTGCAGTAGATGATTCTTCTTCCGCCTCTTCACTAGAATTTGCTTCTACACGTGAAACTACTGGTATACTTGCAGTCATCCAACGTGTTACTTTATATTGTGCCATTTCTTATTCTCCGAACAATTATAAATGTATTTATCATTTCCAGAAACCAATAGACGTAAAAAAAGGGAGCATTGCTCCCTTTTGAGTTAAATGACTTTAAAAGTCTACCAGCGATGCACCCAATTACTGTCAAGACCAGCAGTTTTACCAGTCGTACAGTTTTCTGCACCGTTTTTTTCGACTTCTTGTTTAAAAATGAAGTCGGCTTGTTCTTTAGTTAGTGCTTCCCAACGAAGAACCTCTCCGTTATCAGCCATAACTTGTACAAAATAGTGGTCAGTCATATTATCCCCTTTCGATAATGTTTAAAATCTCTTCCCAATCAAAGGCATACTCAATACCATCTTCTTCGTGTTCTTTGTTATGCTCGTGTTCAATCAAAATAGGTTTCAAGCCGTATTTCAAACCTGTTTCTGCATTTATTGGCTTATCTTCAATATACCACATTCCGGTATCTTTGAATTTCTCTAATGCTTCATCTTTATCGGCTCCTGTATCTAAACAGATAACATCAATAAAGACATTCTTGCCAAATATGTTTTTTAAGTTACTAACTCGCAACATTTGTGCTTTTGGGTCTAAACTTAGACTAGTAATGACAATAAACTGCCAATCATGTTCAACTAGTTTAGCAACTCCGCTTCTTGCATCTTTAAATGCAGGTAAAAAGCCCATCCATGCACTTTCGTTAAATTCTTTGACTAATTTCTTGCCTAAAGTCTTAGGAATCCCAAAACTCTTCGAAATATCGTAAATTGCTTCTTCTTTGATGGTAAAACCTTTACTTTTCATCCATTGGTGAAAAGCATCTTCCCAAGCGAGAAGAACACCGTCACAATCCGTTAATATTACTTTTTTAGTCACTTTTTTCCCATAATAATTTTTCTAACTTCGTTTCCTTCATATTATCAATTACATCTTCTACCGAAAAAGGATTTTCGTCATTAAAAACAGTTTTTCCGTTAGATAAAACTTTTGCAGGTCCTTCTGATTGACCTGGAACATTAAAAACAACACCATTTTTCATAATAGTGTTATTATTAAGAATAGTTATTTTACTCATTTTTTTACCTCTATATCTTTCTATTCGTCAAATTCATCGTATGCTTTTGAGTAAAAATCAAGGGTTTTATACAATTCCTCGTCTGTCATAGAAGAAATACCTAGACTTCTAGCATAACTCTTAGAAGTATGCATAGAAACGACTTCATAAAGACACATTTCGTCTTGATATCTGTCGAATTGAGCAGGAGTAGTGATACCATACTCTTTCCAATGCTTTGGGTCTTCTACAATCGTACCAATCCAAAGACCTGGATTAGCATCCATCTCTTTTTTGCTCTTTTCGTTGATTGATTTGATGTGATTAACAAGATTTGTCATGAAAAGCCTCTCTTTTTCTCAATTTATACCACCATTATAGCATAAAACACGAATCTGTCAAGTTTTTTATGAATTTACAATAGTTTGGACTGAAATATTAGGTGGTTTTCCAATTGTACTGATTCCTAGCATTCCTTTTGGGTCTGCTTTCCAAAATCGAAACTTTTCTGAACCTTCTAATTTCAAATCAGCACCTTTTGTCCATCTTCCGTGTTGCATTAGTACCCAGTCGCCAACTTTTACGTCTTTTTGCTCTGGTCCGACTGCATATACTTGTGCCCATCTGGCTCTAATTCCAGTTTCTCTGCCATCATCATCAGGAATAACAATTCCACCTGCACTTACACGTTCACCTGTTTCCAGATTAGTTAAGATAACGTTATCTTTTAACGGTCTAAGTCTTTCCTTCATGTTAAGACTTCTTTTTTGATTGTGATTTAGGGGATTGTTGTTTAGGGGATTGCTTTTTAGTTGTAGGTTTTGAAACTCGTTCATTTTGCTCCTGCTGATTTAGTTCACTTTGTCTAACAAAATTTCCATCTTCGTCTTCTACCCAAGGGTCTTCTTCTTGTGATACTACCGATTTAGGTGTTGGTTCTACCGGTTTAGGTGCCGGTTTTGGAGGTGGTGTTGGCTTAGGTGGTTCTGGAGTTGCTTCTGCTGGTTTCGGTACAGGAACTGCCGCTGGTGTTGGAGTAGGAGTTGGTTCTACCCAATCATCTTTTGGCTTTTCTACTTCTTGTACTTTGACATTAGGTATTTCTTCATCTGCTTTGATTCCACCGTGTACTACTGCTTTTGGGTCGTTTCTATTGTAGTGTTCTCTTGCAAGTTCGTCTGCACTTTTAACAATTCTACCGCCTCTACCCAGTTGGTCGCCACGGGCATTTGAGTTTGTATTACCAACTGTAATATTTTTTTCTTGTCGAGCCATCAATTTTGCTAAATCGATTTCAACTCCACGCATACTTTTACGGTTTGCCATTTTTACTCCTCGTTTAATTCAAATATACTTTGAATAAGTTCTTTTAATGTTTCTTCTGACCTAGATAACTTTGTTTGTGGTTTAACAAATGGATTAGTATTTTGATATTCATTATGTATGTGATTAGCATATATATTAACCAATTTTTCTTCTTCCATACTTAACTTTCTTTTAGTATTAGGGAATTTTATAATACCATCTTTCTTTATCATCTCAAAAACTCATTTATATCCAAATCGTATTTTATGCTATCAATCTTATGTACACCGATAATATATAATACATAACTTGCAACACTTGACCCTCTGCCAACTCCCCATACGATATTATTCTTTCTTAGGGTATCAACAATATAGATGCACACTTTAAGTACGTCTATTATATTGTATTTATCATAGAGATTTAGTTCTTCGTTGACTCTATCAATGGCATGAGCAGGTGTTCTGTCTAAAACATAAGATTTTACATCTAAATTCTTATATTCATCAGGAATAAACCAATTCTGTTGATTAATCTTATCAAATTCTTCTACGTCAAGTTGAATAACCTCAAGTTTCTTTAATCCTGTATCGTCAAGATAATTCTTCTTAATTGCCTCGTTATACTTGCCAAAATCACGGTTCCAACTGACTTCTTTGATTTTAGAAGTGTCCATACCATACATAACCATATCATACAAATCATACACATCATATATGACCCTACCATATTGGTCTATATTTCTGTTAATCTTTGATGATTTCTGGTTTCCAATCGCTGATTTCAACTACTTCTCCACCTGGTTTTTCTATTTTTAATTCGCCAAGAATTGCTTTTTCTAAGTCCTCTAATATTGTATCAGGTTTAGGTATGTTTGTCAAGTCTGTTTCTGCATTGACTTCAAAGTCTTGGGTATGTGTCGAGTTTCTACCCCACCATGGAGCATCATAATAATAATCATCGGATTTTACCCATTCTTTTAGAGTTGGCAATGCTGGATATGTATCATCTGCATGAGTATATGAAATAACTGGGTCAATTCCTTTACTTCCTACTTTGACAGTTAATACTTGTATATACTCACCCACGATTGCGTTTAATTTTGAATGCAATACCATAGCAATTATATCATTTGCTGGCGGATGAGGTAGCATAACAATTTTGTTCTCAATATGTGCTAGATTGACTTTAGCACTCGGATGGGTTATTATACTTTGATGCATCAGATTTTCAACGAAGAATTTTATCTTTAAAAATGCCGCATTACTTTTTGCGTAATCAGGTGATGTCCATCCAAACTCGACCTCAATCTCAAATATATCACTAAACAACATTGCATTTGTTTGTAACAACGTTGCATTGAATTCACCTTTGTATGTTGAGAAACTCTGCGTATATGGTGACTCCATTCTTCTTCTACGTTTCATCCTTGCTTTCTTCACTAGACTTTAACTCATCGTCAGTGATGTTATACTGTTCTGGTGTTTTGTCTGAAATAATACCAAATCTTTGCTTTTCTAATCTCTCACCCAACTCTAATTTCAAATTCTCTAAATGAAATATCAATTGGTCAACGACCGGACCTTGACCCATTGAATATGCTATGTCTAACTTCTTCATAACATCTTCAATTTTTAAATCCAGTTCTTCGTCTGATAGTTTTCCGTAATCTTCTAATAACTCTGCCATAATACTATTTATAAGTCTCCATCTTTACCAATTTTCCTCTTTAATTGAATACAATGAATATTTTGCTGTTAATTCATCACCCTCTTTAATATCTTTTGATGTTACCAAATACTTAACTGGTATCTGATGCCAGTAGCCATTCAATACAACACAATTTGGATTATCGTTATGATTATAAAATGCTCCTAGTGCCGTTCTTATATGTCCATGTGGAAAATTTTTATTAGCAACATGAACTATTCCTAATACAATATCTTTTTTAAAATCTTTTGTTACGAAAACTCCTAAACCGTCAATGCCACTTTTACCTATTGTAATTCCATCTGGTAATGGTCTATACATTATAAATCTCCATCTTTACGATTTTCACTATAATGAACATCAAACTCTCCACCAGGATAACGTGATGATAATTTATTCACATTTTCTTCAATCACTTCATTCGGGTCTAAGTTCAATGAACGACACGCATTCATCCAATACCAGATGATATCACCTAGTTCTCTTTTTGCATGAAATATTGTATCTTCATCTAATGGCTTTCCTTGAAAGCATACTTTCTTTGGAATTTCTGCAAACTCGCCACCTTCGGCCGCCATACCAATAGCACTATTCAAAAACAATGGAATATTACAATCAGTAGTGTCTGACAGTTCGTCTAATCTATTAATGAATGGGGTGAGTTTATTTGCTTCGTCACTCGTAACAGCCTCAACGAAGTCTTGATAAGAACTTAGATTTATTTTACTCGACATGAAATATATCTCCTTTAGATACGTTATACTTATTAAGTATTATACATCATTTAGAAGACATATACAAGTCTTTTTAAATTTATTTTACAGTTATGAGGTCCGGAACCTCAAACTGCTAGTAGTCCTCTATTTGCTATTGTCTTGTATTTGACACCTTGCCAAATAGAAGGTTGCTACAAAATTTAATCGAACTCATAAGTTCTTAAAAATATTTAGTATAATGGGGGGAATAATATGGTATTTTAGACTAAAATGTCTACTTTTTTACTATTAAGTCTTTATATTTGTTTATGCTCTTACTTATTAACTCGGCATGTTTCTCTTTATCAACCCAACCTTGAACAAACAATACATATCTATCTTTAATATTATCTATATTCGATGGAGTTCCGTGTAATGTTCCAGTATGACTAATAGCATACCAATCTGTATCTTCTGCCATCCTAGGAACAATTATTTCATCATTATTGTTAGTAACTGCCACATCACCAGATTTTGTTCCTTGTATGACCATTCTAAAACCACAAGGTTCGTGTTCTTGTGTATGTTTATATAACTCTGGATTCTTGGTTGGGTCACCAAAATCTACGTGCATCTCCATGCCCGTTTTCTGGATATGATGAATTTTAATATTGATGTAGTCAGTGAATGGTAAATACTTTTTACAATACTCTATTACCGACAACTGTGAAGATGTCAATTCATCTTTGGGAGTTGATATCTCATAGTTAGATTTTTTATGCAGAAATAGTTGTCCACGAACGTCATACTCGGCTTTGGGAGTTTCCCAATCGATAGTAAAATCATCTATCAAATCTGAGCATCTGTCAAACTTAGGAATGTCAACAGGCATAAACAATATATCTTTAAAATTCATTACTAACTCCTTTGCCTTAATTGGCGGGGTTGAAGGGACTCGAACCCTCGGCCTTCCGCGTGACAGGCGGACGTTCTAACCAACTGAACTACAACCCCTCTTTAAACATTTTAAAACTTTCAAGTGCTTTGTCAGTATCATCAAACTGAAAATTACAATATGTTTTAGTAAAATGTGGGTCAATGTTATTATCTTCACCATGTTTAATCATCATATTTTTAAACATTTCATCATTTTCAAGTTTACCTGCATGATAGAATGACAATTTTACTTTGTTCACTCTAGGATGTATTGCCATATTTAAACTTGGCATACTTGATACAACATTATTATCTGACACGTAGTATTTACTAACATTCGTAAATAGTCCAGGATTATCTTTCTCTAACTTTAGACAAGTCTCTTCCATAAACTTATGTCGACCTGTTGTAGTTGTTGAACTTCTTTTTGATATTTTCTCTTTTAACTCAAACGGACGTTGAATAACTTGAAAATCAACAAAAGGTCCAGTGTCTGTTTTGTAAATAAGTGCTACTACTAACCAAAGGTCTAAATTTGTATTCTCATTTTGATACTTCACGAATTCTTTGATATGTTCACTTGCATCTTCACAAATTAATATTCCTGTTGTGCAATCTTTATCATAACAATAATATGAAATCTTGGAAGCATGGACAGAATCCAACCAACCTATGGCATCTTGTGCCTCGATAACTGCAATCGTTGTACCGTCACTATCATTAATAGTTAAATCAACTCGTTTACCGTCAACTGTCCTATCTTCTGGAATGATATTCGCATCATCACCCATTCCTATACGAACTGCCTCTAATAATCGAGCCGATACATCTTCATTATCTGCAATATGTTTAGTGAACTTAGGCTCTGTAAGAAATGCCTCTTTAATTGAACTACGAACCATTATATACTCCTCTTTATTTAATCATTTCGTGTTCCTACACCGTAATCAATGACTACTGGAAATCTAGGAATACCATCAGGTGTCATTTCAAAATAACGTAATGTTGCCCAAGTAGGTTTTGTATCTGTTTCCCAAAGTTCTTTCAACTGTGCTTGATTACCTCGAACACCAGAACCGAATTCTGTTCCATTTGGTAACTTCAATACAAATCTTTTTGCATATCCGGCCCAGTTTCCTTGACCTTCTTCAACACTCACAACGTCATATTCTTCTGTAATAAACTGTTTACGTTTAAGTAAGTTCTTACTTCTTTTGTTCTCATACGGAGTATCCTGACGAACCATCTGACCTTCATAGCCATCTGTCATATATTCACTATACTTTTCGTCAAGTTCATCTTGTGTATCACAAAAATCAGTTGATACAATCTTTACATATTCGTTATTGGCCCAATGTGCTTGTTTAATACGATTAACAAAAGTCATTTCTGGTGCTGATGTATCAAACATATCATAAACGTGATATTGAACAAGACCTTTTGCCTCTTCCATATCTTCTGGAGTACTTTTAACTTTTCGAACAAGTGAAATGATTTTATTGAAATCTGCTTTCAGTTCGTGATTATAAAGTTCACCATCTAAGATATAATGAGGATTTTGTTCCATAAAACCTTGAAGTGATTCCCAAATGTGTGGGCAACTGTTAATTGCTTTACCACTTCTAGTCCACATACCATTTTTGTTCACAATACAACGAATTCCATCAAGTTTAGGTTGAACAAATCCTGATGTAATTGGAACTTTAGTCTTTTTGTAATCATTTGCCAACATAGGCTTAAACTTGTCGTAAGTATCTACATCTTTTACGTCTTTAAAGTATTCTTTCTCTGCTTTAATATCCCATTGAGATTTAGCCTCTGATTCTGCTTGAGTAATCATAGTAGTTGCATTAGCACGACCTACATTCTTTGCCTCACTAAAGTTCCAGCCAGATGTAACTTTTTTGCCATCTACTAATCCACTAATAGTTCTTGTACCAGCAGTATCATCAGAATATCCCCATTGGATTTCCCAAATTCGTAATTTACCTTTTGAGTCACGTTTATATAACGGCTCTAATGTTGTAATCTTATCCATCATTTAACCTCCAATAAGTCTGGTAAAATATCTATTGTTTTGTGTACATTCCATATCACATTGCCATGTTTTGCTTTATACTTTCGTGCTTGGGATTCAGTTAGCATCTTAAATCCCACATCCTGTATATGATACAGAAAATGTAACTTCTTTTTCTTTTTCATAATCTTTTTTCAATTATTATCCTTTAATCTTCAATTGCTAAAGTATCTAACTCTACTAAACCATCTTCTTTTGCAAATTCATCATCTTCATAAACTACTTTACCTAATAATTCAGTATTTTCGCTATCAGAATAATTTGCATCTACCATATAAGTTTCAACACCTTTATTTTCATCTGTCAAATCTCTACCAATGTTTGAATGATTTATTCCACCACCTTCTAAGAACTTATCATCTGCCTCATCTGGATTAGATGCTAAAACATCTTGTTCTACACATAAAGTATAGTAAGTTCTTTTTCTATAGACTTTCTTACCTACGTCTTCTGCATTAAAATATACATCTGTCGTTCTATTCATATGGTTTATCCTTTCCTTCTTTTATTATATGCCATATTATTGCCACAATACCAAAAAGAATAATAGCCTGTAATTCTGTTGGTGCATCTAAAAATATTTCAATCATTAATTACTCATTTCTGCATATTTGCTTTGTTTTTCTTGCCATGCTTCATATAGACTATCTTCAATATATTGACTTTCACCTGAACCTGCAAGTAAATCTCCGTGCTTTAACATTTTATCTGTGAATTCTTGAAGACTTTCGCATTCACCAATTGTGTTTTCTGCAATATCCCAGAACTTATCTACATTATCAAGTACATAACTGCTCATTCCCATCTTTTACGTCCTTTCTTTATTGATTTATAGAACTATTATAGCATAAATCACTATTTTGTCAAGTTTTCGGGGTTTTGAGTGGGGTGGGAGACGATTTATAGCACTGGAGGGTTAATTATTGGGCTCCTTGGCATATTGATGTCTCCCATAAGTGGTATTCGGTAGGGGAATCGAACCCCTCTTGCCAGGATGAAAACCTGGAGTCCTAACCGATAGACGAACCGAACATGATTATTTGATGAGTATACTTCTCTCTATTTCTTCTTTTCGGGCATCTTCTAGGTTTTCATCATACAATTCCCACATATACTCGTCTTCTTCTCTCTGTTCTCGTGTATCGTGCCAGTCTTTGTTGAACCAACCTACTCGTACCCAATCGCCTTTGCTCCGAGTATCGCACCAACTTTGGTCGCAATATACTTCTTCTTTATCGTACCAGGCTTGGTCTACAATTTCAGCAACATTAGTTGCTACTGTCGAATAACAAAACTTGTTAGGGTCAAAATCTTCGCCATCAGTTTCAACAAACCAACAGCCCATACCACCCTTTTCACCTGTATGATATACTAAACAAGGAACAACATCGTATTCTTCTTTACGTTCATCATTATCTTCGTGATATGCTTCTCTGTCGTGTAAATGTAAAGGTTCAAATACTTCACCTTCATATTCGTTTTCCATTGAATCTCTGGAACCTTCTTTTGTTCCTGCTGGTAATTCTACCCATGACCATTCTGTGTCTGCATATACACCATAAAGATGTTCAATGTCATCGACTTCACTCCAAGAACAGAAATCTTCACATATTTCTGGAATTCCAGATGCTTCAAATTCCTCTGGGTCATGTTCTGCATTAGCAATAGCATCTATTAAATCACCTTCATCTTTATCAATAAAATGTTTAACAAATTCTTCATTAACAGTGCCAACAACTAACTCACCGCCGTTAATACCGGTGTCTACCCTAAACAATCTTTTTGCCATGATGTTACTCCTTAGTCTTTAAGTTCATCTTTCAATTTTTTCCAACTAGGATGGTTTGGTAGATATTTGTATAATCCTATAGTTTGATTAATTACTATGTCTAGTAATTTGAAATCAAACAATGGTGGAAATATTGCGTGTATGATACTAGCAATTGCTAATATCAATTGTTTACCTGCTTCTCTAAATCCAACATACATATGTTTAAAATACACTACTATTGCATTTTTACGTTGTGATATATTATTACTATAGTAATCCGCAGATTTTAAATGATTCCAATTAAACCATTTACTTTTCATTATATGTCCTTTCTGTTATATATTTTATACATTTGATTTTGTGGGTACGTTTTAAGATACCACTCTTTAAATTCTGGGTCTGCTTCCATTTCTTCTTGTACTTGTCGTGCCGATAATTGGTCTGACCTTATACACTCAGCCAATAATCTGTATGCTTTTTCTCTAACTGGGTTAATTTTCATTTCTTAAACTCCGCCGCTTTTTCTGACCCACCGGTTGCAGTTCCTTTAGTATATGAATGGGCACCCATTCCTGCTAACTCTCCATTTTGAACAATCAGATATTGATTTCTTATTTCATCTCCAGCAAAGAAACATTCTAGTATTTCTCTAACTCCATCAGCATATCTTGTTTGTGCTGATAAAGAAGTACCTGAAGTATGTGGTGTCATTCCATGATGAGGCATTGTTCTCCATACATGGTCATTCGGTGCTGGTTGTGGAAACCAAACGTCTCCAGCATAACCACTTAATTGACCTGACTCACATGCACGAGCAATCGCATCTTTATCACATATCTTACCACGTGCTGTATTAATTATGTAAGCACCTGGCTTACATTTAGCAATCAACTCATCATTGAACATATGTTCTGTTTCTGGATGAAGTGGACAACTAATATTAATAACATCACATTCTGCAACTAAAGATTCAACTGAATCGTGATATGTTAAACCTAATTCTGTTTCTACTTCATTGCTTAATCTATGTTTATCAAAGTAATGTAAATGTACATCAAATGGTTTCATCTTTCTTAACATATCTAAACCAATACGACCTGCCGCAATAGTTCCTATGTGCATACCTTCTACATCATAAGACCTTGAAACTGCATCAGCAATATGCCATCCACCTTCGTTAACAATCTTATGTTGAGTAGTAAAATCTCTAACTAAAACAAGGATTTGCATAACAATATGTTCTGCTACACTTCTACTATTACAATAGGTAACTTCTGTTACATCAATGTTATGGTCCATAGCCGCTTCTAAGTCTACATGGTCTGAGCCAATGCCGGCAGTAATAGCCATCTTCAAGTCAGGTGCTGACTCCATCTTTTCTCTTGTTAAGTAATAAGGCCAAAATGGTTGAGAGATAACAATATCAGCATCAACTAATTCTCTATCAGCCGTACAACCTTCACCATCTTTATCAGATGTAACGACTAATGTATGTCCTTCTTCTTCTAAATATTTTCTTAATCCTAATTCACCTGATACACAACCTAGTAATTCACCTGGATTGAAATCTCTGCCCTTTGGACTTGGTAATGTCATACCGTCCGGATATTTCTCTATTGCTGGTAAATCCGACAGTGGATAACTTGTTGGCATTCCACCTGTTGGGTCATCATATAATATACATAATACTTTCATTTTATTCTCCTAATAATAGCCTAATTCACGTTCTTTCTTTTTTATCATCGTTTTTATTTTTTCAATCTCTTTGATATACTCTTTACGTTGAACCATATAACCTTCGTCACCACTTTTTATATAACGTTCATTGCAAATATCAACATTATTAAGTAAATTCTTAATAATACCTGCATATTGTTTTCTAAGTCCATCCCATTCTTTTTTCATTAGTGTAATGTCCCCGAATCAAAATCGTCTTTATCAAATCCCTTACCATCTAATCCTGATGCCTGTGAAATTATCTGCATCAATGCATCAAAATCTTCTGGTGATAATACTAACTTATACAACTTCATTGCTTGTCCCATCATTGCACCTGCACATTCCAATGTATTATCATGTGTTTTTTCTCCTGTACAAATCTCTAAGGTTAATTTCTCATATTTTCTATATATTTCTTCCAACGTCATTCTTACTCTCTTAATTCTTCAACCAACATTGTTTCGTATTTCTCAAATGGTTGATGTATCCATGGGTCATTTGGTAGAAACTCTACATAATAGTCTGGAGTAAATGTTGATAATCCTTTTGTCCATAATGTAGCAGTTTTAAGTTCTTCTATAAAAAATCCATGATAATGTTCTAGCCATTTTACACATTTTCTAAGTGTTCTGCCTGTATCTGCTAAATCATCTACTAGCAAAACTTTTGAACCTATATTAGGTGATGTTTTTGCTAATGAATTACCAAATACAATTTGTCCTTGATTGTCTTTAACACCTTCTCCATGATATGATTCAACTGACATTACTGCAAATGGAACATCGAAGATACGAGCCAAAACATCTCCTACCCTTAGTCCGCCTTTTGCAATGCAAACTATTTGATTAAATTCATAACCGTCTTCGTATATCTGTGTTGCTAAGTCTTCTATCTTTTTATTATAGATGTCCCATGTAACATATAAATCTCCTGATACTTCGTCTATTGTATGTGTCATTTTACTCCTAAAGAATGTGTAAATGTTCTAATGCTTCGTAACCAAACCACAAAGCAAACCCAAGATATGCCCAATATCCAAATTTAAATATATAACTCGTATACTTAGAATCTCTAGCAAACACATAAAGCCATATTGCTAATATAACGGCACAGAATGCCGCTGACCAACTAGCATCAGGATTTAAAAAGAGATTACTAAAAATCTCAAAACTTTCTCGACCATATATAAAGAATGCAGTTGAAAATAATACTATAGAACTTGCACCCGTGATGGACTCTACGTGTTCTTTAATATGCTTTTGAATATCCTTGTTTTTAACAAAAAGATAAAAGAACAAAGAACTAAGAATAGCATACATCAGCCATTCATAGTTTTCTAACATATCATGTAAATAATAAGCAGATAATAATCCACCAATTAGACCAAGACCACCGTATTTGTATATTAATTGTTTATTAACACTAGTTTGTGAAATTAACAGTGTAATAAACGCAATCTCCAGGCACTCAATGAGTGTTATAACAAAACTTGTAAACATTTTATTTCCTTCATTTTAACTTAAAATCAAATTGAATCCCTGCTACTACTCCAGTTCTTTCATCTTCTAATGCTGGCATGACAAACATATTCTTGTATCTAACTCTTACTAAAGGAACTACATCTTTATAATATCCAGTAGCAAGTCCAACATCTACATACAAATCATCAGATATATTAACTTTTTTTGCTAAAACGCCACTCCATCTATCTAAACTATTGTAATATGCTCCAGCAACAATCTCTTCTTTTTCGCACATAACATATGGATGATTGTGATTATAGTCATTTTGTAATCCCATATGCATAGATAATGCTAAACCTATTAATAAACAATTCATATTTAGATAATGATAACATAAAGTAACGCCAAAGTCAAGTGTTTAGTCTTTCAAATAACAGACAGGAATTGGTATCATTTTATGACTGTTTAGATACTTGAGTGTCATAAATCTATCAATAAGTCGTTTAGAACCTTTACCGAGCATTGCATCTTCTAATTCTGCATAAGTCATACCCAATTGTTCTGCATCAACACGAGCATCGTCCCATAATCCATCTGTTGGCTCTGCGTCTATAATTGCTTGATTTATCTCTAGTTTACGACCTATATCCCATACTTCGGACTTCATACAATCAGCAAGAGGTGAAATATCAACTCCACCATCACCATATTTTGTAAAGAATCCAACACCAAAGTCTTCTACTTTGTTGCCAGTTCCTACAACTAGTCCTTTATTGAATTGTGCAATTTGATATAGTGCAGTCATTCGCAATCTAGCACGAGTATTTGCGAATGCAAGGTCGTCTTTCTCGTCTTCGAATGTACTTTCAAATTCTTCAAAAACACTAGTGAGGTCTTTATTGATATGAGTTACGTTAGGATGTCTGCCTTTGAGAAACCAGCAGTGAGTTAGACTTAAGTTATGTTGAATGTGATGTTGTCGAATAGGCATACTGACAACGATTGTAGGAGCACCAGTCATAGCACATAATGTACTTGTGACTGCGGAATCGATGCCGCCAGATACTCCAATGATTAATGATTTTCGATTACTGTTTTTTAAATATTCACTAATCCAATTAGAGATTTTTTCGATTTTTTCTGAAGTGAGAATGATTATTCTCCTATTTTCTTAAATTTAGTATAGAGTATTTCTAAATCAAGTTTATCTGGTTTTGCTGATTTCTTTGGTTTGTTTTCTGTCTTATGTTTTTTGATTGTTACGGTCCAAGAACCTTTATTGTTTTCTGGATTTCTAGCCGATATTGCATATGGGTCTGCGTGTACCCAACCTAGGAATTCTTTTGCCATCTCGCCTTGACCTGTGATTACTTTTAAATTCTTTATCTTCTTTTGATAGCATTCACTTGTGGCTCTTCTATATTCTTGCCATGCAGTGTCTAAGTCTAATCCGTGTAAATCCATTATTCGTGTACCTCTTTATCCCATTTGAACTGTGCTAATAACATAGTTAATGGAGCAGAAGATTTGTTTACTAGTTTATGAGTACACCATTCATTCACAGAATAAAGTTTTCCTGTTGTCATTTCGTACTGGTCTTTATCGACATGAACTGATGCTGAACCTTTTGTTACTAAAAATATAGCACAGGTAGGAGTAGAGTAATCGTTACTTCTTTTCCAGTCTGTTTCAAATGCTTCGTCCCAAGTATCAACACTTACGTTAGTTATTTTTGCTTTAACGAACGAATTAATATAGTCTATAATATTAATAACCTCGTTTGCTTTCTTCTCAATAACTAAATCGTTGATTTTATCTGAGATTTCTGATTTGACAACGCCCAATACTTTAAAATCTGGCACATTGTGTTTTTTATTTGCTGAGTTTCTTGCTAATTTACTCATTTATCTGGTGTATCATTGCCTTTATCTATTAATCCTTCTGCTTTACACTCTTTAATAAATTGGTTATATTGTGCTGGATATTTAATCATAACGTGTTGAACAATTTGTTTATAATCAGTGGTCTCTGCTTTGTTTTTTACTACTTTACTATCAGTAAGGTTTACAATAGTTGTTGCAGTTTGCCACCAACCTTTTCTAATTCTAGTAACAAAATATACAGACTCATGCATCTGCCATTGTCCTTCGTCACCAAAATTCTTCATAGAAGTGTCGGCGCCAGGCGCAGGAGCAAATGTATGTGCTAAAACTAAATATGCTTTCTTGTTTGACATTTTACTCTATTCTTATAGTATAATAAGTTATTTCTTGTATTTATCTATGCTATAATCCGCTCCAAGTACCCATAGTACTCAAAAGCCAGTATATCGACAGAAACATACCTGCTAAAACTAAAATTCTTAACACATCTCATCCTTTCTCCGCCGACTACTGTTTAATATATTGTAATTCTAATAACGTTGCACTTAGATTAATCTCTGGGTCTACCACAACACCATGATTAACTAGTCCATCCCTTATACATAAAAGTGCCTTTCCTTTAGTAATATCATCATCTCCAAACCAATCAAGGTTTTCATATAGTTTACGAAATACACCTTCGTATTCTTCTGCTCTTGCTTTGGTAACAATTAGTTTTCTTGCTTCTGCTATTTTGCCTAATTGAAACAACGCAACATATTCTAATATCCAATCACTCTCACCACTTTCGCCCATACCAGGTTCTTGTAGTCCGCCATCAACTACGTTTTGTTGAATCATGTTAATACATTTACGTAAATCTGGATAAGTTGATTTGACATAGATATCTAAATCTTCTGGAACAAACTTCGTTTCTTCCGCTAAAAGAATCGTTGCAACTCGAACTGTAAATTCAGTTTGGTCTAGTTTCTCAATGTGATAACCTTGACAACGAGAATGAATCGCTGGAATAACTTTGTTTGGATAATTACAAGTCAATATAAAACGACAAGTGTTTGCAAATGTCTCCATCATATTACGCAATATTGCTTGTGCGTTTTGTGATAGATAATCTGCTTCGTCAAGTAAGACATATTTGAAATCACCAGAGAATGGAAAACTACTTGCAAATCCATTAATCTTTGTTCTCATTGTATCAACATTGTTTTCGTTTGATGCATTGATAAGCATTATATCGCCACCATCGACTCCTAGTTCGTTCAATAGAACTTTTGCTAATGTTGTTTTACCTGTTCCTGCACCACCACTGAATAACAAATGCGGAATTGCTCCACTCTTTATCCAGTTTGATACTTGATTTCTTTGTTTGTCATCACGGAATACGTAATCTTTTAAATTTGTTGGTCGATACTTCTCTACCCAAAGTTCTCTCATTTAGTCTTTACTCCTTTAGAAACTCTAAAACCTAATGCGTTCTTTTTGCCTTTTGATGTGTGAATTACGGGTTGCCCATTATCATCAATAGAGATGTCTTTTATCTTAGCATTGACATTCCTAAAGCGACCAACAAGTATTTCATCACCTACTTTTAATTTTATTGTTACTTCTTTCATCAGTATTACTAATGATAACAAAAAACGAGTGAAAAGTCAAGTGAAAAAGTCGATTTTTTAAAGAATTAAACTTGTGTCCAGGCTTGTTTATCAAAACCACGCTCTTTTGCCCAACGTACGAACAATCCTACTTCCATCCCATTTGCTTCAATTTCCCAAGGTAAATCCCAATAGTCAGTATTCTCAGATACATATTTGTCTTTCCACTTATAGAATTCTTTACCATTATAATATGCCCAGTCGTTTGTTTCGTTACGAGCATATTGTTTTACGTGAACCATTTCGTGTGCAACGGTTTCAAGCATTCTACGTAAACCTTGTGTATAATTAATTTCTATTTTAAAGTCTCTAGGAGTTACACGCAAACAATAACCATCTGCATCATCTTTTAATTTTTTAAGTGTAACTTCTATTGTTAAGGTTTCCATCTTAGGCATTAATTTGTTAATGCAGTATTTCACCACAGACTGTGCTTTTTCTTGCTGACTTATTGTACCACCAACTACCTTAATATTATTCATATTATCTCTCCAGGAGAAGGAAATTATATTCAGAATGTAAGTATTTTTAAGAAATTATGAAGATTTCAACTAGAACCCATATCCATATAGGACTTAGAATAAGCAATGCCTTGAAGAGGTCTATTTTTCCTCTGTATCTCACTTGAGTTTATCTATTGCGTCTTTATTCTTACTTATCTGGGCATCCTGCAGTTTGTCTACTACAGATTTAAGTTTCTCTGCTTTTTCTTGTTCGGTATCTATGTGTAAATCTTTTTTGATAACTTTTTCAAGTTTTAGATAAGGAATTCTTTCATTAGGAACGTATCTCCAAGTATATCCTCTGTCAGAATATACGCCAAATACTGTTTCTCTTGAACCAATTTTAACAATCATCGCAAGTTCGCCATCAAGTAATACTTCATCGCCCTCGTTGAATGCTGGATTCATCTTAAATTTAAGACCTTTTGCTAGACTTGTCGCATAGTCTTTCATCCAGATAGCAACAAGAAGTGAGACTAGTACACTAATCCACGGCATTAATAAATCTGTTACGTCTAAACCTAATTGTTCCATAAGTTACTCCTTTCTATCAATAGTATTTATCTGGGAGTAACGTCTTTATACTGTTTTCTTTGCTAGAAAAATTAATGAATCAAAATATGCAGGTTTGGTATCATCCAAGGGTTGAATTGACCTAGCATTATGCCACAAATAGTCATCATCAATAATTAACATTGTGCCAGAATCTAACGGTGCAGTCATAAATGGCGGATTTGTTTTACTATCAGATGTCATTAATTCACCACCTATAATATTACAACGGTCAATTCCTATAATTGTGACACAATTAAAACCATCTTGATGCCATCCCTCTGGAGACATTTGAGTTGCTCCGCCTTGACATAAAACTCTCATTTGATGAATGTCTACTACGACATCATTATCTAATTCACAGGCATCATAAAAGGCACGTAGCAATTCATACATTGCATTGGACTCAATAACTTTAGTATCAACAGGTTCAAATTTACGAACTATTCCGCCTTGATGTGTATTATACTTTTTACTTTGCGTAAAAGTAGTATTGTCTAGGGGTTCAATTATATAATTATTCAACGGCCAAGTTTCAGAAGATGGATGGTCTTTTTTCATTTTAACTTTTAAGTATTTTCTAAGTCTATAATTCCCATCCACATGGTCTGTTTCTGGCAAATCATTAAATGATGGTTTGATTTCATCCACTAATGAGGCGTCAACTTTTATAATTTGTAATATTTTGTTAGCCATTTGTTCGTATTAGACAAATAGAAACGTATACCTCTTAGATGGCATCTAATTTGTTCTTCAACTCCTGAAAGCCACCAATATAAGCATCATCAATCCAAATCTGTGGAACAGTTCTAGGAACTACACCCATCTTCTCACACTCTTGCATAAGTTCTGTACGAATTTCAGGATGAGTTTGCATGTTACGTTCTTCGAATTCAATACCTCGGATGTTCATTAATGTTTTTGCTTGTACACAGAATGTGCAGTTGTCTTTGGTGTATAATTTTGCTTTCATTGGCCTCTCCCTAGTGAGTTAGTAGAATGTGATGTGTTTTTATATAAAAGATATTTATCATAAAATAGATTTTTTACCTGACAAACGCCTTTTCTAAAACAAAAGTACCAATCGATTGTTTACTACCTTCTTCCCACCCACGTTCTTCAAGATACTCTTTCATCTCTAGATTGAATTCCATGCTACCACATAACATAACCTTGTCATTTTCTGGTGTTGCTTCACTAAAGAGAGTGCCGTCTTTGATTAAATTTGTTATTCTTCCTTTGTATTCAGAATCTAATGGTTCATCTTGTGTAAATGTTGGAATGTATGTACATTCGTGTACACCGGTTTCAAGTATAGGTGCATAAGCATTCTGTTCTTCATGTGTTCTTGTTGTCCAAGTAAGATAAATGTTATCAAATTGCTCATATATCTCTGGGTCACGAAGTAAACTCATAAACGGAGCAATGCCTGTTCCTGTTCCCATAAGCCACAAATTACCACCAAGTGTTATACTACTCGTTACTAATGTGCCTGTTGACTTTGGACCAAGAATTAATTCATCACCAATCTTAATGTGTTGTAGTTTGCTTGTTAATGGTCCGTCGGGTACTTTGATACTATAGAATTCTAATTCATCATCATATGGTCCACTACTCATACTATATGCTCTCATTATTGGCTTATTTCTTTGTAGTTTTTCTGACCAATGGTCTAATCCAATCAAAACAAATTCACCTGCTCTAAATCTAAAGGTCTTGGGTCTTGTTGTTCTGAATTTAAATAGCCGGTCGGTGTAGTGTGTTACGTCTGTTACTTTTACTTTATTCATATTTTCATTGTACCATAAAAACTAAAGGAAGTCAATAGACTTCCCTCTTATTTATTACTATCTGTGTATTATTTTTTCTTTTTGAAGGAATCAAAAATATGTTTTCTTAATCCAGATGAACTGAATCGATGGTCTCTTTCATTAAAGTATATTTCAATACCCCTATTCTTACAAATATCACTACCTGTAAATCCTTTATCTCTGTATTCAACACCAAGAATACGAACATCAATATGCATTCCTGCTAGTAAATCTTCTAAATCTTGTTCACTGTTATAAGGAATAATCTCGTCAACAAATTTACATGCACGTAATTGTAAATATCGTTCTACAACAGATTGTGCTGGTTTTGACTTAGACTTTCTATCCTGGGACGGGTCTGTTTGTAATCCAACAATAAGATGGTCACACTGTGCTTTTGCCTCTTCCAACATTAATACATGTCCAGCATGTAATAAATCAAATGCAGAGGCTGTAAATCCAATCTTCATTTACTCTCCTGCTATTAATAAAAATTCAGCAACATCATCTTCGTTTCTGAAATGAATAGATGCATCGTTTATATATTTACTTATACGAATACTGATATCTTTTTGATTAAATTTTTCACTCATCATTTTTCTAAATGCCTTGTGATTATCAGTATCATTAAGTATCATTGTAACACTATATGGTAGTGCAACTCCCTTTGTGAACGAGGAGTTAATGATACTAATAGATGGGTCAGTTAGATTTTTAATTGTTTTCATATACCCTATTGTGTGTATCATAACAACGAATGAATGTCGCACACCTCATTAAATGTTTAAGTCGTTGGGCACCAGCATAAGTGCAGGAACTTCTAATACCACCCAATATCTCTTGAATTGTATTTGATACTTCACCACGATATGGAATTAATACTTCACGACCTTCACTTGCACGATAATCTTTAAGTCCGCCAAAGTGTTTTACATTTGCCGCATCTGAACTCATACCGTAAAATTTTACAAATTGTTTTTGTTCATACACTGGTTCTTTCCAACCTTTACTATCAACTAACATTTCATTCGTTTCGTATGTTTTAGTAATCACTTCTCCACCACCTTCGTCATGTCCTGCTAACATTCCACCTAGCATAACGAAATCGGCTCCGCCAGCAAATGCTTTAGCCACATCGCCAGGACAAGTGCAACCACCGTCAGCAATAATATGTCCACCTAGTCCATGAGCCGCATCGGCACATTCAATAACTGCACTTAGTTCAGGATAACCAACACCAGTTTGAATACGTGTTGTACAAACACTACCTGGTCCAATACCGACTTTAATGATATCTGCACCATTTAGAATTAATTCTTCTGTCATTTCACCAGTGACTACATTGCCTGCAATGATTACTACATTAGGATATTGTTTTCTAAACTTTCTAACGAAGTTACTAAATCGTTCACTATATCCATTTGCTACATCAATACAAACATATTTTAAGTTGTCACCTACTTGATGATATACTCCTTTAAACTTTGCCGCATCCGTATCAGTTATACCAATACTCATTGCTACGTGTTCTTTTCTGACATCACCATCAGGTGGTGATGTAATTTCATCTTTATTAAAATATTCGATTAGTTCACTTACTGCTAATGTCTTGACTAGACAGGTAAACATTCCTTGTTGTGCAAGTGTGTCTGCCATTTCAACAGTTCCTACACCATCCATATTACTTGCCATAATCGGAACACCTCGATAATGTCGATAATCGTCTAATGTGTCTCCATTATAATTTCGGAAAGTAAAGCCACGTTCAAGGTCTACTTCTTTACGTGAACCTAATGTACTTCTTTTTGGTCTAATCAGTACATTGTTGTAATCTAATTTTATCTCGTCTTCAATTCTCATATTATTTCATCCTTGGATGCTCCGTTCCTTTTGTAACAATATAAGGAAATGGCTTTGGCAAATCCTCGCCCGATTCAACTTTGTTTTTCCATTTCTCATGGGAATCTTTACAGAGTTCATTACGTTTGACTTTAGCATCTGCTTTCTTGTCAAACCCAGTTTCAATAATTTTATTTGTGTTTACGTTTTTTACACTATATATGTCAGCCATAATTTAACTCCTTTTATAAATTTTATATATCAAGTTTCTTATAAACTTTCTGAATACATAAACTTTGCACAATAGCATCTGCTAAGGCATTGTGTGCCGCAAAGTCGATTTCTTTTCGTGGGTCTTTATCCATTAAACTAAACAATGTTCTGCTATCTCTAATAATATAAAATGGCCAATTGTGATGTAGTCCTATCTGTTTATATAAATTCTGTAATATGCCAATATCAAATACTGGACCTTGACACCAGATTTTATCTACACCAACCAGCCACTTATTTAGTGCCTTTAGTGATTGTTCTGTCGAAACTCTACCTGTGGTTTCTAATGCTTCTTTTCTAATTTCTTCAGGTTGCTTTTCCCACCATTCAAGTGTCTTTTCATCAACTGTACGACCCATTTCTATTTGTTCATCAGCATCCAATCTATAATAAAATTGACTATGCAAACCATCATCTTCCATCGGGTCGAACTTAATTCCGCCAATAGTTAATACTACTGTATCTGGACTAGTTCCTAATGTTTCTATATCTATTGTTGCATGTGTTGTCATTTTACCAAAACTTATAAAATATGTGTTTACCAATTTGCTTTGTTCTACTCATACCAGCATCATCAATCCAATCTGGCACAACATAGTTTGCATGGTAGTGAGTACTTTCAGATGTAATACCTATCCACTTGTTCTCTTTCATACCATAAAACTCTTGTAATATATCTTCTGCTATCTTATAAGAATTCCACCATTCCTTGGTTAGTACTATCTTTCTACTAATATAATCACTTTTACCATCACAATACCAACTAAACTGGCACATGTTTCGTTTCATTGCACCATTAGAATGTTTCAATCCCTGCTTTACAACTTCACAAATAGTATCTGGATAACGGCTACTTTTAACACGATTTAGAGTGACATCCGCAACTGCGGCCATTCCGTCGAGGCTTTGATTTCCTGCTTCAAAATAGATATTCTGTGCTAGACAGTGTTGTTCATCAACATCAATTTCTACATATACTGCTACTGGTGTTGCAACAACACCAGATGTTGTCGTGTCCAGGCTATCTGCATATGCAGTTAATCCAGCGATAATCATCACGGTCCAAAAGACTATTTTCATAATTACTCTCATTTATAACAATTCTATAACCATTATAGCATAAATGATAATTTTGTCAAGTTTATGACTGTTGTATTTTTGCAACTATTGTAGTTTTTTTACAACAATTTTAGTGATTTCGTAGTAGGAATCATTTACTTCTATTTCATCACCAACTTCACGTGATAAAAGTTCTTGGCCCATTGGGGATTTGAAACTAATAATTCCATTATTTGGGTCAGAATCGTGTACACCTAGGATAGTGTAAGTAAATTCGGCTTTTGTTTTTATATTCATAATTGTTACTGTTGTTCCAATTACGGCTTTCTTCTTTTTGCCTGGGGATAAGGGTTGTATGATTTGAGCATCTTGGAGCATTTCATTATAACGGCTGAGTTCCATGTCAATGCGTTGCAAATCATCCAATGCCATTAACAATTCTTCATTTTCTTCTAACCCGCCTTGCAATCTTGCATCACCAATTCTTGTTGATATTTCAGGTTTACTATCTTCAAGAGTCTGGATTTCGGCGAGTATTCTATCACGAGTTTTACTCGTCATAAAATTACCATTTTCCATGTCGGTGTCTCCTCTCAATGTATTAGCATATTTATCAGAATTGTCAATATTAAAGTGTGTTAGCATTGTTTTCATATATTTCCTCTTTGTTAATAATTAATTATAATGACCTCTCAAGTATAACAAAAGCAATAGCATTACTTACCTCATCACTTACACTTAAATTTATTTTAATATTGAGATTATCTACTTTATTTGCAATATCATTCGATAGTTCAATAAAAGGTCTGCTGTTGTCTAGTGAACGATAACCTATATCAGTCTTTTTATATATACCAGTAAATCCAGTTCCCATTGCCTTGACAAAAGCCTCTTTAACTGCCCAACATTTGGAGAGATATTGTTCTTTATTATTTGACTTCAGATAAGTATCATACTCTATATCAGTTAATACTTTCTTTGCAAATTTATCACTGCGTCTATTAATGATTTTACGGAATCTTTCAATTTCGACTATATCGACACCAATTCCATATATCATAGATACCTCTCTTGTTATGTTAAATCAGTGTAATATTATACACGGTTTCTTGGCGAATGTCAAGTACTAATCTTTTAATTTGCTATTTGTATCAATAACCTGTTGTAATATCTCACTTTTTGAGTAATTTAAGAATGCTTCTACATCTTTAGGAAAACAATGTCCACCGAAGCCGAGACCACCATCATCATTCGGTGCAGACATATGAGAAGGTCCAATATTTTCAAATTTAGAAAGAATATCAATCATTTCTTTATGATTATATTTGTCGCCTACGTTATTCATCACTTCGTGGAAGAATGCGACTTTGGTTGCTAACCAACAATTATGAACATACTTGACCATACTTGCAGTTGTTCTATCTGTTTCAATAAATTCTACAGGAGATAAGATTCTTTTTATTTTAGGATTATTCAGATAAGAAAACTGCATTTTCCAAATTTCACAATTCTCTGGTGTACCACCAAGAATAAAATGTTTTTGCTTTTTGAAATCTTCTTCGGCTGTTTTAGCACGTAAGAATTCTGGATTATAAGTTACATTTTCTGGATATGTTTCTAACATATTAGGTGGAACTGTACACTTGAGAAGAACAGGCGTATCACCTAATTCTTCAAGTACTTCTCGAATTATACTATCATCGCAAATCCCATCTACGGTTGGAGTTGGTACACAAACTATTGCTCTTAATTCTGGAGTACCCAGATACATATCAATCGTATTATCATTATACTTTGGGTCAATACGAACAACTGGATTACCTGCTTCTTGTAATGACTTTGCTACTGTTTCACCTACAAATCCACAACCTATGACTAATATCATTTTTTATCCCCCTTTAATATTGACCACATCAATTCTTTTTCGTGTTCTTCAAGAAAATCGTCTTCATTTGAATATGTATCACATTCATCTAATGCCTTCTCAACATACCAAAGAATTTCGTACAAATCTTTTTTACATCCCCATGTGGTGAAACCATCCATATATTTGTCACCTTCTGCGAACCTTATCTTATCTACTTCTTCTTTAATTGTTTTTAGTGACCAATCTATAATCATTCATACCTTTTACCGTCAAACACGCAAACAAAATATAATCCACTAGCACCAGATTCTACTCTATGAAATACACCATCTTCAATTAAAACCGTATCGCCTGCTTGAACCGACATTTTCTTTTCATTTAAGTATATATATCCATTTCCAGTAAGAAATATATAAACTTCTTCTTGACCTTTATGTTTATGTCCACTTGTGGACTTGTTTGGAAATAAAGTCGTTGAACTTACAATAAGATTTTTAAGTGAAGTGTTATCCTTAACTATATATCTGTCATCTTCCTTAACTATCTCTCCATCAATATTATGAACGTTAAACATTATTCTATCCCCAAGAATGAGTTCTTACTCTTGTAACATTTTTGACACGAAAACTTCGCCACCCCTTTGCGTCAATATCCCATACACTAAGTACTTCTTCATTAACTTTTCTTTCTGGTGTATCTTTATTTAAATCTTTATTTGAAGGAGCAACGCCCTCAAGTAATGTACAATTCATTATTCGTTTATCGCCATTTACTTTCGTAAATGTAACTTCTAGTATTTCTTTTTGTAATTGATTTCTTAAGTCTGCTCTCTCCTTGCTTATCAAATCTAAGTAATCACCGTCTTCGTTTGGTATTACGTCTTCTATCGTCATTTCTTATCTCCTGGTGTTCTTCATTATCTTCTACCAAGTAACTCCACTTTGCCAATTTGGCAAGTTTCACGTTTACTCTTTTTTCGACTTCTTCTTCATCAATGAGTCCATATTGCATAAGTAATCCTACCATGCACATGACATCACCGACTTCCTCGGTTAATTGCTGACTACTGTACTCTCTAGTTCTCATGGCTTTCGAACAGGCCTGAATTAACTCGCCGCATTCTTCCATGGTGATTACCATTAGTTCATCATCATTATCTTTAATCATACTACTCTAGTATCCATCCATCATGGACCATATTATACCAGAAATTACTGTTTAAATAAAGTACAGTTGGCGTAGTTGCCGCTGATATCTTTAATATATTGTTACTGTTTTCTAGTACAACATCAAGAACATGTAATAGTGAATTATTTTCTGGAAATTTCATACAATACAATTCTTTATCACATTCAAAATAGTAACGAATGTTTTGTTCTTTGCTACCAAGAATATCTACTTTTCTTATAAAATTAAGAACAAGTGGTCTCTTTGTTGGGGGTGTAGAAAGAGAAGTAGTCCAATCTGAGTCGTATGGTGGTAATGAATCATAGTCTTGTATAAATCCATCGAATATCAAATCAACATTATATGTTTCTGGTAATCTTACAGCAAGTCCAATTTCATCAAACTTAAATTGATTTGGTTTTGTATTGATAAAACTACCTAATTTATTTTCATATTCAGATAATGGTATATCTCCAGTTAATGCTCTATGAGATAATTTTATTTTATAGTAATCAATAATTGTTTTTGCAAGGTCGATATCCTGTTTTCTAGGAGTCATCTCCAAATCATGAAAATTATAATCAGGTCTAGGTCTTGGCGTATGCTTTTCAATTGTAACATCATTCCGTGGGTCCTGCCATCTCGCACAATCACGAAGTATATTACACCAATAATTGTACTTAGTGCCACCCATATCTCGTGGTGAACAAACATCAGTATCACTCCAATATAAAATGAGTGCTAAAACATTTTGTTCAACTGTTCTCAATGGTTCTACTGCTGGAGTTGTTAAATCTGCTACTGTAAAGTATTCTTGTTTTTCACCACCAAATATTCCATCTTTCTGTTGCTGACGCAACAATTTGTTTAATTCTGTTGATTTTTCATCATCAGACAATGTTTTAGAATCAAAGATTTCCTCTTCTGGAAAGCCGTAACTAATTATATTATTATTTGCATCTCTTTTCATTCAGTTTCATCTCCAGTTACAAATACGCCATCTACTACTTTAGCGACTATATGTTTTTGATTATCTAACTCACCACCTCTTTTGATAAATCTTCGCCCACCATCAATATAACCAGAATCTGTTTCAACAAAATCATGGTGACTTCGACTATATACCCATTTATCTTCGTCTGATATCAATCCAAAAGTATAGTTTTCAATAGAATCTGCTTTACATATCATCATTCTATCTTCATCATCTGCATATAATCCGAAATAAAAGTTATTATGCTCAGGATGAGGAGTATCACGATAATAGATATCAAATGGTCTATCACTCTCATCTAAGTCGGATGTACATACATAATGTACTGGTACACCGTCTTTTTTCGTATAATGAGCCGTTACTTTCTCTATATTGAATTGTGGTTTATGTTTTATTTCCATAGTACACACAATTATACCACAAAACACTATCAAAAGTCAAGTATAAAGATAAATACAATTAACGTATTGTACAACAAGGAAATATTATGGCATATTTAGACAACAGCGACATTCTATCTTGGAAAAGACTTATTCAAAACCTTCAGAATAAAACTGATGAGGGTGTTAAGCAATATAATAAGGCTCAGAATAGGGCTCAATTAAGAAACATACAAGAAGGCGGAGTTCACAAACTTCGAGTAGACCAACAAACGCATATTACTGCCGAGCATCACGATGTAGTCGTATCTTCTAATGATATGGGTATCATTGTAGACATTTATGACAAGAAATCCGACAATATCGATACGAACACATATTGGAATGATGATGTCATGGAATCTTCTAAAGAAAAAGTTACAGAAGGCACATGGTCAATTCCAGATACTCCAGAAAAAGTTAAAGAATTAAAAGACTTAATGAAACAAGAATTACCTGCCGCTGGAGCCCATGATAAGATTTATCATCTTCTTGGTGACGATGAACTATTCGATGAGTTAGATGCTATGGAAGAAAAAGACCCTAAAGCAGATGTTAGAGGTATGATTGTTCGTAGATTAGATGACCTAGGATTACTTAAGAAGAAAGAAGTTACAGAAGATAAAGTATTTAAAGTAAAAGATATTGAATGGGACACAGAAGATAGTACAGGTGAGGGTCCAGAAGGACTTGACTTACCTACCTCTCTTACTGTTAGTGTACCAAAAGAACATTTGGGTTCATACGAAGACACAGAAGAATTTATAAGTGATTTTATTTCTAATGTCACTGGCTTTACCCATAAAGGTTATAGAACTAATCCGGATATATAATGAGAATTGGCGAAATCACACAATCTAATACGTTGTACGAATTAGAGAAATGGGCTAAAAGAAATGTTCCATTACTCGAAGATGGAAGTATGGATGCTGAAAGACTTAGCCAAACACTTTTACAAAAAGCAGTAAACAAATTCAAAAAACAACCAGAACCAAGTGAAGAAAAAACTCAAGACATGAAACAATACATGTCTAAACTTGAAGACAAACTTGGCAATGAAGAAAAAGTAAAAACATCAACATTAAAAAAATTCTTTGGTTTCTTTCGTGCCCATCCAAGAATGATAGGATTAGGAGTTATGATTCTAATGCTATTATCTCCTATGTTGCCTTCAATCGCTGTTGTAGGATTAAGTTTAGAAAAAATACTTTCAATGGTATTAGCAGGATTATATGCGATGGATATCGCCTCTCCTGGAGTCAAAACATCAATAGAATTATAATTTAGAAGTCTTCATCTTAATTAACTTCTCTACCAAATCTGGGTCAATCTTTGTAAACCAAGTATGAAATGCTTTTATTTCTTTTGCGTTTGCCTTTGGGGCTGGTCTTGCCCACTTGAAATCGAATGCAATTAATTGTCCATCATTTGCTGACATATTCGATAATGCACCATTCAGTTTATTAACTCCAACTTCTGTAAAGAATGTGTACATCTCTAATATCTGTTCAGAAATATTTGAAACAGGAAAACCTTTAGGGTCGTGAAGATAATCTAGTAAGTTAGGACCATAATATTTTTGAATTATAGTTTTAGTATCTCCATTGATTTCAATTAATTCAGGTAAGAATTTGCTTTCGAAAAGCAAAGGATGAGTTAACCAATATACTTCATTCTTAAAGAATGTATCAGATTTGCTTTTAAATTTAGATACACCAGGTCCGCAATGGTCACCATCAAATGTTCGTTTAACTAATCCCATCTTTTCATTTATCCAAACGGATACATGGGTTCCTACTCCATCATGTGGTGTTTCGTATTTTATCCAATCATTATTCGACATATTTTTTCTTTTGCTTCTTTTCTTGCCTTTTTATTTAGTGTTCTTTTAATGAACTTTCCTGTACCTGATTTCCAATTGTGTGTAGAGTGCCATTTTCTTGAAGTCCAATCTCTGATGTGGTTTTTAAAATTTTGCATGGTATGTATCTCCTTTTATTAGAATATTCATAATCTTCGCCCAGACTAGCGGCGTTGATATAGGTAGTTGTTTCTTTATGTTCGTCAAGTATTCCTTGACCTGAATGGATATGTCCACAAATATGAAGTTGTGGATTTATTTCTTTGATTCGTTTCCCAAGAGATGGGTCACCGAGATGTAGTTGAGTTTGATTATGTCTGACTGGTCGCACAATCTTATCTAATTTTTCATAGACTGGACTATGAGTAATAAGAACATCAGTATCATCGGGAATTTTTGACCAGTGTCGTTTTGCTATGTCGTGTTCAGTTCTTAAGAAAGAAAATGCCTTACCTAGAAAGTTTGTTGGAATCCATGGTGAACCATAAAATTTGATACCGTCTATTGTTGTCTCGGAATCTTGTAAGTATGTGATTGATGGGAATAGTCTAAGGATTTTCTTAGCAAGGTTAGGATTGTCTTCAAAGATATAGTCATGATTGCCAGCGATAAAAAGTTTAGTAGTGTATTTTTGTTCATCAAACCATACTAAAAACTCTAGTAACTGTCCTGGGTCACGGTTAGTCATTATGTCTCCTGCATGTATTAACACATCGCCACCGGGAAGTTCGATTTCCCGATGTCTCATGTGTGTATCGCTTATGCAATGTAGTTTCAATGAATTAAGTTCCTCTATATCAACTATTTATATCAAAATGAAACTGCGAATAAAGTGGTACTTTTTAAAGTAGATAATCATACTTAGGGGAAGTACCGAAACCGTAAGATTGGAATGCCCATGACAGGCATTCTCAATCGAATATACCAAAATTGCGTATATTAGGGTTTAATCTTTTGAAAATAGTTTCCACAAAATAGCCGCAGAAATTAATCCAACTAGACCAGCGGAGCCAAGTTGCGCCACTATTCCAATTACAGTACCGATTACGTCACCACCTAAGAAAGGTACAGACCCACCAAATACTACTTGTAGTACGATAGCAAGACCGATTAGTGAAATACCAGCCTCTGTTGCGCCGGATGTCCAGCGTAAGACTTTCTCTAACATATGTTACTCCTGTTATATTAAAAAGTAGTTTTACATCAGTTCGGATGCATATGCTTATCTCTAAGACATACGATATCAATTGCTTCATCATCATTCATAAAAAATGATAACGAAACAATCGATTACCCTAATAATCTAATCTAGGGGAATATCTTTGTATTCTTTATTAATCTTGTCATTCGCATCCATAAAGAATGGGAAGAAAAAGTTCGATAATAAAGCAATACTAAAAAATCCTAATATAAAGGCCAATAAAATGTATGACCCAATACTTTCTAATTCCATCATAACCTCTCTTTTTATATGTTTAATGTAACCATCTTAACACAATACGTTAGAAAAGTCAAGTTTTTGTACTTCTTTTTGTAAACTTATCTATTTATAATGTGGTAAACCCAGTTAACAACTGAGTTTTAATCAAAATTATTTCCTGTTGACCAATAAAAATCCGTTGGTGATGATTCAGACCACCAGCCTGGAAATGGGTCAATCCCCTCATTTAAGAATTTATCTAAAAATTCTCTATTTGCTTTCCCCATTGCTCTACTTTTTGCGTTCAGCATTTTTACTGGAGTTGAGATATCTTTATCATCAACGTGAACAGAAAAATCTTTATCAAATGCAGTAAATGTAAATTTAATAAAATGTCCCATTGTTATGCTCCGAAATAAAAGTTTATTAGGCCCATGCCTATAAGAGTAACTAATACACCATTTAGCAAAATCAATGCACGGTCATGCCAAAGCATACCTACCCAAAGCCAACCTAATGTACCTAGCATTCCAAACCACAAATCAATATGTGGTATTGAGCCTTCACTTCTGGCCGCAGTTGCTATTACAATAAGAATAACTGAAATCCACTTGACGTGCCAAGATAAATCGCCTTTTGGCGTTATCTTCTTAAACACTCTACTCGAATTTAAAGCCTTAATCTTATCATTAAGTTTTAAACGTTTCTTACTACCATCTAATGGTCCTGGACCAGTAGTATAATTACTCATTTACTTCCTTTCTTAAGTCATTCATATTTATAAAAATGTTTCAATTAATGTTCTTTGTGCATCCATTTTGATTTGTTTGTAATCTGTTTCTGTTTCTATTTCTACATTACCTAACTCAATATCATTGAAATCAAAAATGAAACTAAGTTTATCAAATGGAATACGTGCCTCAATTCCATCAGGTACTGCCACTAGATAGTTCTGAATGTCTTCCCAACTGATTATTGCGATTGCATCTTGTTGACCAATCATATAAAAATCTGCCGGATGGTCTACTGTAATTCCTTTGTGGGAGCCTAAGTTATTCTTTAACTTTACATTTACAACTTCTTTTGGCAACTTTTGTGCCTTTGTAAACAAACCATCAGATACATATTTGAATTCTAAATCAAAACCTGTAACTGAATCCACATGGTCACGACCAATCAGGTCTACCCATGCAAGTCTATCACCTGAATAGACTGCAACTGCTTGTTCGATAATATCACTTTTATCAAAGCGGTCTTTTCTATCATTCAACTGTGTGCCCATATTGGCAATTAGTGTCGAATAAGCATTACGATTAAAAATACTACGTAATTCTGATGCATATGTCACAGTATTCACATCCTCTCTCCGCCTAGTGAAAAAATCGAACTATATCGTTAATTATAGCATAATGGAGCCCAAAGTCAAGTTTTTCACGTAAAATAACCCCTTTTTTGACTAAATCATTGAAAAATAAGCATATAAGTCATAAAAGATAGTCAATAAATACATATGAGAGAGGAAAACACTATGAAAGCACTGCATGTTCATTTATATAAATCGTTGTCATATCGAATATTATCGATATGTATAACCTTTATCATATCATATATACTTACTGGCAATTTAACAATAGCAGGGTCAATAGCATCTATTGACGCAATCATTAAATTTGTTGTGTATTTCTTGCACGAAAGAGCCTGGGGTAAAGTATTCAAACGTCTAAAAGTTAAAAAACACTTATCTAGATTTAAAGCATAAATACAGTTAGTCAAATTTATAAGGACTAACTAAAATGAAATTACACGAGTTAATAGAAAACGACTTAATACAAAGCGAAATTGAATTTAGTAGAAAAATGCTTGACCAAGGCGCTCAACGCCATTACGGAAAAACCGGCGAAGATGTTGTAAAAATGATAAAGTATTACGAAAAAAGACTTATAACTTGGAACAATAAAAAATGGAAAGTATTCTTTGATGATGGTGGATATGGTGCATTTGACTTTGTTTTAGTAGAACCTGATGACAAATACGGTAGCGACCCAGTTGCTACATTCAATCCCTTTACTAAGAAAATTGAAGAATTATAAATTAAAGAATTATGTTAATTAAAGAAATATTAATGCCAGACGGACAAGAGTTCGACTTAGAAGGTATCGCAAAAGACATCAATGGTACACAATCTCATGATGAAATTATTGATATTGTAGGAAATCACTTTCCTATAGCATCAATCCAAGTTGTAAGAACTCCTGATTTGAAAGAAGGTGAACTATCAATTAGTGCCCACTACGAACCAGATTTCGATGAAGAAGGTGATATTGCTATATTCATTAAAATATTATTCAGCAAAGAAGGTCCTGCAAGTTTTACATGGTCAGACAACAGTAAAAAATACTTCTTAAACAAATTGAAAGATGCGTTAAAACACGAAGTACTTCATATGAAACAACACAGAGATAGAAATTTTCATCCTGGTGCTGATGGATATATAAGTGATAAAGGTACAGAAAAAGAATATATGAGTC